AAGAACCAGTTGTAGAAGACGTTCTCGAAGAACCAGTTGTAGAAGACGTTCTCGAAGAACCAGTTGTAGAAGACGTTCTCGAAGAACCAGTTGTAGAAGACGTTCTCGAAGAACCAGTTGTAGAAGAACCAGTTGTAGAAGAACCAGTTGTAGAAGAACCAGTTGTAGAAGAACCAGTTGTAGAAGAACCAGTTGTAGAAGAACCAGTTGTAGAAGAACCAGTTGTAGATGTCGTTGTAGAAGAACCAGTTGTAGAAGAACCAGTTGTAGAAGAACCAGTTGTAGAAGAACCAGTTGTAGAAGAACCAGTTGTAGAAGAACCAGTTGTAGAAGAACCAGTTGTAGAAGAACCAGTTGTAGATGTCGTTGTAGAAGAACCAGTTGTAGATGTCGTTGTAGAAGAACCAGTTGTAGAAGTCGTTCTCGATGAACCAGTTGTAGATGTCGTTGTAGAAGAACCAGTTGTAGAAGAACCAGTTGTAGAAGAACCAGTTGTAGAAGAACCAGTTGTAGATGTCGTTGTAGAAGAACCAGTTGTAGAAGTCGTTCTCGATGAACCAGTTGTAGATGTCGTTGTAGAAGAACCAGTTGTAGATGTCGTTCTCGAAGAACCAGTTGTAGATGTCGTTCTCGAAGAACCAGTTGTAGAAGTCGTTCGCGACGAACCAGTTGTAGAAGTCGTTCTCGATGAACCAGAACCAGTTATCGAAGAAGAAGAAGAGGTAGTTATATCTGAATTATTCTAATTATAAGTTATTTTATAACATAAAAACATAATAAATAAAAAACATAATAAATATATTTTTCCAGTATATTTATTATGACAACGATAGGATTAACCGAATATAACGAACTTATCAAAACAATAGTCAATGATATTGTAGAACAAAAAAAAAATGAAAACGAGACATATTATGATTTAGTCCAAGAAGCAAAACAACCAGATAATCGTGTTAGTTTTACAGAAACAAAATATACAGAAATGAAAACATTGGATAATGGTTTTTTACAGAAATATGACGTAAAATTGTACGGTTCAGACAAAGATAATTACGATATAATCAATGATTTTTTACAGGAAAATCAAAGTGAGGAAGCATTTTATATCATCGATTTAGGAGAAATCGTCAAATCGTATAATAATTGGATACGATTGATGCCAGACGTAAAACCGTTTTACGCTGTAAAATGTAATCCCAACCCAGTTATATTAGAAGCATTATCCGAATTGGGTGTAAATTTCGATTGTGCTAGTGAAAAAGAAATCCGTAACATAATCGATATTACGAATGACCCATCTAGAATAATTTTCGCAAATCCCATTAAAATGAGTAGTAAAATCCGTTTCGCACGTAGTAATGATGTAGATATATTAGTATTTGATAGTGAATATGAATTATTCAAAATTAAACTATTCCATCCAAATGCGAAATTGATTCTACGATTAGCGGTAGATGATAGTCATAGTATATGTCGTTTCAATTGTAAATTTGGTTCAAAACTAAACGAAGTAGAAGAACTATTAACGATAGCAAAAACATTAAAACTCAATATTATAGGTTTTAGTTTTCACGTAGGAAGTGGATGTTTATCACCAGAACCATTTTATAATGCTCTTGCTGATTGTAGACAAGCAACCGACATAGCATTAAAACTTGGTTTTAATATTTCGATAATTGATATTGGCGGAGGATTTCCAGGTGTAGATAAAAAAATCCGTTTTGAAGATATCGCAAATCGTGTAAACGACGGAATTCGAGATTTCTTCAATGAAGAAAACGCAAATAAAAAAATACAATTCATAGCAGAACCAGGTAGGTATTTTGCCCAAAAAACACATACATTGGTTATTAATGTTATCGGTAAAAAAGTAGTTTTTGACGAGGAGAAAAATGAAAAAATAAACGTATATTATTTGAATGAGGGTACATATGGTTCATTTAATTGTATTCAAAATGACCATTATGAACCAACTTTATTACCATTTAATGAACAAAAGGAAACTTGTTTTCGAAGTAAGATTTTCGGTCAAAGTTGTGACTCGATAGACGTAATAGCGAATGATATTTTGTTGCCTGAGTTAGCAATAGGAGAAAGTTTATACGTAGAGAATTTTGGTAGTTATACGCTGAGTGCGTCAAGTGCGAATTTCAATGGTTTTACACCGACGAGTAAATTCAAATACATTTTCAAGGACCAAGTACAAAATTAGATAGCTTTCTATAAATAAAAAACGTATTAATTTTTTATTTATATTTTTTTTTTCAATTTACGGATAATTTTTTTATGTGATTTGCTAATAGACTTACGAATAGACTTGCGAATATATTTTCTAGTAATATTTTTTTTAGTCGATTTTTTTACACCACCCATTACAATACACATTGCGTCGTCATTTTCATTACCCTCGCATTTTTTAGGTTGTACGCTATTAGTAACAGACTTTTCACGTATTTCTTCATCAAGCTGTTTGGCCATGTTATAATCAGACAATGTCAATTCATCGACAGGAACATTACGATAAGTATTGCTTCCAGTGCTTTCGGTAATATAATTATTTTTCAATAATTCAAAAGATTCTACATAATTGTATTGGTTATCGTCATTATAGTCATAACTAATCAATAATTTTATTATACCATCGAGATTTGTAGCATTTATGGTTTCACTATTTTGTTCATAAACATTATGATAAGCAACCATAAAATCACTTATATGAATTATAGGTTCAAACCAATCCATTTGGTGCCCTTTGGGAGTACTTGAAACAAGTTTTCTCTTATTTATTATCCAAGATAATAAATTGATTATATTCATAGTTTTCATTATAAAATTATGTTTAGTTTCATTATTAGTAGTAGTATCAAAAGCAATTTTATGTAATTCATCATTCAATGTTTTTCTTATTTCATTTATATATGTTTTTTCATTAGCAGTTAAAAATACACCATTTTCAACATTTTTCAAATTATCAACTTTACCAAAATCAATAAGTTTTGTTGTTATAACTCCATTTTTATTGCTAATTAATATATTGCCTTCATGCATATCAAAATTTATTACTCCCACAATTAAGAATAGATATATTATTTGCCAGTAAATATGGTAATCCACTGTATGTAATTCTTCATGAGGAATTTTACTTAATGTAATACTATTTTCAAATTCGGGCATCAAAATAATTCCTACCTTATATTCAGGATTAGATAAATAAGATTGTAAGCAATTAAATAGACCATTCTTTTCATTAAGCATTTCATTTATTCGTACAAATTTACGTTCTCTTGGTTTGAATACAACACCATTTTTTTTGATATAGTCAGTATCAGCAGTTTTATCTCGTAATTTTTTTAAGAATTGTATTGATAACGCATTATCAAAAATTTTAGTATATGAAACTGCTGGACAAATTGGTTTGCGGTTGCCTCTCTTTGATTCATTGTATATAAAATTTTGAATTTCACTTTCATATACAAAATCCTTTTTAACTTCTGTAACTTTGCTTCTTTGATTAAATAGTGTAAATAGTTCTCCTGTATTTTTATCTGTATATTTTTGTTTTGTATCTTTTATTAGTGATGGAATACTATTCATACAATTTCCTAATAATTGTTTTTCTACATCTGATAAAAGAAGAATTTTCATAATATACGATTTTACATTATTGGTTATTTTAAATATGAATCCAGATAATGACCCAGTAGATATTAATTCTATTTTTGTATCATTATTTTCTAACATTTTTAGTAATTCATCGTTTTTACTAGGTAATTTTTGTCCAAAAGGTTCTGATTTTCTATCATCTCTCGTATTTGATGCTTTTGATTTCGGCATAATATGATATAAATTATTATATCATATAATAACAAAAAAATTATACATACGATGGTAAAATATCAATATCCATCATGTTCTCAATATTATTAATATTATTAATAGGAGTCAAAAATTGTTTGAAAATATCGAATGCTAATTGATTTTCTGGTGTATGTTTATGTACAGTACGCGCAATCATTTTATATAATTTGAAATTCGGATATCGTTCTTCGCCATTACGTTTATACAATACATTTCTATCAGAATCATCTAAACACCATCTATAAATAGTTTTTTGTAAGTCATCAAAAACATCAGTATCGCTATCATTATCAATAATAAAATCATAGATAGAACAACCGAGACGACATAAATCAAAACTATAATTAGGTTCTAAACGTGGTTTGTTATCATTAAAATAAGGTTCGAAATTATATTGTCCGTTCGCATCACCACCCAACGAGAAACTATCACTACAATAAAGTTTTCCGTTGAATTTATAAATGGCACGACCAAAATCAATTAATTTGTAAATGCGGCCGTATGTAGGAACTTTGTATGATTGTCCATCATACCGGTAATATAAAAATTCGATATCAGTATTTATGAACATAATATTATTAGTATGTAAATCATTATGCGTGAAATGGAATAATTTTTGATAACTTAATAATGTCATAATAACCTGAAAAAGACCACTAATAATCTCTTCTTTTGTAATAGATGAATTTTCAAATAATTCATCGAATGTTCCGTCGCATTTTTCTAGACATATAAGTTGTACTGGAAAATTATGAATATAAGCATACTCATTTTCATCACTATCATTACTAGACGAATCATCCTCATTTGAACTATTATCCGTATCCCATTTTGTGTCATCATCATCATCGCAATCATCATCGTGATCATCATCGCAATCATCATCGTCACTAGAATCAACCACATCATCACTAGAATCACTAGAGTCATCGTTATGGTCATCGTCATTCGAATCGCTAGCATCATCCGTCGAAATGGTCGTATCATTTTTTAAATAAACAATATTTTGATTATCTAATTCAATATCATTTACAAAATTAGTTTCTTCAGTCGAAGTATGTCCAATATCAAATACATCAATATTAATAGGAGTATTTCTAATTTCTAACCGATTTTTATTTGCTCGAGAACCATAGTTAAACATTTCGTTTTTGTCAAAACCGGTAATCGAGAACAATTTTTTAATATTCTCACTAAAATAATCAGAATTATTCAAGTACTCCAAATCATCACTAATGTTCATTTTATATTTATCTTGAATACCTAAATAAGAACCATAGAAATCAATACCATGAATAAAATTATGTTTTTCGATTAGCTTACTAGTAAGGAAACTAAAAAAACTATCAACATAAGATGCGTTATTTGGTTCACTTATTTTTGGGTGAGGTTTAATATCAGAATCGCACAAACTATATTGTGGTAGATTTATTAAACTATCATCGATTGAGTATTTACCAATCATGTACCGAATAGGATCCAATAAAGGAGAATATTTGATGAATACATTCTTGTTGTATATTTGTTTTGTATAAAAATCATAAGTATGTTCATTATCATAAAAATGATATTTATTATTCAATGAAATTTTATCAAAATCGATATTTCTACAAGTATCGAAATCAAATAATTTGGAATAAATAGGATTATATTTTTGTAATTTTTGGATATGAAAAGGATTATAGTTATGTTCTAAATCTTCATTTAATGATTCAAAAGACTCTTTTAATTTTTCTAAATTTATATATTCGGTATCAAAAATATCGGCATTGAATTTATGATTTTCTTTAGGAGTATTGAGAACATTCATTTTTAAAAAGCAGTATAAGTGTTTAATATATTTTAGAATTCATTTTCAAACGTAACATATTATACTTTATAAATTCTATTTCAAAACTATAATATGTTACGTTTATTTATAAATATCTATATATTGATATATTTTATTAATCAAAATAGTAATGACATTGGAATTAAAAAAATTCAATATGCGTGAAATTACATTTAGACCCGATGAAAATAAAGGACCTGTAATAGTAATGATAGGACGTCGTGATACAGGTAAATCATTTTTAGTAAGAGACCTTTTATTTTATCATCAGGATATCCCAATTGGTACTGTTATCTCTGGAACAGAAGCGGGTAATGGATTTTATGCTGCGCACGTACCTAAATTGTTTATTCATGAAGAATATAATACAGTATTGATTGAAAATGTTCTACGTCGTCAGAAAACGGTATTAAAACAAGTAAATAAAGAATTAGAGATGTATCGAAAAACGACGATAGACCCGCGTGCGTTTGTTATATTAGATGATTGTTTATATGACCAAACATGGACAAAAGATAAAATGATGCGTCTTTTATTTATGAATGGAAGACATTGGAAAATTATGCTTATTATTACTATGCAGTACCCGCTAGGTATTCCACCAAATCTACGTACAAATATTGATTATGTTTTTATTTTGAGAGAACCTTATTTGACAAATCGTAAACGCATTTGGGAGAATTATGCTAGTATGTTTCCAACATTGGAGTCGTTCTGTGCGGTGATGGATCAAACAACCGAGAACTATGAATGTTTAGTCATTAATAACAACGCGAAATCGAATAAATTGAATGACCAGATTTTCTGGTATAAAGCAGAGAACCATCCAGATTTTAGATTAGGTTCAAAAGAGTTTTGGGAAATATCCAAGAATATGGGTTCAGATGACGAGGATGACGCGTATGACCCAAGTAAAGCAAAGAAAAGGCAAGGACCAGCAATTAATGTAAAAAAGAATAAATGGTAAAAAATATATGAAATCTAATAATATTCAAAAAAATAATTTGAATATTATATATAGAAAAATGTTCAAAGACATATCAAATATAAAAACCACAATCGATTTTTTACCAATAATAAATGGAGCTATTATAACAGATTTAATTGTTATTTTCAGACTAATTATAGGTCAAATAAAATCAAAAACTCTAACACAATGGTATAATGATTATGGATTATCAGGAATATTAGCAGATGTTTTGAGCTTAGTTATTGGTGTTGTGATTACAAGTTTCATTTACAAATATATATTTACGAAATTCAATATATTTTCATTTGCTTTTATAGCAGTGCTGGTACAACTAATCCATGATTTATTATTTGCTAGATTGTTTTATTTCGTACCACGTGGTAAAAGTCGTATATTGGATACATTCAAAGATTATGGAAATGAACATGGTTATGTTATATTAATAGCAGACGCATTAATGATTATATCAACTGTTTTTATAAGTAGTCTATTAGCACCATTAAGTGAAAAAATAAACGTATTCATGTTTATTGTGTTACTATATTTGATACCATATTTCTTGTACTCTATATAATCTATTCCTGTCTAAATGATAAACGACGTCTAATATCACTGACAAAATCAGTAAAAATGATAGCATCTTGTGTTAAATCCGTAGTTTGGTTGTTAGTAAAAGAACGGGCGACGTTTTCAGTTTCAGTTTCAGTTTCAGAATCACTATCGTTATCATTATCAGAGACATAGATTTCATTAATATCGTCAATAATTTCCAAATGAGTATTTTCATAAGAATCAAAATAATTTGTTTTTTCAAATGGAATATGTTTATCATTATGAGAAATGACAAGCCTTTTGTTGTTTTCCGATATAACAACTGTTTGTCCAAAACGATTATTGAATTTTACAAATTGAGAAAGACGTATATCTAATTCACGAGAACATTTATAACGGTAGGAGATATCGAGAGAATATTCCTTATATAAATAAAGACGTATGTATGGACGCATAATACTAACCATTTTATCTTTTGGAAAATCTTTATGAATCGAAATCATCCTATAGAATTTACTTTCTTTGAATACTCGTAAACTCAATTTATAGAGAAGATTCTCATCACTATTTTTGATATAACTTTCAATATATGAATTGCGAATTAAAACCTCATTTTGAATTCGAAATTTTTTCAAATGAAAATTGGATAAAAAAAACTGATGAAACAAAGATGACATAACATAATCACTTTTTTTAATAAAAAAATAAATATTATACAAATCTGATTTTTGAAATGGTAAATTATTATACGGATTTTTTGAAGGTAGTGGTTCCGAAAAAAAGTATGGGCTATTAATAAGTGAGGTTTCAATAATATGTTTTAAATCCATAATAGTAAATAGATATTTTTTTCCATTTTGTAAAACAGTTATAACATTTCGAGCGTTTTCGCTGATGGGATTTAAATATATATCAGTTTGAATCGCAAAACTACTTTTTCGCCATTTGTAATTTCTAACTAGTCGATTTAATATGTAATATGAACGTTGTGCCTTACAAAAAGCATCGATAAACATTTGTTTTGTATCTGTATTAATAAAAAAATTATGTATAGTTGATTTGTAATATTCGAATTTTCTTTTAATGGTTGGTTCTTCTATAACACCAATTAGTAAATATAACATATTTTTAAATGTAGTTACAGAATAACAATTATAGGATATATATCCATTTTCATCTAAATCTTTTATAAAACGATTTCGAACCGCAGCTAATTCATAATTATAAACACAATTATAGAAAGACATACAATGGTCATTTTTACATTCGGTTAAATTGAAATTATATAATTCAGCTGATTCGCTATTTTGTTTATGTAATATTTGATAAAAAGCGTTCATTCGTCTAAAAATATAAAGCACCAAAACTTTATATTTTTTTATGATACATCTTTATATATTTATATATTTATAGCCTATTCATCTTTTTTATCATCGGCATTTGAATCATCTTTTTCGACAGCCGATTTAACTAATAATTCATTTCTAAGTTTAGTTGATTCTACATCAGCAACCTCGCGTTCATCAAAATTAACTGTTTCCTTAACACCAATCAAATTACCTTCTTCGTCCATAGTTTGTGTTAATACATTTCCACTCTTCTTTGCCTTTTCAATGTTCTCCATAATTGCTTTCTTCTTGGTTTCACGAACACGTTCTTCAAACTCTTTCTTGGCCATTTCTTCGTTCTTGAGTTTTTCTTTATGTAGAGCATTCAACTCTTCTTCAAGATGTTCGACACGACCAGTTTTGTAAGCATCTGGGTCCCATGGAACCCAGACGCCAACTGGACCAACAAAGATGTCATGGTTTGGGTCTTGTTCTCTCATCTTTTTACAACGAGTCTCGGCTTCATCTTGTGTTGGAAATGCTCCACGAATTTTCAATCCACGGACAGATGTTTGGAAAGCATGCTCTCTATTGAATTGCTCGTTTAATTTTTCTTCTTGTTTATCCATAAAATTTTTATAATCATCTTCGATTCCACTCTTTTTCAATTTATCGGTTTCTTCTTTTACAAAATCATTAAAATCATTAATAAGTTCTTCTACTTTTAAATTGTATTTGTATGCGATGAAATGGATAAAATCAAAATATCTCTCCATTGATTTTGAAAATTCCCATTGTTTGATAAATTGGTCAAATAAATACACTTCACGCTTTTTCAGGATTTTTTCAGGTGAAACGAAAGACATACATACGAATTTTTGCCCAGCAATTGGAGGGTCTTCATCACATAAATCAATATATTTAGGATTCGATTTACCGTCATCTAATGTTTTCTTTTCGAAAGTAGACATTCCAAGAATTATATTTTATAAAATGATTTAGTGTTTAAGTGTTTTCAATACATAATAATTTATTTAGGGGATTTTTAAAATATTATTTTGTTAGAATATAATATAAAGTAAATATGTTTGATTTTACTGAACTAGTTAAGCGTGCAATTAAGTACATAATCGAAGGTTTAGCCGTAGCAATCTGTGCCTATGCTATCCCAAAGAAACAATTAAATGTTGAAGAAATTGTCATTATCGCATTAATGGCAGCTGCTACATTTAGTGTTCTTGATGTATTTATTCCAGCCATGGGATCATCAGCAAGAGGTGGTGCTGGTTTTGGTTTAGGCGCCAATTTGATTGGTGGTCTTAAGATGGTTGCATAAATAAATCAGTGAATGCTATTTTTATTTAGTAATATAATCATGTTTTAATATTGTATTTCGATACAATATCAAAAATTTCCTCACCGCATAATGAATAATAAAAACAATTTTACGTTATTTATTTAGAAAAAAAGTAGATAGTTCTAGTATATAGATAGACCATGGACGCAAAAGACGAAAAAATAGCAGCTTTACAAAACGAGAATATACAATTAAAACAACAATTAGAAAAATATACAAATAATGAAAGACATAAGAAATATTATGAAAAAAATAAAGAACGTGTAAAGCAAAATGCTAGAGAATATTTAAATAAATTAAAAGAGCAAAATCCTGAAAAACTGAAAGAATATCGCCATAGAGCGTATTTAAAACGTAAAGAACGATTGGGAATTACAAATGAATCCATAACAGAGTCAAATAATGAATAATGAAAATACTATATATCATAATAAGGATTGTCGTGTATTTTCATTCCGCAATATTCTTTTGGTGATTTTTTATAATCTACTGGATTGTGTATGCCTGCTTCTTTAGCATTTTCTAATAAAAATTTGAAATTATCCCAAAATTCACTTTTATGACCAATTGATTTTGTCATTACATGTGACATCTCATGTATAGCTACAAAAGTCAATGTGTTTTCATCAATTAATTCTTTATTATTTTGTTTGGATTTACTATTTAAACAAAATGCTATTTTTTCTCCCTTGTTCTCACTATATGCTGTGTATGTACTTGTCGGCAATGTTTCCATTACTTTTTTTGGATTGAACCCTTTGACTAATCGTTTTACACTATCCTTTCCTGGATATTTTTCTTTCATATATTCGACAAGTTGTTTACATTTTTCCGTAACTTTAGCTAATAAATCCGCGGCATCTTGTATTTTTTCACGTTCTCGAACACAATATTTATTACCGTCAACGGTTGATACAATACATTTTAATTGAAAATCATTCGAATTCGAGTAATAAATATATCCACATACAACTAATATAAATCCAATGAAAAAATATCCTAAAATGTCACTTTTATTCATGGTTACTATATATATATTATCTATTTTTACATGATTGAACACCAATAATAATAACAACAAATTAGTGTTATTATTATTATGTAAAAATTTTAATTATTTAACGTGGTCCTTGGCCAATTTCTAATGGAACGCGAGCAAGATCTGCTTCAATGGTACTTTGGTTCCATGGTCCAATGTCAGCTTTTGAAATAATTGGGTCTGAACGTAATTGAAGATTGGCGTTACGTAAAGTTTGACCGATTGTATCAATGCCGATATGGTAACCAGCTTGAAGAAGGTCAGGCATTAAAACATCTCCTTGGTTCATGGCAGATGGGTTAAGTTCTCCCCATTTACTATTTTTATCATTTGGAAGTAATTCAGAAGGATTAGCAACAGGTTGGGTGGTATAACCAGCATTTTGTTTTGCTTCGGCAGCAGGAACTACTGGAGCAACTCCTTGAACAGGAGAAGGGGCAGATTGTCCGGCATTGGCAGAAGCACCAGTTGCCATACTATCTTTTAGTGAAAGTTTTGACCCATAATATGAATATAAGGCCCATCCTAAAACAACAAGAATAATAATAAAAAGGATGGTTTCCTTTTTGAATAATTTTGGAAGACCACGAAGTTTGGATTGAATAGCTTTAAACATTCTATTTATATAATCGGTTGATAAAATTATTTTTTATTTTTATTTGTTTTAAAATTGCTAAAATACTTTTACATTAGTTTGTAAATTTTCAATTAATATTTTCATTATTATCATATTCGTTATCACTATCAAAATCGACATCACTATCGTCGCTATCTGAAATATCTTCCAGCATATATGTATTTTTAATTTTCTTTGCTTCTAAATAAGATGAAAGTGCTAAATCACGAGCTAGTTTGGCTTTTTTTCTGGCTTCTTTATACATTTTGTAATAAACGTCGTTTCTTTGTTTTATAATAATAGTATCTGTATCTTGTAATTCTTCTAAATTAAATTCGATTTCTTCCATTCCGTCGATTGATTTTGGTAATTTTGATTCTATCAATAATTCGTCAGTTTTTTGGACCGATGTATCGATATACATTTGAATGTTGTCGGATTGCTCTGGTTCTTGTTCTGGTTCTGGGTCTTGGATTTGAATCATAGTTTCTTCTTCATGAATTGGTTTATCATCGATTGATTCTTGTGGTTTTTCGGTTATTGTATGTTCAATAATATCAGGTTCTCGAATATCAAGAGAATTTCCTAAATTATTTACCTCTATTTTATTATCGACAGTATCATTGGTTGTAGTATTTTTATTCATATCTGTATTTTTTGTTTTGATTAATGCTCGTTCGAATAAATTATCAGGTTTTAATACCATCATTTGTTTTAATTCAATGTCAATTTGAAAACTACTAGCAGAACATCTTATTCCTTGTATTTCTAAAATAGAGATTACGTTGGTTTTATCATTAATTGATTCTAAATTAACATCAGTTTCGTTTTCATCATAGATTTTCAGATTCGGTTTTCCTAAAGCATTTGTAACATTAACACGTACAATATAGAATTTGCCGGATTTGAATAACTTCAATGGTGATGTAAAATAGTTCTCAATATCATGTAACTCCATTTCGCTATCAAACCAGTTTGCTCTGTTTTTATAAATGTATTGGTGACAGTGGTTTTCTAAATTCTCCATCCAATTGATAAATTCCTCGTTCTCGTTAGTAAACATTAAATCGATATAGTAACGTTTTCCAGTTTTTATAAAACCCTGTCTTGTTATACATTTAGGTGGTTGTACATAAAGATGATTATTATTTACTAAAAAACGTATAAAATAATTACCACCACCAATCAAACTCGGTTTTGTTAATACTAATTTATTAAAATCGAAAGATTTATCAGTATCATATATTTCACTCATCAAACAAGAATGTATTTATAATTTTTGTATAAAATTCTTAGTGAGATATTACGAATATGAATAATACGTTTGAATTTTTTCTAAATTTTGTTCAAAATATTTAGAAGCAATTGAGAACATGAAAAATATAAAAGATAGTTGTATTGAATTTTTTAATAGTGAAAATATACGTAAAGAGGTAAAGGAAATAATAAAACCTATCGTGAATATTATTTACAATGAAATTTATGTGTATATTTGGTTTATTTGTTTTTATAATGTATTTTTGATTTTTATAATTTTAGCGAATTTGTTTTTATTATTGAGATTATTGGCAAAAAACAATAGATATTCGAATATAGATAATTAAAATATGATAATATTATATAATATAAACCAATGGCTGACAACAATATTCAACCAGTAGACGGAGAACAACCAGCAGCACCAGTAACAACAGCAGTAACCGCGCCTGCACAACCACCAGCACCTGCCGAACCACCTGTTGAAATTCCAAACGGTGTAAAAACCACTGGTGGAAAACGCAAATTAACCGAATGGAATAAATTTGTATTAAAAATTTTCCGTGAAAAACGTAAGACAAACAAAAAGTATAGTTACGGCCAAGCTTTAAAAGAAGCATCTGTTCTTAAAAAGGCAGGAAAAATGTCCATGAAGAAAGAACCAAAAGTGCCAGCAAAAAAATCAGGTAAGAAAACAGCAAAAAAATCAATGAAATGTAAAAAAGAATATGTGTAAAGAAAATGTATAAACATTTATAAAAATATATAATATTAGTAAAAACTGATATTATGTCAAACGAAAACCAAATTACAAAAACACCTGAATTAGAAAAAAAAGAGTTTATTGAAAATGTACAAAAATGGGTTCTCGTTGAATCACAATTAAAAGTAGTAAATGAAAAAACAAAAACAATGCGCAATATGAAAACGGAACTATCTACACAAATTTGTGAATATACTAAAAAAAATTCACTCACCAAAATAGGTATAACAAATGGAGAACTACGAATTTATGAAAAAAAAGAATATCCACCACTTAGTTATGGATATATAGAAACAAATTTAGCAAAAATAATACCCGATAAATCACATGTAGATTATATAATAAAATATTTGAAAGAAAACCGTGAAATCACAAGTTCTCTAGATGTAAAAATAATTACGAATAAAAAATAAACACCATTTACAAATATATATAAAATATATAATAACATTCAAAATGTCTTTAATAATGCCATCAATTGCTGAACAATATATTTATAATACATTTGATTATAATAACACCGAAAAAATAGTATCAGCCGGTTTTCCAATAACAAAATTTATAGAAAAATCAAATGAAGAAAAAATGATATTGGGTGGTAATGGACTATTAGACGAACATGAAAATATATCAATACTTACAAACATCGATATATTAGAAAGCAAAGCAATACCAATAGGTTTAGTATATAATTATAATATGCCTGTGAAATGTTCTCAATATACAGATTTAAAAATAAAAGAAAAGGTACCGAAAGAATCAGATGAAGTTATCAATGAGGATATGTTTGATAAATTATTATCAACAGTGCGTGTACTGACGAAGACACAAAAACAAAAAAAATATAAAACTAGAAAAAATGAATCAAAAATACAAGTATCAACAAATACACGTAAAACTCGAAATGGCAAGAAAGATTAGAAGAAAGATTAGATTGTATGCTTGGTATAATAGAAATATATATTGTATAAAAAATACTATATATTTACAAATAATATTCCATAGTTTTTTTGTCATAAACTATATTTGTTTCTAATATAGCTTCTATAATTTCTCCATTTTTGAATTTTTCAGCCACAATATAATAGTTATTTGGGTCATCCATAAAACCTGGAGTTCTAGTATAAATAGTTCCATTTAAGAATGTATTATCTTTCCAATTACCAATAAAATGTTTTTTATTATTATAAACCAATCCGTAACCATTTCTCATGCCATCTTTCCATTTACCAATATAAGTAAAATCATTATCATATTTTAATTTACCATGTCCATCAAAATCATCATCTTCATACTCACCAACATATATTATTGGATTAGGTTTGCGCTGATTTGAATTGTCATTACTGTATCTCCATTTCATAATTCCCATACCATTTCTTAAATTATTTTCCCAGTTACCTATATATTCATCTCCATTTGTGTATTTCATAACACCTTGTCCATTTCGTTCATTATCTTTTATATCACCATAATATTTTCCATCGGGTAAAATTAATTGAGGTTCTTTGTCTTCATGTATATTTTCACTAATCATATATAATTTTGTAATTTCTTCGTCTTCATTTTCATTGTAATCTTCGCCGAATTCTATTACGTATTTTTTTGTTTTATAATTAGAAATACTACTGAAACCACTACCACCACCGAGCAATTTGTTTCTTTTTCGAATAGTTCGTTTTCTTTTTGATTTGTTTGATTTCTTTGTAGTTCTTTTGTAAGACTTTTTGACTTTGCTCCCTCCAAATGTGTTACGACGAGAACCAGTTATAATAGCATTATATCGATTAAGTATTTTTGGTTCTAAATTATTAGTATCTAACAAATTTTCTTTTTTGACGAAAGCGATTGTGTTTTTTATTTCTTGTGCAAGGTCTTCATCTTCATCGTTTCTATAGCCTATCTTTGTGCCTTGAAAAAATGAAAAAGATTTATCGATATAATTTTTTATATTTTCACTATTTACATTTTCACTATTTACATTTTCACTATTTACGATTTCGCCCCGCAAATTTTTAATGTTCTCTATTAATTCTCTTTTCTTATCATGATTTACAATTGGTCGAGTAGAAACACTCACAATTCTCTTAATCGGTGTTTCTAAAACCGGGGTAGTCTCTTGAATAGTAAGTCCTGGTCTAGGTATAAATTTGGTTTTTTGTTTTTTTACAGGTGACTCTTCGGTCGACATATATAATATAATTGATATAATATTTTTCTAATATATCAATTTACGTGGATAGATTTCTACCTAAAATTCACTCCATTTTACATTATTAAAAGAATTCAATTTCAACATTTTATCACCATTTTGTTTCCAAAATTCAACTTTTTTATCTAATTTTACATCAGTTTCGCTTTTTGGGAATAAACTTTTGCCTTGGTTATTTAACTTAGACAAATCTTGAGGACTAGCTTTTGGTTTTTTGCCGTAACAATTAACGCCAAATTTGACATTTGGATTATGGATATAACCTCCATTTACACCAGGTCTTCCACAATCATTTTTATGTTTTGGAAATTTCTGTAATTCTGTCCAAGTAGCTTTTTGTGTAGGAAAAAACGCCATTTGTCCATCTGACCAACCATAATTACACCATTCAGCACCATTTTTATAAGAATTCTCAATCTGGTCATATGTTGCTAATTTTGCTCCATAAGACCCACAAATAGCTTGTGCGTCTTCATATGTATATAAATTGTTAGAAATATTGAAAACCTCATTTGTATCGATTGGTTTTGGAGCAGGCGTCTCTTCCTTTTTGTCTTCTTTTTTATCTTTTTTTTTATCTTTTTTTGGATTCATAAGTTTTGATAACATATCTGTGATTGAAATGCCAAGAACATATTTGAAAAAATCAACAAAAGCAATAATAAGAAATATAATCCATGCTAAACTTTCAATAAAGTAAACGAAAAAGGGTTTTGTTTCTCTAGACATTGGAATGCGGAACAAAAACAAAATTACATATAATGCGATTATTATAAAACCAGTAACAAAAATAGAACTAGGTTTATCAATAAATTCTTTTGTGTTATTCAATAAGTCCTTAAAAACTTCTTCTTTTTCTTTATCAGAATATGAATAAGTAAATAATCCAATTACGATTAATACCGCAACTAAAATAAATATATCAAATGTGCGACTAACTTTAGTTTGAAAATTGGTAGATTCTCCACCTTTATTCAAAAAGAATCCTAAAATGAAATAAACAATAAAATATATCGCTAAAAATAATATTACTAAAATTATAGTTGATTTATTGAAAATTGCTTTTCCTAATTCATTAATACTATCGCTTGTTTTTTTCGAATCATCCTTTTTCGAATCATCCTTTTTCGAATCATCCTTTTTCGAATCTTCTGTTTTCTTTATTGCGACGTTTCCAGATATATCGGTTTTTGTTGAATTAGTATTTCCAGATGCGTCAGTGAGACCTTCGTAGTTATTTTTAATATTATTATCAAAATATTTCAAAAAACTAAACATGTATTTTAAAAACTAATATATTATACCAAGTTATTTTTTTTACGATAAAATAAACAATAAGCCATTGGTGTAATCATTTGTTCTGGATTTTCAACAATTTCTACATTTCTATCATTGTAATTAACCCATTTTTTATCAGCATGTTTTGCGAAAGCAGTATAATGTCCTCCCATTACACCTCCTATATGATTACAAATGCCAAACAATTCATATATATGAGTATTAGCATTATATCCGCGTACGTATTTTGATAAATCCAAATTATCTAATGGAAAATCAATAATACTATTGATTTTTTGTGTACCGTCTGGACTAAATCGTTTCAACATGACAATCAATACTTTTGGAAAATTCCAAAATGATATTTGTTTTACAACATCTTCTTTTTGGCCAGTTTTTTCATTGAACCATGCATTATCACCATCTAATAAATCAGGTTTAATATACATATCAAAACAATCATATAAATTACTAGCTAAACGGTCATTGTCTAATACAGGTAAATCAAGTATAAAGTAGCTTTCTGGTTTTAAAACATGTCGTATCTGGCCGTCTTTTGAAATAATTTCCGATACATATAATCCGTAAAAAAGTTCCATTATTTCTGAATATTCATTAGCGTATGTAGTTTTTAACATATTATAACATTGAACCGCCATATCATCAATTGAGTTTTCAATATTGCCATTTATTTTCATATTGACTTTTCTTGAAATACTATTATGTAAACAATCCATGAAAAATTGTAGAAATTCTGGCATATCATTCTGAGCCCAACCGGTAAAAATATCTTTTTGTTTCTCGGCAGCGATTTGTTGAACGTTATAAACGAATTTTTTTGGAGTTACTACACCATTACCACTCCACATAACCTTACGTAAATCATTCCATTCTTTTAACATAGACGAATCACAGATATTTGTTTTAATATTTTTCATATACTTTTCAGTATCTAAAAAAGCGTGTAATTCGTATGTATGATTTATAACTTGTAAGCAGGAATTTAAAAAACAAGTATTGCCCAAGTTTTCTAATCCAGTCAAGCCTTTTCCTTCGTATTTTGATAAGTCCATTTTTAAAATATTAATTTATGTATAATAATATATAGATAAATCGCTTTATATTATATTTAAACATGGATAATAATCAAAATAGCCTATCATCGAATGAATTAGTGAATGCCAATTCAAATGAATTATTATTTGAGAGAATTATCGAGAATATAATTAATAATTATGTAGATGGTAACCAGAATACTCAACCAATGAATGAACAACAAAATGTTCCTAGACCGACTAATAATGAACAATATGTAGAGAACATGTCAATGATACATGCGCTACGAGATGTATTGTTAGGGTATAATACCAATATGCGTGATTATCAAGAAAACATTCGAAATTTTTTGAATATTATACATACAACACAACTTTCACAAAATAATGCGAACAATGCGAACAATGCGAACAATATGAATAATACTTCGGAGAATACACATAATCAATATATTCCACAACCACCGCAACATACACAAAGACAGCAACACCAACAGCAACAGCAACAGCAACAGCAACAACCACAAAATCGCACAGGTAGAACAACAATGTATAATGTAAGACAACCAACAAATAGACCATTATCAACGAGTTCAAATAATAGAACAGCTTTTACACTAAGACCTATTCAAACCACACCAAGAAACCCTATTAATAATCGACCTATTGTTCCTGAAACCCAACAACGGAACGAAACACGAGAATTTACGCAAATTCCAAGTATAATTAGTAGTATTTTTAATGCGGATGCTAGTATATTATTGTCAGACCGAAACATTAACAGTAGATTAGGAAGAGGCACAGGCACCGGATTGTTTAACAATTTTCGAGATGTTGTTGTATATCCTTCCCAAGAACAAATTACAAATGCCACTAGAAATATAGAATTTTTGGATGGTTCTTCTAATATGAATACATCATGCCCGATTACATTAGATGAATTTCAAAATGGTGATGTTGTTCGTCAAATCATACCATGTGGTCATATGTTTCAAGAAAGTGCTTTACGTAATTGGTTTACACGTAATGTAAGATGTCCTGTTTGTCGTTATGATATTCGAGATTATATGTCTAGCGCTGCAGAAACAAGTGGACCAGATAATAACGCGGATATTTTGAATAATTCTAATCTCATGAATGGTATTGATTATAATAGTGACACAGATACAGATACAGATGAATATGTTGTTCCGTCGGTTGCTAACACAACTCAACCGAATCCACCAAATACACCTATTTCACAAAGAACAACCACTGCTGCTAATAATGTAAATAGAATAGTAAATAATATTATAAATAGTACAACGAGAACATTGGATGAAATGCTCAATAGCTATATGAGTAATTATACAGATGTATCAGATAATTTAATATATCGTGTAGAAATACCTCTTTATTATAATGAATATTACGATTCTTCTGATAATTATATAGGTGCGGGTGATTTAATGCCAGATTATGATTAACAATTTGTATATTGTTCAGGATAAAGCGACATATTTTTTATTATTTTTTTATGTTTTTGATAATCATTTTCCCAATGTTTGCGACTATAACAAGACCTGACATTACATAATCTATCAGCCAGTTTTTTATTTTGTTCATTTATCAAATCAGTATCAAAAATGGTTTTTTGTATAGCCATTTTACGTTTGAAATACGCATAATCTTCTATATATGTATCTAATTCGTTATCGATATTTTTAACGTTGTTATTGATGATTCGATTTACTAATAAAATGTTCTCGATTTCTATTTTTCTTTTTTCAATTTGTGCTTTTGTTTTCCATCGATTACAATATGGATAAACTGTTGGAGGACTAGTATCGACTACGGGTTTGCTGTTTTTTATGCGCTCTAAATGCTGTTCATATAATATTTTTTTGTTTCCACTCCTTTCTAGATGTGTTTTTACCATATCGCATAATATTTTCATTATTAGAATATACTATATAATAATGAAAAAAAATATTTATATATATTTACAGAAACTATTTACACCATGGATTTATTATCTTTTGCCAAAGAACATAGTAATCGGTTGAATGCGATTTTTCTCATTATAGATTCGATTCAATATTTTATCAAACAACAATGTTTTTATTTTCAATGAACAATATTTTTCCTTCTTTTTCATGAATTGTTCCATATCAGGAGTTTCATGTTCTAATTGTTCTATTTCTTTACGATATGCTTTTATAGCAGGTCTTTTATTCTGTATTTCCCAAATTTGTTCTAATGCCAACCCGAATAATTGCTGTAATGGTTTCATTAATTGATTTGTAATATAATGTGTATAATCGATTTTTATACCATTTTGTATAATGAATTCTGGTGTTTCTATTTTTTCACCCATTAATGCTTTCGGTTGGTCATTCACAATAAATACAAATTTCATACGGTCACCTGGTTTGGGTTTATTACCAGGGTCTCGTTTACCTATTCTATCTGCTAGAACTTTATGACCAATTGTATTAGGATTCTTATAATAACCTCGAAGGGCCTTCGTTATAGTGAGTTTATCCATCGGCACTTTACTTTCAACTAAATCGACCAATGATTGTTCTAGAAAATCAATAGCACATTTGATATTGTTTTCTTTCATCAATATATTAAGAATGCCACCATATACATCTTTCAAATAATCACACGAATCACGACGTTTCAATGAAAGTCCCATATATTTCATTTTACCTTTGTTAGGGTCTTCTTCATAGAGCATACCAACGTATCTCTTTTTTGATAATAAAATGAATGGCATTAATGTTTTTTCATAAGATAATTCCATAGGTGGTTTCAACCACTGACTACATAACTTAGCGGCATCTTGTGCGATTTCAATTGTCATTTCTAATGCTGGTTTTCCGCGTATTTTTTCGCCAGTTTTATGATTTTCTAGATTGAATGTAAAGAATACACTATCCGTATCACCATATACATACTCAGCTTTTGTTCTAACCGGCCCGAAATATGCTGTCTCATATACCATATCTCCATAAACTTCTTCAATTATACGTTTAGCATAAATAATCATCATACGACCAGTAGCTGTTGTACAAGCAGCAACATCTTTCTCATAAAACGTAGATGTTCTAGAACCACATTGACCATATAATGAATTTGCGGTAACCTTATAACCGAGTTGTCTTTTATCTAAAATATTTTGCATAAATGGGTCTTTTTCTGTTTTGATTTTTTTACGAGTATCCGATCTTGCTTTCAATAGTTCTTCCAAAATAGATGGCATAATGGATTTTTGATTATTAGGTAATTGTGCCCATCTACATATCATTTTTCCAACTTTGGTTTTTGTAGCAGCAGCGGTATCCGATTTTCTTAGATATTTATAGGTATCAAAATCAATATCAATATAATGATATCCAGGAATATTATCGTGTAAAAAGTTCCCTTTCGCATCGCGTTCTCCACTAACATTTATTAAATTACCTTTTAAATCATATTCTTTTGACCATACTTTACTGTCATGAGAGAAATTTTGACTAATCATGGATGATGGATATAAAGATGAATAATCAACACACGCTACCGGGTTATCCATATACATCGAACATTTGGGTGGCAATACAATGGCACCCTCATATCCATCAGCATCAGTAACTTTATCCAAGTCAGGCATCAATGTATCCTTCTCTCTACATTTCTTAGCTACATAACTAGTGAGTTTTATACCTTGACCACGAAATACTAAGAAACTAATAGGAACACTACAAATACTAGACATCTCAACATATCCAGTAATAACATCGATTTTGTTCATCAAATGATGGACTAGGTTACAATCTTGAATACAGTATTTAGCGACGATAGCACGGTCACTCGAATTACCATTTGCTAAACGGAAAATATCTTGTGGTGTTACATCATCTTTTGCCATACACCATTTTATCGATTTCGATTTATCAATTTCTTCGTGACCTCCTATCAAAATTACGTTGTATTTATTTGTTACTTCTTTTCCCTTTATAACCTCATTCACCTCCACACCATTGCGAATCTCCAAGACCCTGAATTTCTGTCCATCTTTATAATAATCTGATGTAAAACTACTCAATTCAATATGAATAAAATCGCCGGCATGGAGACCCATCAAGTTTTGACTATATAATTCTGTAGCATTACCGAAAGTAGGATGTTCAATACATGCGGTTTTTTTTACATCATCACTAATGAATTGACCAGCTACATCATCTAATTTATAAGATGATAAATTGAAATCACGACGAAAATACGCATACATATCAATCTGTAATCTACCTGTCATATTGAAAAATCGTAAATCATATTCACCACTTGCTATAACTAATTTTTTATTTTCAATTGTAAGTTCATTTGGAGAATCACGAGGTGAGTTAGCACATAATTCGCCGACTTTTCTCGACAATAACAAGAAATCGTGTTCGCAATGATTTTCTTGTGCTCGACGAAACATGAATTCATAATCAAAACCAAAAATATTATATCCAATAATAATATCAGGATTTTCATTTTGTATTATTTCGGTCCATTTCATTAATAAATCGGTTTCTGTTTCAGCACTTTCGATAACTGCTCCATCTACATCATCACAACTACCTAAAACTAAACAGTGATTTAGATATGGTTCCTGGTCGCCATATCTCATAAACGTAGAACCAATAAATGTAACTTTATCACCTTCTAGACGGGGAAATAGACGGGTTAATACTTCATTTGTGATTTGGACTTTTTCATCTCTATCGAATGAATCACTGAGTAATATATCGAATATGGTAGCTTTTTTTTCGACTTTTGTTTTTTTTTTGTATTTATTATGTGAATATGCTACAGCGTCAACACCAGATGTATTGGCAACTGGTAATGTTTCGTTATCTGCCAAACCATCATTGCCGTCAGATTCCATGGTTGCTTGTTGAAATTCTTTCATTTGCTCGAAAATAGAATCAATCGTCAATAGATTGGAATTGTCCTCTTCTGTGTTCGATTTTTTCGCTTTTTCTAGTGATTCCTCCTTCAAAATTTTTATCATTGTTTTTACACGTTCCTTGGAAGGAGGATTTTTTGGATATACTAAATCAACATCATCGAAACTATCAAAACCGAAACCAGACATGATTACTTTCTGTAATAATAATTTGGCTTTTTCTAGGTCCATGAATTGAGATTGTCTAATAAATGCATCTACCAAGTTAGTAGCCAAACGTTTGTATGTTTTAATGGGTAAAGGGAAATCACCATGACTACTACTCGCTTCAATATCAAAACTACATATTTTATATGGAACTCGTACCTCTTTTTCCGGCATAGGAATAAGTTCTTTTTTTGGACATATATATTCGTATTTACAAGTGGTAGTATTATTTGCTGGTTTTATAACACGATTTGTTTTGAAACATACCCAGCCAGATGGACTGATGTTTTGAATATGAAAATAACGTAAAAGCGGTGGAATATTACTTTCATATAATTCCAATTTGGCACCTTGAAATATAAATTCGATTTGTTTTCGCTGATTTTCATCACCAGTTTCACTTTTAACATAAGCATACCAGAAATTTTTAACTTTTCTCATAACAATAGTATTTTTAAATGCGATTCGAATAAATTTACTTTTTTTACCACCAGAGAAACCATATAATTTATGGTAATCGATGAGTTCGTATGATACGATGGATTCTTTGTATCGCTTTTCTAGTTTGGATTGAATTTCTCGAATAAGACAATTCATGTTATATTCCGTCCAATTATCACCGACTTTTATGAAGAAGAATGGCTCATAATCGCTAATATATAAACAAGCAGTCTCTCCTTTCTCATTGATACCAAACATTTGAATTACGAAAACGCTTTCATCTTTTGCGGCATATTTACGTTGATACGCGTCATCTTTAGAACCATTATCTGAATTAGAATCGTTACCACTACTATTTTCGTTATCTTTTTTTGGTACTTCATCATAGGTATTGAAATCAAATAATCGAAATGATTTTACAACTGCCAATTTTTTATTAGCTGGTTTGGTTTCTGATGTCATTTTGTATTAGTATTGGTTTTATGTTTAAATGGATTCGATAAATTATCAATAATATTTATCAATTTTTTGGTGTTTTTTGTAGCATAAATATACGATAAATATAAAATAAAAGATACAATAAAATATACAATAAAAGATAAATATTTACACCGTTTTGTCATTTATAATGAAAAAATTGATTTATTTTTATAAACAATTTATAATAAGTAAAATTAAACAATAGTACAATTTAAAATGTATAAACTAGAACTAAAACGCTGGATTGATATTGAAAAAATCAATTGGAGGGGTTTATCTGGTAATCCAAATGCTATTCAATTATTAGAAAAAAATCAAGATAAAATTGATTGGCTTTGGTTGTCTGAAAATCCAAATGCTATTCAATTATTAGAAAAAAATCAAGATAAAATTTGTTGGTATGCGTTGTCAAGTAATCCAAATGCTATTCAATTATTAGAAAAAAATCAAGATAAAATCAATTGGGGTGAGTTATCATACAATCCAAATGCGATTCATTTATTAGAAAAAAAATTAGATAAAGTTCATTGGGAGTGGTTGTCTGGTAATCCAAATGCTATTCATTTATTAGAACAAAATCAAGATAAAATTGATTGGGACTGGTTGTCTGGTAATCCAAATGCTATTCATTTATTAGAACAAAATCCAGACAAGATTGATTGGGATTATTACATACTAATCAATCCAAATGCGATTCATTTATTAGAACAAAATCAAGATAAAATTGATTGGAGGGAATTACCACTAAATCCAAACGCTATTCAATTATTAGAAAAAAATCAAGATAAAATCAATTGGACTTCCTTGTGTATTAATCCAAACGCCATTCAATTATTAGAAAAAAATCAGGATAAAATCAATTGGGGTGAGTTATCATACAATCCAAATGCGATTCATTTAATAGAAAAAAAATTAGATAAAGTTGATTGGTATTGGTTATCACAAAATCCAAATGCGATTCATTTATTAGAAAAAAATCAAGATAAAATTGATTGGTTTGCGTTTTCTGGTAATCCATCCATATTTGATTTAGTAGTAGATTATGAAACAATGAAAAAAAAATGTCTTATATACAAAGAAGAATTGATTCAAATTGCGATGCATCCTTCAAGAATTCAAAAATTATTAGATATGGGAATAAGTATTGACGAATTAGATAATTGTATTTGATGGGCGCTTTACACAGTTGAAGAATCAAATATGACACCATTTCGTGGGTAATACCGGAAGATGCGAAAGGGACAATTGTCCCATTTCAAATGTTCATGGGTATAAATGAGAAAAGGTGTAAAACGCTATGATAAAAATATAACTTTTTTTTGATAGAATTTATATTTACAATGATTTGGATTTTTTTGAACCCTTAGGACTCTTTGATTTTTTTGATTTCTTTGACCAGATTGGACTATTATATTGATATCCACCTCGAATACGTTCCATAAATTGCTTAACCATTAATTGAGCTTCATTACCATTATATTGTCTTGGCTCTAATATACGTTCCTGTGTAATTTTCAAAACTGCGGTTGGATCACTCATAGTGAATACCCATGATTTCATAGATTCAAAATCGCGCATACCATTATAAGTTTCGATTTTATTATTTTGAATTTTGAAAATTACAGGAAAACTATCACCATTCAAACGTTCACCTCCATATTTGTTGTTCAATTCGTTGATTTTGGTTTCTTTGTCAGAATCAGCGGATTCAATTTTATCCACCTTTGCTACTTTGCCGTTAAGAAATGTTGTTAATTTTTCCCAATCCTCTTTCATTGATTTACAGTGACCACACCATTCCGCGTAAATTAGACCAACAATAATGGGCTTTTTTGAGGATTTGTTATTTTTCACCGTTTTTCTTGCGGTATTTTTTTTATGATTTTTATTCGATTTACGAGAACCTTTCGGCATTTTCCTTGCTTATATAATATCGATAGAAAATCTTACTAAATAAAACAATATTTTTTTTTGAGAATTTTCCTCTTTATATATTATAAGTATTTGTATTATAATATAATGAAACCAATTACCCTATTTTTTATTATATTTTTATTAATAACATTTTTATTAGGTATGTATTTATACGCAACCGTTTCTTTGAAGACAAAACATTTGGAAACATTAGAAGGCAAAGTAGCGACTTTATCAAATGATAATTCGACTGACTCAAAATGCCCAAATTTGTTAGTAAGAAAAGGTAAAGTATTGATGTTATATAATAAAAATGAACCAATTGTAGATGGTAAAAATCCAATACCGTTTTTTAATATGGATGAATATATAAATTATTTAGAGATACAACGTTCAAAAGGAATAAATTGTCCAGTATTGTTTTTACAACAAGAATCCAATTCTCAAGGTGAAGATGTATTTAGAATGAGACCTAGCCCATTTGATTTACAAGGTGGATTACCACAAATGACGAATTTGGGCGAAAATAATAAAGATGTTGTCACTATAAAAGATGCGAATCGTAGAAATTACCCATATAATTCTAATAATTATCCTGGTTTTGACCCTACTAGTCAATATGTTGGTGTATACACTAATTTAGACACAATTCACGATAAAACAAAACAGAATGAAATCAGTGATAATCCAATGGACCCAAATTGGGCAGGGACAACATATACACAACAAATGATTGATTCTGGAAAATATTTAGAGAATCAGGTAACGCGTCCTATATTTACAACTCCAAAAACTACTTTTTATCCTAGTATAACAAATTTCCATATGCCGAATGATATTTTATAATAGATTTTAGATGGAAATTATTTATTATTATAATATATATATTTTAATAATAATGTCTGATATTGAAGTTAATACTCAAGAATCAATTGATACTACAATATCAGAAAACGGTAAATTAAATGAAAACAATGAGTTTATCCCACGTGAAATGAACCCTGACTTATTATTAGACCTTGAGAATGAAATAACAGCCAGTGTACAAACAAGTGTTCGAACCAGTGTAAACGTATCAAATATCAATAGTCTAGAACAAAATTCTTATCAAGAAGATGACGAAGAAGAGATGAGTGGAAAAAAAAGAGCTTCTGAATTAACAGTAGAAGAAACAAAAATGGGAGAAGCAGGAAAAAGACAAACATTAACCAGCATTAGTGAAGTCAACCCTGGCGAAGAGATTACTGGTGAAGTATTTTACCCAGAAGGTCAGGAACAATTCGTAATGAGTTATGATGCTGTATATAATAGTATAGTCAATGATTTATTTACAAATGAACGTATTAATACCATTGTTAATACTAGCACTGAAATAACAAATGTTATAACAAAATCTTTAATTTTTTTGACTAGACCAGCAACAATATTATCTGCTGCTGCTGTTGCTGCAGCAGGCGTTTTCAATATTAATAGTGATGCGAATTCTTATATCAATTTACTAACTGCTGTATTAACATATGGATTAGAACAATTTTTATCATATGCTACGTTCAATATTGATAGTGTTTTGGAATATGTAAAATTACTCGATTATAAATTTATATTAAATAATATAAAAAAAACTATTCAAAAACGTCAAATTGAAAGCTTGGTAGAACAACAAAAAATATCCCGAAATATCAATCAACAATTGACAGAATCAAAGGTAAAATTAATAGACATATTAAAACAACGAGTAGAAGAATTAACAACAGCAAACGAAACAGATGAAAAAATAATACAACTAAATAATGTTATTGAAAAATTAATTAATAAAGAAGTGCCAACAGTTGAAGATATTCAAAAAGCACTTGGCACTAATGAGAAATCTCCAGCTGCTGGAGGAGGAAGTGACCAATCCGGTGGAAAACGTAAGACTCATAAAAAATCATCAAAATCAAAGAAACACCAGAAGAAACACCATAAAAAATATCATAAAAAGACCGCTCATAAAAAACGTGGTTCTCGTCGTAAATAAAAATCATAACAAAATCATATTTCTATTCCTGATTCCCATCATCAAAAGAACTCAACAAGAACCGACGAATATTATCACAAACAGCTTTACTTATTTTACGCATTTTCCCATTAGATTCTAATACAATCCCATCTAAACAACCAGGATTTTTATTCAATTCTTCTATAAAAGTAGGAAAATTAGAAAATTGTTTCATAATAGCAATCGCAGTAACGGAACTAATCCCTGGTATTTGACATAATATTATTTCACCAATATTATCTGGTGTAATATTATCCTTTTTCACTTTCTTAACTACCGAACAATAATTCGCTGTGGTTAATACTTTCCCAGGAACATCATTCATAATAATTGTATTATCGAGAACATTTTCATTTTGATTTGTGCCCTGACCATTATTTTCATAATCGATAATACTATTCACAACATTCTTAGCGCCGTGTTTGGGTGTATTAGTATAAGATTGTAAGAAATAATAAGGAAAATGTCCTTTGGTAAATTCACGGTCTATTTTTTCCGCCATATATAGAATCCATTGTGCTGACTCTGATACATTCGCCGTGCGCTGAATACTGAAGCCCTTGAAAAATTGTAAACTCGTCATTGCCGAATAGCAAATTTTACGCTCAATCGGATTATATACTTGTGTTAAATAACCCTCTAATAAATAAAAAACAGAATGTGGATGTATATCCAAAGCATTTGATAGACGGTAAGATTGTTCTTCATAACGACCATCTTTAATAGATGCCAATAAATCCGTATAAGTTTTACGCTCAATAATCAATAAATCTTTATCCAAATTAGTTTTGAATAAAATATCACCAAGAGGGAGAACTTGTTTTTCAATTTTTACGTTAGTTGGTTTAGTTTGTCTAGATACCAATTCGATACATTTTTCATATAAAGCGGTTTCTCGTTCATCAATAATAATGCGCATAGCAAATTCAGTAACAATATAATGATGAATATGAAATCATTATATTGTTTTTATAAAATAGTTATAATATTTGAGAACCTAGATAAATCTAGAGAATCTAATTCCAATAATGAACAGCTGCTGGTGATACACCAACTGGTCTAGATAGTCTAGCTAAAGGAAAAAGATTAGTATTTGTCTTTTTTAATGTACAGCATTTGCCATTGAGTAAACTACCAGCACCCATACCGATTGATGTCCACGAAATACGACCTACTTGATAAGGAAAACCTGCTTTTTTGTTTCCACCACCAGTATTGTAATTAGCAATACTAGCAATTGAACTTGTTCTTTTTGGACCACTTAAAACCATTTTTAATATATATACTAACTAAATATTTTTCTCGTTACTAAATTGATAAATTAAAATAATATAAAAAGGAACCGTAATAATAAAATAGTAGTGTAATATTCATTTTATTTTAAGAATAACATGAATATTGATGAAGATATCCGTGTAGAAAAAAATCAATTCGGCGTCGAAACATATATTTTTGACCCATACAATTCCCTAAATAAACCTATTACAGAAATAGAAATAAAAGTGATATTAAAAAATTATGGTATTGATGTACCAATTTATAATATAAATTTGTATAAACGCGCATTTGTACATCGTTCTTATATAAAACGACCGAATATTGAAAACGAATCCAATAATATAATTATAGTACCTAAACCAGAAGATTGTCTCTCATTATATACTAAATCTAATGAACGGTTAGAATTTGTAGGGGATGGAGTTCTAGAATGTATTACTAAATATTATTTATATCGTCGTTTTCCAAAAGAAAATGAAGGATTTATGACAGAAAAAAAGATAGCATTGGTAAAGAACGAATCAATTGGTAAAATGGCATATGAAATGGGATTACATAAATGGTTTATATTATCGAAAAATGCCGAGGCTAAACAAATTCGAACCAATTTAAAAAAATTAGGATGCTTATTCGAGTCATTTATTGGAGCATTGTTTTTAGATTTCAATAAAATAAGTATTCTCGATGACGATGAATGGTTTAAGAATTTATTTACTACCGGACCAGGTTTCCAAATGGCCCAGGTTTTTATCGAAAGTGTATTCGAAAAACACGTAGATTGGATTAGTTTAATACGTAATGATGATAATTATAAAAACATTTTACAAGTTAAAATACAGAAGGAATTCAAAGTTACACCTGATTATATAGAGGTAACAGAACAAAATATAGATACAGGATATCATATGGGTGTTTATTTATGTTTAGGACAGAATGTATATAATGTAAATAAAACAGAAGCAATTCATATTAGTAAATTTAAATCGTATAATGATATACATCAATATATGTCAAATCACAATAAGGTATTGATATTTTTAGGTGAAGGACAACATAAAATAAAGAAAAAGGCGGAACAAATCGCATGTGAAATAGCTATACGATTATTACAAGACTTTTAACGGTATAATATATTTTTTCATAAAATAATGTTTTTTATGAAAAAACGAATAGAATAAAAATAATGTTATTAATATATATAAGTTTTTAATGAAAAAAGGTCCATTTAATCCATTTCTGGCATTGGAAAAAAAGGAAATGTCGAATGAACCAGAAAAAATAGAAATAAAATTGAAACCTCAAAAAATAGAAATAGCGAAAGAACCTATACTAAAAAAAGTAAAAGAAGTTGAAAAAGAAGTCGAAAAAGAAGTTGATGAAAAATTCGAATCAAATGTAGAAATAATGCGGGTTGAACCAGTAACTATTATAGATAAAAGTAAAAATCAAAAAATTAATCGAAATGTTTTTTTAGACCGTTTAAGAAAAGATAATATTTTTGTTGTAAAAGAAGATAAATTACAATTGAAACCTAGTATTCTAAATACTATGGATGTGCCAGTTCCATCACCTACTATTTCATTTCCAAAGAAAACAGATGAACGTATTGTTTTACGTGAAAAACGTATTGAACCTACTATTGAACTTAAAAAAGATGAAATCGAGAAAGAGGTGGTAGAAGACGTATTCGAAATTCAACCAACCAGTAACCAAAAGGATTTTGAACAATTAGTAGAATTGACAGAACCTGTTGAATTAGAGGAAACTGCTATCAGTGAAATAATTGAAGAAGAAATAGTAGAAAAAACAAAACCTATCAAAGAAAAGAAGAAAAAGAATGAAAAAACTGAAAAGAAAACAACAAAACCTCGTAAATTGAAAGTTGTAGGAGAAACTATTGATTTATCAAAACCACTTGATTTAACAACTGCTTTAATTCATAATCAAAATGTCATTGAAAGATTGCCAAAAGAAAGAGAACATATAATTATAAAAGCACCTACTTATTATATGAATAATCGTAAAATATATGTTCAAAAATTAACTAATTTATTAAATCCATATTTAAAAGAATTATTGGCAAATGAAGAATCGGTTTCATGTGAGTCACGTTCTCAAAATGATAATTTTGATTTGTTAACACATCAAAAAATAGTAAGAGATTATTTAAATTTGTATACACCTTATAGAGGACTTTTGTTATATCATGGCCTAGGTAGTGGCAAAACATGTACTAGTATTGCTTTGGCAGAAGGAATGAAATCCGATAAACGAGTATTTATTTTAACACCAGCATCATTGAAGATGAATTTTTTTAGTGAAATGAAGAAATGTGGTGACCCATTATACAAGAAAAACCAAGTATGGGAATTTATCGAGGCACATACAACAAAAAATCCAGAATATATAAATATTTTATCAAAAACATTACAATTACCAATTGATTTTATTATCAAAAAAAGAGGTGCTTGGTTATTGAATGTTAAAGCATCAGAACCAAAATATACGGATTTAACTACAGAACAACAATTAGAAATCGATGAACAATTGAATGCGATGATAAGAACCAAATACACTGATATTAATTATAATGGTATGAATATAAAAAAAATGGAATTATTAACAGGCAATTTTACACATAATCCATTTGATAATGCTGTTGTTATAATTGACGAGGCTCATAATTTTGTAAGTCGCATTGTAAATAAAATAAAAAAGAAGGATTCGATTTCATATATGTTATATGATTATTTAATGAAAGCTACTAATGCTCGTGTTGTGCTATTAACCGGCACACCTATTATTAATTACCCAAATGAAATAGGTGTTTTATTTAATATATTACGTGGTTATATAAAAACATGGTCTCTTCGTATTTTTGGCAAAACATCCGAACCTCTTAATACAGATACGATTTTAAATATTTTAGATAAAGAAAATTTTCGAACATACGATTATGTAGAATTCAGTGATAACAAATTATCCATTACAAGAAATCCTTTTGGTTTTATAAATTCGAAAAAAAGAGGACCATCAAAAGGAACACAAAAAGCAAAACCAAATCTAAACAAACAAATGGAGAGACAAGCAGAGAAAGAAGAGAAACCAAAAACGAAAAAAACAACAAAAAAACAACTTGGAGGAGCGAGCAAAGCATTTGAACGTTATGACGGGGTTCACTTGGATGAAACCGGGAATATGAGCGATACTGAATTTATTGATAAAATAATAACAATTTTGAGCAACCCCAAATATAATTTGGATGTTCAACGTGGCTCCGCGGAGGTAACTTTATACAAAGCATTACCAGATGATACTGATTCATTTTTATCCATGTTTGTAGATGAAGATACAGGTAATGCTAAGAATATTAATTTATTCCAACGACGTATATTAGGTCTAACATCTTATTTTAGAAGTGCGCAAGAACAATTATTACCAAGTTATGTAAAAACAGCTAGTGGAGATATTTATCATATAGTGAAAACAGATATGAGCCCACAACAATTCGGCATTTATGAAAAAATTAGAAAACAAGAGGCCGACAGAGAGAAAAAAGCAAACAAAAACAAACGAAGAAAAGCTGGCAAAGATGAAGAAATGTATAATATTTCATCGACATATCGTATTTTTTCAAGAGCAGCATGTAATTTTACATTTCCAGCATCGATAGAACGCCCTGTTCCAAATTTGAAAGAAAACCAAGAATTAAAAGAAACCGATTTTGACGCTATTCCAAAAGAACAACAGTCGATTATTGATGATTATGAGTTTCCAGATGAAGAACAAATAGAAACTGAAGAAAATGAGGAAGAAATGAAGACTTATATTAAGCGCATAGAAAAAGCATTAAAAGATGTAAGTCAAGTAAATGAAGAAACGAACGAAAGTATGTTTTTATCAAAATCCACTTTGCCAATAATTAGTCCAAAGTTCTCGCAAATATTAGAAAATTTATCCAACCCAGAAAACGAAGGCTTACATTTGTTATATAGTCATTTCCGCACAATTGAAGGAATCGGTATTATGAAATTAATATTAGAAGCAAATGGTTTCGCTGAGTTCAAAATAGCCAAAAATAATGATTTATGGACAATCGTAGAAAAAGATGAAGATATAAATAAACCGAAATTTGTTCTCTATACTGGCACTGAAACTGCTGAAGAAAAGGAAATTATTCGTAATATTTATAATGGTATGTGGGATTTCGTTCCATTAAGTATCGCAAATAAATTGCGCGAACGTTCTGAAAATAATATGTATGGCGAGGCAATTAAAATTATTATGATTACATCATCAGGTGCTGAAGGTATTAATCTTAGAAATACACGTTTTGTTCATATAGTAGAACCATATTGGAATATGGTTCGCATTGAACAAGTTGTTGGTCGTGCTCGTCGTATATGTAGTCACCAAGACTTACCAGTCGCTATGCGAAATGTAAAAGTATTTTTATATCTTACACAAATGAGCGAACAACAAAAGACTGATGAGAAAAATATTGAAATTCGTATTCGAGATTTGAGTAGAATTGATAAGAAAACGCCGGTAACTACAGATGAAACTTTATTTGAAATTGCTAGTTTGAAGCAAAAAATCAATAACCAGATTTTACAAGCAGTGAAAGAAACAGCAGTTGACTGTAATTTATATTCACTACTCACAGCAAATAACAAAGATAGCAAAGAAGAACAATTGGTATGTTATGGATTTGGTAAAATAGAATCCAATCAATTTTCATCCTATCCATCATTAGACAAAGATAGAGATGAAAAAAGTGGGTTAGATGTTGAAACTGTTAGGTGGGCTGCGTTAGAAGTCGAAATAAATGGTGAAAAATATGCTTTAAATGAGGATACAAATGAATTATATAATTTTAAAAGTTACGAAAAAGCATTAACCAGTGGTAGTTCTAGCGAGTTAGTTAAGATTGGTATTTTAAAATATCAAAAAGGTAAATATGAAATTATATATGGAGTTTAATAAAATCAATCAAATATTATGATATATCGTTTATATCATAATAGAACTATTTACAATGGATAGACATGAATACCCATTTCAGGAGTATTAGTTTGCTCGAAACGAGTTCCATTTATTCCACACATATCATCAAATTTACGAACAATTGACGCATATTCGTGTTCAATTTCACCATTTATAACATTCATTTTACCAAATAAATTACACCTTCCTAAATGATTTCCAATATCATATCTATCACCATACAATGTAGGCAAGAAATGACGACAATCTTTACATAATTTTATACTTTTATAATTATTCGTTTTATCTAATTGAATAATGGCTGCTAAAACGTTGTCGAGAAACAAAGTCAACGTCAACGACAACGAAAAAAATAAAAATTTCATTTATGTAGTTTTATACATAAAACTATTTATATAGTTTTTTGAAAATATTTTGTATTAGTTTTTTCTAACTATATATCAATAATGTTGATAAAGATACCAGGTGAAAACCCACTAAACATTCCACAACGATATATTCCTAAAAATATATCTCGTAAGGATAAAAAAAAACAATTCCTGAATTTGAAGAAGTCGCGAAGATTATACAAAAAGGGTAAGTATTTTCAACGTCCTAAAATAGATTCTTTTCATTCGAAACCCTCTCATCATTTAGACAATGCTAGAAAAATATATAAAATCGAAAATATTTCACCATCTCGAGAACTTGCTATCAAAACCAAATGTTCTCAAAAAGGATTGGAAAAGATACTAAATAAAGGGCGTGGAGCATATTTTTCGAGCGGTTCCCGACCAAATCAAACAGGAGAGTCTTGGGGAAAAGCCCGTTTAGCTAGCGCTCTTACTGGAGGTAATGCTAGCATCGTTGATTACTATATTTTAAACTCTGAATGTAAGCCAGAAAGTAAGGCATTGCAATTGGCAACGAGAACATGTCGCAAACAAGGAAAATGTCTAAAATATACTAGAAAGAATACTAGAAAAAAACAGTAAAAACCCAAAATATAATTTATCAAACAAAAATATAAAAACAAACGCACATTTTATTTATAATTCCATAATTTTGCTAAATGAACGAAGAAAATAATGTATTGACTATAAAAACCGTTCAAATACAGCCTATTCGTAATATGATTACCGCAATTAAAGATATTCTCACAGACGCTACTATTACCTATACAAAAGATGGTATGAAAATAATCAATTTTGATAAAACACATACAATTTTAGTGAATGTAAATTTAAATTCTCATAAATTCGAGCAATATAATTGTAAACCGGATAAAATCATTGTTTGTGCGAATACATTACATTTATTTAAAGTAATTTCCACAATGTCAAACGACGATACTCTTTCGATGTATATTGACCAATCTGATTATCATGATGGTATAGTGTCTCATTTGGGACTACAATATGATAATGGAGATATTAAACAATGTTATAGTCAAAAACTGCGTTTGATTGAGCCAGACATGGAGGAGTTAGTAGTACCAGATGTTGAGTATTCAACCGTAATCAATTTGCCTACATCTGATTTCCAAAAAATTATTCGTGATTTGAATGGTATTTCCGATCGTATTGAAATAAAATCGGTAGGTAATGATTTGATTTTTTCATGTGAAGGAAATTTCGCCAGTTCCAAAATTTTCCGTTCAGAATCAGATGGAAATATGGAATTTCTACAGAAATCAGATGCTTCTGTAATTATTCAAGGAGAATTTTCTCTAAAGTCTTTATCACATTTTATTAAATGTACACCTTTATGTAGTCATTTGGAAATGTATCTTGGTAACGATTTGCCCCTTATTGTGAAATATGATGTTGCTTCATTGGGTGAAATTAAATTATGTTTGGCGCCATTACCTCCAGCATAATAACAGCATAGTTATATTTGGTAAAAATCTATATTGATAATAATATCAATATGGATATAATGTATATAATATTATAATATTATACGATTTTCAAAATAAATTACATTTGTAACTTTATTTTTTGAATGTATGAAAGTCTTTATGTAAATTATTATGTTTTCAGTTTTTTCATAAATGAATTATATGCGCCAAAAAATGTTGAATGATGTACATATGGTAAATTATTTTCCTTACAAAATTCTTTAACAATATCTGCTATATATGCGCACTTATGTCCGCAAATATTTGGAAATAAATGATGTTCTATTTGATGATTTATTCCAGAAAACGCCATAGTCCATATTCGGTTTTCATTCACAAAATTACCAGAATTACATATTTGTCGTTTTGCCCAATCATTTCCATCATAATAATTTTCATGAGTTTCGTATAAATCATGGTCAGCCATTACATTTAAATAATATAATGTATTTCCAGTTATTATATAACATATTGATGGTAATATTCTCATATTATATAAAACATATATTTTACAAAACATTATAATCAATGAACCTATATCATAATGATTAGCATTTGGTATTTTGAAATGGTCTATTCCAATTAACCATAGTCGGCTTTTGAATGAACTATAAATATACCATATAAATTGAGAAAATAATTGGCCTGGTATGGATGTATATATTATATTTACAATAGTTTCAACCGATAAACATTTATTAACGTCAAACATTAAATTTATAGAATATAAATTTTTATCTGGGTCATTTATATTGCCAGTAAAAGAATGATGATAATAAACATGATGATAAAACCACATTGAATGATTCCATAAAGTCCAACTATTTGCTATTTTGGAAATAGTATTATTTACAACTGGATTTGTTGAAATAGCGTAATGTGAACCATCATGCGATAAATTGAATAAAAAAATAGATGTATCAATAGAAGAAGCTATTATAGATAAAAAACATTTAATATAAATAGATTGAATCAAATTCATATAATGAATAATATATATGTAAAATATGATTGATGTTATAATTGATATATACCAAGAAGTAGATGCTTTAATAGATTTTCTATTTGGATATACAGTTTTTATTTTTTCAATTAACTTATGATACGTTGTAAAATCAGTATTATATTCATTTTTCATATCGCTATTAGTTTCGCGCATTTCATATTTATCTAGTGATTTTCGTATTGAATCTATATTTGAAAAAGCATGATATGATTCAAATAAAGCTGTGCAGTCATCTAGCCCCATCGTTTTTATTAAAATTTCAGAACCACCTGGATGATTGTCTATAAATGATGATAAATCATATTTTTTTCCATAAATATTCCACATTATAATTATATATTTGTATTTTTATATATTTATATATTTGTATTTTTATATATTTTATGTAAAATGGTCTTTATATAAAAATACGAGTAAAATCATCTATTTTTTTGTGTATTTTCAGCGATTTTTCGAATAGTCATTCGTTTATTTTCTAAACAGCTTTCTATTTTATCCTTTACAAAAGTCAATTTAAGTTCATTCAAACGGTCATTTTCTCGTTTATTGATATCTTCAATTATTTCTTCTTTGTTTAATTTTCGATTCATATTAGAATATGAATCAATTGAATTGGATTCTATATCATAAAGAACTGGTCGTTTTGATATATTCTTATATGTATTCAAACCTGATTTTTTACTATATTTATTAAAAGCTAATTTGTATGTATCATTCCTTTCTTTAATTTCTTCTTCATCCAAATAGATAGCTTGTCCTGATATATCATATAAAAAATAATCTTTTATGTTTATATTCCAAGGATTACGTTTGCGACCAGTATCAGGACTCAAACCATCTAAATACCAAAATCTATCACTCTTGTTTATTCTTTTCAAGTTATCTTCAAAGAAACAATGAAAACATATATAAATTAATTCCGTAAAATAATTTACGTTCTCAATACTTTCTTTTTGTGAATACTTATTTATTTCTTCTTGTAAAATTTTGTATTCAATTAGTTTCATTTTCAAATCGCTTTCACAAGATAATGGCATATAGTAAATATCTTCGAATTTCGCTCCAAATTCATCATATTTTTTTGAAGATTCATAATTCAGTAATGCTTTTTCTTTTAATTTAAAAAAGGTATTTATGATGGATAGTAAAAAAGATACAAACAACATTATAAATAATTGTTTATCTGTTAAATAAGTACTTTGTGTGCCAGTTTGTCCAGCGGTTAATGCTGTAAAAAGAGTAATAGTAAAATTGATAGGTGTTGATATATAATTCCAAAATGCTGCGCTTATGTATTTTTTCCAAGCTTGTGTGCCGATTCTTAAATTAAGACTGCTTTGTAGTGTAAGCATTATACCCCAGTCCGGAGAGAAATTATTTATTCGGTTATTACTAGAATCTATTATTATTCGATTATTACTAGAATCCATAGTTGTTATTATCATATTACCATATTATATATTTGATAGAATAATAACACGGTTTCTACATATTTTATTATATTTTTATTATTTTTCCATCGTAAATACTTACAGTACCTACTGGTCTAGATTTTTCAACATTTTTTATTCTAGTATACACAATTGGGACATTTTTAGATGATTTATAACTAGATTGTTCCTTACATATTACAGCACCTTGTTTTATAATATCTCTCAATTGTTTCTTATCTAAAGAAATTTTCAAATCATCGATACTTGCTACTACATGTGCGGATGATTCACCATGAATATGAAACCATATATCGTTATCTTTCGACGCATCAATTAAATCGAAATTATCTTGGGCATCTCTACCTTTTTTATATACGATAGTGTCTTTAATGGATGGAATATAACGAGTGAACATTTTCATTTATAGTTTTTTAATATAGTTTGATATATTTATTCAATTTTCTATAATATAATATGTGCCAATTATATACAATTATTGTATTTGATGCCTTCTTCCGAATCTGCTCATCCTGTAAAAGAAAACACTTCTTTAGCTTCTTATAACAAATGGAAATATACTCTGTATACAACAATAATATTGTTGTTACTATTCAATCCATTTACGTTCAAACTTGTTGATTCATTATTATCTAATTTTGTAGGTAAAATTGCCGGAAATGATGGATGTCCTACATTATTAGGTTATGCCGTACATGCTTTAGTATTTACTTTGATAATACGTTTTATAATGGATTTACATTTATAGAGTGTTTTTATTGATAATAAAATTGTTTATTATCAATCATTATTGGTCTAAAACTCAGGTTCATGTTTCTTAAATAAACACCCTTGTTTTGATAAATTCGTAATATTACAAATTATATTTGGGTCTTGATAATTAGACGTATCTAACCAAATTTTGACAATACAAAAATTCTTTTTTGGTGAAATCGTAATTCCATTGATATGTTTATTGTATTTTTTTTCTATACATAATGTTTCGCCACATAAAGCATAATATAAATTACGCCAAACATCTGGCACTACTTTATTGCTTACTTTAAATGAGAAACACCCACCATTACGATTTCGTGGGTCTTCCCACATGGGCGTAACCCCAACCCGCATAACAAATAACATACAGTTTTTGATAATATTATCATTTACTGTTTCATTTAATGATATTACTTTTTCAACAGTATCAATATCACTCATTATAACCGTATAACTGGAAATATCCCAGTTCTTATCGTGTGGTAAATGAAAATAATAATTCCATTTATCATTCAAGGAATGTTGTGGGGTAGGAATACTCACTGCATCCATTGTGATTACGCCCGTATATTATAATTAGAAAAATTCTTTATATAGTTTCGAGAATTATTTTTATAGTTTTGTAGTTTTGTAGTTTTAGTTGTCGTTATTTGTATCAGGTTTAGAACTGGAATTTTGAAAACTAGTATTTGATACTATTTTATAGGATGCTTTATGAAAAAATATATGTTGATTACTAGTTAATTCGAAAGAATCAATGTTTTCGTCTAAAATTTTTATTTTATAATTCATATCAAATACAAATGCTTTTGATTGATATTTCAAACATCTCAATATATACAATGGCGAAAGAATTTCATTGTTAGCATAAAATACATTTTTATCTAGTTCTAAGAATATTCCATAAGCCATTCTTGGATGAGTATATTCAACAGTTAAGAATTTAGTTTTACAAGGAATTAATGGTAAGGTTACTGGGTCATTTTCATCATTTTCTTTATAAAAAACATAATGAATATATTTATCGTCGACCTTCATTGTAATTAAACTTTCAATGATTGATTTATTGTTATATGCTATTGATTTTGCGCAATCACAAGCATCTTTGAACCCATTAATAAAAAAAGAATCATAACTATCGTTATCGCTTGGTATGTTCATGTTCATCATATCATATTTTTCAACGAATGTATACGGTTCGCCTTCGAAACGGCTTGTATCGCGTTTCAATAAAATACTTGTACTAATCCAATTTGTATCCATAGGTTCAATCCGTTGGTCTATCATCATCGCCATGAAAAAACGGAACAAATAACATATATTATCGACAAAATTTGTAATTATTGGATGAAAATTATAGAATTCTAACCAATATTTTTTTACGGTTTCTATAAATCTACTATATAATATTATTATGTTCAATGCTATATCATTATAATCTAGATTTTTTAAATATTCGTATGAATTTTTGAAACTATTCATAATTATCATCGTGCCTAATTGACATGTCATTAACATAATATTATTAATTTTGGAAAAAAAATCAGCCATTTCTATTTATTAATATAAAAAAGTTTTTATATTTGTTTGTTTTATTATTTTACGTAACGTTATCGAAAGTTATTCAATTATTAGCTTCACACCAATCGAATTACAAAAATTTTCTATTTTTTGTATATTTTTAATATGACTTGAACCATCGTAAACGAGTATTTCATGAGATGATTGTCTATTTTTTAATTTTTCAAACGATAACCATATGGAACTACAACGTAAGGAAATCATATGGATTTCTTTTAAATTTGGTAAAAATTTCAATAGGGGAAGAATTATACAAGTATCTAACAAATCATATTTTTGTATTTCTTCATATGATATTTTTGTAATTTGAGATGATATGAATACAGGTATATCACGATTGTCATCATGTTTCTTTTTATATCCAATCAATACATAATTTTCTTTTGTTTCGATATCAACAATGCGTTTTTCGAGTGGTGCTATTAAATTTGTCATTTTTTCTATAGCGTTTGTTCTTGAAATATTATTATTATTAATTTCACTATATACTAATTCATTCAAAATAGACATATGAATTTGTATAGATTCTATTTTATCATTTATAATCAATATTTGTTGATTTAATTTAATATAATTATTATTGATGATAAAATCGATATTGTCCAACTCATTATTAAATGTTTCACTTATTAAATTATCACATTTCGCTAATTTGTCATTTATTTCTGTTATTTTATTTTCCACATTTTCATAATAAGTATTTCTATTATAATGTATTTTTCCAATAATATATCCAATTAGTAATGGTAGAACAAACGGGGATAATAAGATAATATTTACCTTTAATATATCAAATAATTCAATAACAAATTCTTGTAATAATATAAAATAAAATTCAAATTTTTCATAGTTTTCAATAGCGATTAATGTATAATTGTAGGACATTCTTGTATAATTTATTCATCATTATACAAATGGATTGAAAATGCTCAATTTTTTATGTATTTTCAAAATATATAAAAATAACAAACTATAAATAAAGTATACATATAATATAAATAAAAATATAAATATAATATAGCATAAATGAAAAAAATACCGAACGGACTGTTTATTTTCCATAGGGATTTTAGATTATTTGATAATACTGGTTTAATAAAGGCAAGTCGACTATGCGATAAATTATACACATGTTTTATTTTTACACCAGACCAAGTTGGTAAAACAAATGACTATCGCTCACAAAACTCCATCCAATTTATGATAGAATCTTTAACTGAATTATCAAATGATATTAAAAAAAATGGTGGAGAACTTATGACTTTTTATGGAGAACAAACAATTATATTACGTAATTTAGTTCATTTTTTCAATATAAATGCCATATTTTTTAATAATGATTATACACCATATGCTATCGAACGCACAAATCGAACCATTAGTTTATGCGATAAATTATTGATTGAATGTAAATCATATTCTGATTATTATTTATATGAACCGGGTAGTATCAAAACTGGAAACTCACAATCAGGTACCGCATACAAAAAATATACACCATTTTATGATGCGGCAATTGAATTGCCAGTGGAATCCCCAAAATTAAATAAAATATTCAATCTAGCAAAAATTCGAATTTATCCAGCTGACCATAAAATTTCATTGAAAGAAGCAATGGAAAAATTCACAAAAATCAATGAAAATATATTAGTACATGGGGGTAGAATCAATGGGAAAAAGAGATTAAAATTGGCACTTCGAGAACAAGTACACTATGATGACACTCGCGATTTCTTTATAAACCGGACCACATTTCTTTCAGCATATATAAAGTTTGGGTGTTTATCTATAAGGGAAGTATATCATTTTTTTAAAAAGTCTTTTGGATTAAAACATGGTTTGATTCGAGAACTTTTATGGCGCGAATTTTTTGCCCATGTTTTATATGCTTATCCAAATGTAGTTGGCAATTCTTATCAAAAAATATATAAAAATCTTAATTGGAGTAAAAATGAAACCAATTTTGATAAATGGAAAAATGGTCAAACTGGATTTCCAATAGTAGATGCTTGTATGAGAGAACTCAATACTACTGGATATATGCATAATAGAGGTAGAATGACAGTAGCTAGTTTTTTGATTAAAACTCTTATGATAGATTGGCGTTGGGGTGAAAAATATTTCGCACAAAAATTAACTGATTACGATTTGGCGTCGAATAATGGCAATTGGCAAGGCATTAGTGGAACTGGTGTAGATATGAAACCATATTTCCGTGATATGAATCCGTGGATACAAAGTGAAAAATTCGATAAATTAGCTGAATATATTAAAAAATGGGTTCCAGAATTAAACAACGTTACTCCACAAGACATTCATAAATGGTACGAAATGTGCGAAAATCAAAAATATAAAAATATAAAATATCCAAAACCTATTGTTAATTATGATGAACAAAAACAGAAAATGTTGGAGTTTTACAAAAATACTTAATATAATTATTTTTTGAATCTATAATATTAGGCGAATATTATAGATAATGTTTTATCAAATTCTATTTTTGGTCTTTATCGTCTTACCATTTTTCCATAACTTGTCGTACGCCGCAGATACTCAATGCTATATCGCTCCAGTGAATTCAAATGACCGTAGAAATAATAAAACAACATTACGAATTGTTCAATATAATACTGAATGGTTGTTTATAGATTATTATGCTAGTTCTGATTGTCCAGGGAATGGTTGTACATGGAAAAATAGTTCTCAAGCTGAAATACACTTATCATATGTATCAAAAATAGTATCTGAATTAAGACCAGATATCATAAATATTTGTGAAATAGAAGGATGCGATGAATTAAATATGTTGAAAACATCGATTTCATACGAATATTTACCGTATTTGATAAAAGGGACGGATACTTCTACCGGACAAAATGTAGGTGTTTTAACCAAAATAGATCCAGTTATAAATCTATATCGCAGTGATGCCCGAGAAACTTATCCAATTTATGGTTCGAAATGTGGTTATTCAGGAACGCCAAGTACTACTGGTGTCAGCAAACATTATGTAACAGAATATAATATAAACAAAATCAATATAGCATTAATAGGTGCTCATTTATTGGCTTTTCCAACAGATTCTGCTCGATGTTCTCAACGTGAGGCACAAGCACTAGTTTTACAAAGTATTGTTTTGGGGTATATCAAAAAAAATTTCGAAGTCATTTTATTAGGTGATTTTAATGATTATGATAATGAAATTACAGATTCAAATAAGGACCTACCTACATCACAAGTTCTCGATATTCTAAAAGGCAAAAATATAAAAACGAATTCAAATCTTTATAAATTGAATAATATTGCGTCAAAAATGCCAACCCAAGATAGATATACTGAATGGTATGATAAAAACAATGATTGTAAATCATCTAGTAACGAGTTTTCAATGATTGACCATATTCTAGTAACTGATAATTTATTCAATAAAGTATCAAATGCGTTTATTTATCACATATACGACGAATTTTGTAACACATACAATTCTGACCATTATCCAGTTATTATTGATATAGATTTGTAGGTGCGTCTTTAATATTTAATGGAATCGTTTATTTCACTAGAAATAGCAGTAAATGAACTTAAAATATCTTTGAATTGTTTCTTTGTCATATTATTTTGAGCATTGTCCAAGTAATCATTAATTGCTTTTTTGAAAGGTAGGACAGCATCTTTTTTCATTTTACCATCAGCATCAAATGAATCTTTCATAGATTTTTTAATTGGCTCTAACATTAATCTAACTGGTTCGGGTATCTTATCTTGTTTCGCATCTGATACCAATGATTCCATTATTTTTTTACTAAATACAAAAGGTAACAATATGATAACTGATAATAATATTGCTATTATGATTTTCTGAAAAAACTTCATTTTTTATTTTTTTTATTTTTTATATATTTTATATACATAATAAATAGATTCGCGTTTTATATTTTTTCTGAAAAAATTGAAGATAATTTTTATTTATAAAAAGAGTAAATAAACTTTCAAAACAATAATTTTTAATTACAATAATGGCGTCATCAACCACTTTTCAATATACAGATAATAATATTGTTTTCATTAAAAAAACAATTCAAACAGAAAATGGCAAATGTATTGAAACTGTTACAACTGAAACATATGACATTAATAAATATGATATGAGTATTTGTTTTATGAATGGTATATTAAATCATGTAGCTATTCCTCGTTCAAGTAATGTTACCGATAAAATGCCAGAACCAACGATCGAAAAAGTTACAGAAGAAGTACTATTAGTAGGGCTTGAACAAGATGTATCATCAAAATTAACACAACAAAAAAAATGGAGAAGTAATAATAATAAAAAAACTCGCGATTATAGTAAAAAATATCGTGAATCATTAAAACCTGAAAACATCGAAGTATATTATGCTGAACAAATAGCAAAAATACAAAACAATAATGATTTATCTGAACAAGGAAAAATTGATTTTATTAATATTCTAGAAAAAGAAAAAATAGATACCATAGCAAAAGCCCACGAAAAAGCATTAAAAAAGAAAGAATATGACCGTGAATATCGTGAAAAAAATAAGGACAAGATGAAAATTTACGCCAAAAGAGCGGATTTAAAAAGAAAATTAAAAAAATAAAAATCCATAAATCATAAATCCAAAAATCATAAAAATATAATAGTATTATTGCTATTGTATTTTTTTTATTGAAACACAAATCTAGATATCTAATGAAATGGTGTTTTTATCTGAACGATTTTTTCTACGATTACTACGTTTTGGCATATTTGTGTTTTGCATATCCTTCAAAGAACTGATAGAAATCATAGAATCGTCTTCTTGAGCGGATGATTGTTGATTTTGGTCATGAATATTAACACTTCTAGTTTTTAATCCAGATAAAATATTTTCAATATCACTTGATTGAGGTCCTCTCATCTCTTGTCGAGATGATTGTTGTTGAGATTGTTGTGGTGGTCGAAAAGAACGTTCTTGTTGATTTACATTTTCGAAATTATTATTTAATTCAACTCCTTGTTCTCTAAACATAACACCTCTTCCAGCGTTAATATCGGGTCTATTACCAGGGGCTTCTGTATAAACCATGCCAGGACGTTGTGGAGGAGGTTGGTTTTTGGTTTCAACAGGAGCTGGTGGTGGTGGACCACGTGGGCGTTGTTGGTCTTGTACAAAATTATTTGCCATAGAAAATGCCGGAGAAGCTTGACTCATACTACTAACAGTGGCATTTGTAAACATTCTCATTAATTCTGGACTTTGTTTAATTACATCATTAAAAGCTGGTGTTGCGCTTGATAATGCTTTATTTGAAAAGTTCAAAACAGCAGCACTAAATCCCACTCTTAATAAAAGAGAAATTTCCGGCGCTAATTTACCACCCTTATATTTATCATGTAATTCAGAAAAAATCTCTTCATAACTATCGATGTCTTCGCTTATTTGCTCACCCCATCCATCTAGATTTAAATCAAATGGATTAAATACAGTATTAGCATATTCAAGAGAATTAATAAAAGTCATGAACCACCACCCCTGTAATTTTACACTATCTTTCTTACGTTTATCTTCTAAAGCAGTTTCATATTCATCTTCGATTTCTTCATAAGAGGATTCCATATCAAAACGAGAATTATGTTTTATTAATCCCTTTTCATACCATTCTTCTAATTTCTTAAGCATAGCACGTTTCTTACGTCTACGTTCTCTTTCATTCATTTTTGTAGATGAACCAGCATTACTCAACGGAATTTCATTTAATTTTGAGAACCCATCCCATGTTTTTGTATTACCAACGCTTTCACGTGTAGCATTACCTAAGTTTGAATCATTTGGTTCTGAATCAATATTAATGTTGACTGGTTCTGGTGATGAGTTTGAATTTCCTCCCAAACCAAATAAGTTAGCAGCAAAACCACCCAATGTTTTTGTTTCGCCATTAGATGACGATTTATTGGAAGACGCTCCGCCAGATAATTTATTCAATTCATCTTCTAAAGTATCCAATTCACCTAAATTTAAATTCATAGTTGATGATGACGATTTCATCTTATCATTCATTAAAAATTCAATGCCAGGCCCAAAATTAACAGATGGTTTTGATTCTGACCTTTCATTAGTAAAATCAAGAGAAATAGGTTCTAAATCACTTAATCCAATGTCAATAGTTTCCATTATATTATGATAATAATACACTATTTATTTTTAAATCATCCGCATTCAATAATATATTTATTTTACTTGGATGTCTATTTTTCAAATACCAAATACCTTGTAAAAATGAATCTGCTAAATCATCTTTTTTTTTTGTGTCTAAAGCATTTTTCCAATTGTGAAAACAAGAATTTATTTCTAATATTTGAGAACAATAAAACACACCGTCTTTTTTGTGTTCTTTATAATTGGGATTTGTTGTAACTAGTTTTGTTTTGTTTTCCGTTGATTTTTCGGTTTCAATTAGAATGTTCTCGAATCCTTCGTTTTTATCTTCCTTTTTCTTCATGATGTTCTCGATATTATTATTTTTTTTAGTTTCAAACTGTTTTAATTTATTTGCGGATGATACAAATTCTATTTCTATATCTGAATTTTTCATAATAAAATACTGCGCTAACATACCTTGTATTGTTTTCATACGATTTGCGATTGGTGATATTTGGTTCTCAATCACTACATGTGTAATTTCATCAATACCTGTTATATTATTCAACAATACTTTCATATTTTTACCAATTTTTATTAAATCTGTATCGCTGGCTGTTTTCGATTTTTTGAATACTATTGCTTCTAAATTTTTTTTTTCATAAAAATTAGATACTATTTCTAATATTTTTGGTTTATTTAATTTGGTAAAGTTCTCAATATTAATAAAAAGTGTGTGTGAAATTCCTATCCTCAATAATTCTTCTAATTTTAATTTCTTTAAACTAGCCATAGTGGTTTGTTTCACAGGCATGAAATATTGAGTGTTTGATTTTGCGTGTTTTTCACAATAAAAATTACCACTTTTTTGAAATTTGGCAACTTTTGTACAAGGTTTTGGTTGTTGTTTTTTAGTTTTCGGTGGAATAATACAAGTACAAATGCGTTTTGGTTGTTCTGAATCCATTAAATTGAGAACATTCCAATCTAAAATCTCAATATTTGAAGAATCTGTGCTCAAAATACAATATGCCATGTTTTTTATACCAATATCAAAACTAATCAATCTCATTTTATAGATATACAAATATAAAATATAGCCATTTTATATTTGTTTTTTCGGTTTGAATATATTGCTGTGAATTTTAGTGTTTGTTCTCAAAAAATTATTTTTGAGAACCTGCTAATAAATCATATTGTGTAATGGCTGGAGAAAATTTACGTGCGTCTAATTGTTCTCTTGATAAATAAATATCTTTCAGGTCACTAGATGAATAACCGAATGGTTTTGTTGTTTCTAATACACTAGTATAATGATATGGATTGGTCAAATAACCATCAACTATATTTGATTGAATACTCGGTAAGTCGATTGGACGTTTATAATATCCAGCATCATTACATGCTTCCCTGAAATTATATTCACTAATTTCTTTGGCGTTGTTAATTAAATATTTACGATATTCCCAATTTGATTTAATATGATTGCTTTGTAACAAATCAGCATTAGTTGTTGCTTCTGGTTGCCAAGATGCTACAATTGAACGTCCATCACTCATTAATGGTGGAAATTCCGGATATTTATTGTTTGTATGATATCCCCTTGATGATAATGGAACAGTTTCTTTAATAATAGGATACGCGGAATCTATTTTTTCTGAATTTTGAAAATAATTTGAGAACATTATATAATATTTACTTATAATAAACAAATATATATTTTTTTATTACAAATTCAATTGTGAATATTCTAAACATCTTCACTCGATTCCAGTAATTTTAATAATTCTGGTTTTTTCATTTTACTAGAATCGCTACATAACCCTTTTGAAATTACGAGTGTTTTTAATGATTGGACAGTCATTTTTTGATATACTTCTCTAGACGATTCTTTTGATATTTCATCTGAATTCTCTAAAGTCTCTTTTTCTAAATTAGTCATGTTTATTTTTTCTACATGAATTTCATTTTCTTCTAGTATTTCAACACCTTCATCTTGTTCCTCTGTTTCTAATGGTTCGATACAATCATCGGAATTAATATCATCAGCATGAATTTCATTTTCTGCTTCCAAAGATGTACCTACGTTAACTACTTTGATTTCTTCGGTTAAATTTGTTTCGTCCATAATAACTTCGTTAATTTCTTCTAATAATTTGGTTGGGTCATCATCTTGCTCATCATCGTCCTCATCTTCGTCCTCATCCTCATCCTCGTCATCATCATCATCCTCATCCTCATCCTCATCCTCATCCTCATCCTCATCCTCATCCTCAACCTCATCCTCATCATCATCGTCCTCGGGTTCATTCAAAACATAATCATTAACATATGGATTTGTGTATTTACTATGATTGTCTTCTTGAATAGAATATGATACATTGTTTAGAGACTTATTGGATACTTGTTCAGTCATTGTAAAATAATTTCTCATATTATTAATTTCTTTAACAATATTATTGATAATTTGTACTACGGTTTCTGATTTATGTTCCAAGTGACTAAGACGCTGTTTAAAATGATATACTAATAACAATATTAGCACAAAAGTAATTGCTAAACTAATAAAGAAAAAAGTTTCTATAAAATTAAAAAATCCCATTTTACTATAATTTTATAAATTTTAATAGAAAACTAAACGAACAATAAAAATAATATATTATATATATAATTATAAATATGGAAAATAGTATAGCATCTGTTCCAACATCGAGTATTGCTCCTCCATCAACTGATAGTAGTTTTTTAAATAAAAATATGTTAATTATAGCATTGATTATATTACTAATTTTATCATTTTTAGGAATAAATCTATTGAATATCTTTGGTGACTTTGTACAAACAATAATTAATATATTTGGACCATTATTTTCACAGATTTTATCTGTATTTGGTTATACAACAGGAACAATCATAAACAAGTCAGCTGATATTGTATCAGATACAGCAAAATTAGGTATTGATGTTGCTGAAGGTTCAATACAGTCTATTGGAGATTTGTTAAAAAATGCTAGTCAACCAAATGTAGACCCTAATTCAAGAAGACAATTAGACCACACTTTAAATACTTCGAAATTCAAATTAGCAAAATCAGAACCAGATAATAGTGCTAGTCCTATTCAAAAACCAATTTCTTCAAATAAAGTAGGTTGGTGTTTGGTCGGTGAATACGAAGGAAAACGTGGATGTGTCGAAGTTAGTGACCAACATAAATGTTTATCCGGTCAAATATTCCCAGATAAACAAATGTGCTTGAACCCTACATTATCGAATAATATGAATCATCCATTGAAAAGTCAATCTACTAGAATATAAATAATTTTATGCGAAACATCGAATTATAAAATAAACAATACAATTAAATAAATATAAACAATTTTTGCTTATATTTATAAATCCAAATTTTATGACAACTAAAATATTATATGTTATAACTTTGGAAAATGAGAAATGGATTTTACATATGTCAAAACAAACCATTCCAGAAAAAATATTTATGGAATCTAAATTATTGTATGGTTTCGTAAAAAACAATAATCCATTAAGCATTCACGAATCTATAAATATTACAAGTGAATTAGAAATTGATATGTATGTTAAAAAATATATGTCATTTTATGGCATTGAAAATGTACGTGGTGGTAGTTATTCAAACGATATTTTGGCTGACCATTTACTAAGAACCCTTTATCATGAACTTGGATATAGTTTTCCGATTATTGAAACTGAATTAGACATTATTGAGAATATTATGAATAACTGCGAATGTTTGTCTAAGTTACCAAAAAATGATATAGAAAAATTAAAAAGTCATGTTGAAGAAAAACTCAATGATTATTACAATACTAAAAATGCTTACGAATCAGTAAAAAGTTGCCAGATTGATGACAATCTTGTCGAAATAGATAGAACATTTATAAATGATTTAAATTGGATATCGAATGTTTCGTTATTTAAATATGATGTTCCTGCTTATAAAATAAATGAAGATATACGCGATGATTATCAGCGAATATTAAAGACAATGAAAGCTATACATACTATCTTTATAAAAGTAAAAGGTAATAGTTTGACGTTTGAACCGACTATTTATTTAGAAAAACCATATGTATGTTTGGATAATTATGTTTATCATTTAAGAAATAAAAATACAATCAATGATAACGATTATGATAAAATGAAAGAATTGTTATCAGTATATGAATATATGTTTTATGTTGTACTCAACAGGAAAGACGAATTAGAGTTTGATTTATCAACATTTACAATAAAATATATAAAAGATTTGAGTTATACTCTTGAATACATAAATATGATTCAATAAAAATATAAAAAATTGATGAATTTATTACAAAAATTAATATTATTAAATAAAATAATACTAATAATACTAATATCAAAATCAATAATGACACGTGACCAACGCTTTCGAGATTCATTTGATGAATTCTTTTTAGCTGAAATAAAAAATGATGATTTAAAACATTATAATCCTTTACGTTTATTAACAAAAAATACAAAAAAAAATGTACATGAATATGTTTTAACAATTCCTAGTAAATATAAAGTATGCGATATTACACATGATATATTTGATGAAGATGGTCAATTAATTCATCCACGAGAAAGTGTATTTATAGAACAACAGTTGCCAGATTTTGATTATTTTGAAACCAAGTATCTAGAATATTTCGATAAATATCGATTGTTTGACGGATACAAAAGCCTTTCATGGACATATGTTTATAATTCGAATACAAATGAAAACAATTTTGAATCAGATAACCCAATATTCAATGTAGTAATCGATGTATGTTATTATAAAAGTTATTCACCTTATCCTATAAAACCAGACGCAGTAATTACAGATAGAAAATATAATAATTTATTAAAAAAACATAACAATTTAGTTGATGAAAATGAACGTTTGTCAGACCAGATAGAAGAATTACATGATTTAATTATTATGAATGAACAAAAGAACAGATTTCTTCATAGAAAAATAAAAAGAATGAATGACATGTTTTCAAAAAATCATAATAGAATGACAAACAAAATAATAGAATTTTTAAAACAACAAAATGGGTTTGAGGACTGTCCGGTATGTTACGAAAAAATGGATTCTGATACCATTGTCGTACCAGGTTGTTGTCATTATATATGCGCTGACTGTATGAATAAATGCCAAAATTGTCCTATTTGTAGGGAAAGATATTGTATAAAATGTAATTAGTTCTATATATATAATATATTATATTATAACCCATTAAAATAAAAACCAGAATAATCATTACGTTGACTACTTGTTATCGTAGTATTCACTTCTGTTTTTTTATTGTTTGAAGATAAATTACAAATAACTCCATAAGATGTAGTTTGTACACTAGAATTATACGTTGTATTAGTATTCACATTTAAATCCAAATTAAATTTCATATAAATATCATATATATATCCAGGTTCTGTAAATAAATATACATTTGATACTTGTAACATTCCACTATATAATATAGCTGTATATGAACTATATATATTTGTTGGTGTAAACGATATATTATAATTCATAGAAATATTTTTAGATGGTACTATGCTAGTCGTCTTTTGTAAAGTAACTTTTTGATTACTATAGTATGCTGTTAATTCAATCGAATTTATATTTAATATAATATCGTTGAATGATAATGGTTTATTTAATATTGTGTTGCTAATATTTGTTCCATTCACATATATTCCAATAGGAATATTGAAAGAATATGTATAAGAATATTGGTCTATATTTGGTTTAATATATAACGTAAAAATTTTAGTTTCAACACCTGATTGACATTTTATATCATTGGTAGTATTATATTTCCATTTATCATAATCTTCCGAATCGGTAAAAGCATACGCATTTGTTTGTGTAACATAATTATATAATGGAACATTTGGGTTATAAACTAAATACGATATAGGTCCTGGCACACCAGATGATGACGTAGGAGTAGGTATCAAGTCGTCCATTGAACAATCAGGAACAGTCGCTTTTCTTTCAGTTACTGTATATTTACTAAAACTCACGTCGGTAGTGGTATTGAATACATAACTGAGGTCGATAGTGGTAGTAAATATACTAGTGAATGAAGATTTTTGTGTTTTTCCATTCACTAATTGCGCCCAACGTTCTGTTTTTTTGAATTTATTGGTTTTTGTATTTGTTTTATTTCCTTCATATTTCAAAATTTCGACTTTTCTACGCATGTCAAAATCTTTTTGTTTAAATTGTGGATATTGAACATATGGAGATACGTTTTCGTATCTAATTGGTGGAACATTAAACAACATTTGTAATTTCCGTTGTTGGCATACTACATTTAAGGGTATATCTCCCATTTTATAATATATATTACAAATTATATATTATAAAAAGTATAATAAAATTATAGCATTTGTGAATACCATTGTCTAGATAAATAATTATAATCTTTACTTTGTAATGAACTAGTTTCGGATATATTCAAATTAGGACCATACAATACAACACCGTTTATTTCAAAAACATTCAATGCTCTACTATAATAACGTAAATTTGATAATTTGCCAGAAAATCCACCATTTTGACATAAATAAATATCATTGAAATTTTGTTTTGGCACATTAATTAGAACTAATCGTTTTGATACAACACCATTTATATAAACATCTAATATTGTATTTTTTATACGTATAGCTACATGTACCCATTTACGGATAGGTATGTTTTCAATATCAATAATATTATTTGTATCAGTAGCGTTGACTGTATCCATTATTATACGTAAACTATTATTTTGTGGTCCTAAATAAACACCTGGACTATTATTAATTGTAGATATAGATGTCGTTTTATCAAAATTATTATCTCCTTTATTGAAAATATGTTGATATTTTCCGTTTTCATTACCTAAATCATTCAAATATAGCCAGAAACACCATGTGAATTCAATACCAGAGGATTGATTATTCGAACGTTTAATAGGAACAGTATCTTTTGACTTTGGGTCTTGTGATATAACTTTACTATTTGTTCCATCAATCATACCTTTTATGATATATGGGTCGTCCGCTGGCGTAATAAAATATCCTATTAATATAATTCCTAAATTAACCAAAAACATAAAAACGATTAAAACTAGAATTAAAAAGGCTATTTTTGCTATTATTGTATTTGAACTTAGAAAAGAACTAGAAGCACCGACACCTGCTGTTGCCGAATTAGAGAATTGGTTTATAGATTCGGTAACACTCGATTTTACATTATTAAATGTATTGCCTACATTTTCAAATCCTGTTTTTACTGATTCTGGTATTTGAATTTGTTGTGCCTGTATTGGTTGAAAATTGTTCATTTGTATTCGTTATATTATATTATAATATAACGATTTTTTATTTTGAGATTTTTATTTTATCATCTTGATATAATTACTAAAATAACGCGAATTTAGATTGAATAACATTATCTTTTAATATTGCTACATTAACGCCGTAAGAAGATAATGTTTTTGTAAGAGTATTACCTCCATTTCCTGACATGTAAGTACTCCATGCGGTTTGTGGGTCTACTGGTCCTGTCCAACGTTTGAACATAGCAACATAAGCATCGAATGATGTAAATGGTCGTATTGTTACATCAGAATTTCCTAAGAAAACTGGTACGCTTATATCTCCCGGTGTTTTTGGCATATTTCCAGTAGTAGTGTTACCAGAACCAGTAACTGTATAAAATCGTTTTGATTTTACTAATTTACCATCCATATATACATCAACAAATTGATTATCAACACTGACAATTAGATAACACCACTTTTGAATAGGGAAATTATCGGTAATAGTAAGTGTTTCTTTAACAGGTGTTGTTGGTGTACTATTGCTCATAAACATATCTAGTTTTAGTGTAGGACTACTTTTATCTAAATATAATATTAAATTATTATTACGACTAAAAATTGTTTTATTAGCATTTATATCCCAACTATTAATGTAAACCCATATTCCATACGCATATCTTGTGCTAGTAGGACTTTGAATATCTGTAATTTGTGTAACTGGTGTTTTTAAACTTGCACTACTTTGAATAGTAGTTGATGAAACAGAAAAATACATATATAAAACATAAATCAATATGGCAATAACAATTCCTAAAATAATAATCACAGGATTCATTATATTTTTATTACTTTTATAATAAATCATTATAAATTATTTACAGGAGGATTTTTATTCATTAATAAATTATACATATTTACTATTTGGAATTGAGTAAGATGTCCTGTATAATATTTTATATTACATATTGCTCCATATAAACCATCTGTATTACCAATAGTTATTTGATCGCTCACGAAAAAAGTTTGATTATTATTTTCAGTAAAACTATATGATTTTTCTAAATTACCATTTATAAATAAATCTACCATACTGTCTCGATAATTAAATACGAAATTATGCCATTTTTGATGAGGCAATGAAATTTCAAAACCTGATTTATCACCATATGATTCGTTGAAATAAAAAATATATTTGTCTGTATATTTAGAATCGTAAGAATCATTATAATATGTTATTTTTGGTTTTCCATTTCCATAATCGAAAATGTTGGTTTCTTTAGAATATGCTTTATAATCAGTAGATTGTTCATTTAAATAAACCCATAATGATATTGAATAATTACGTCTAAATGTGGTTTTTTGAGAGCCATTTGGTTCTAAATCTGGTATTTTCAAATCAGATGAACTTGATAGTATTTGTTGTTTATCCAAAAAAGCGGATTCTTCTAGTATAACAATGCCATCTTTCTTTGAAAGTGTATTCAATATTTTTGGTAAATAAAAATATAATAATATCAATACAATTTCTATTATAAATAAAACAAACACTATATTTGTTGTCATTTTAAATTCATTCAAAATGTATTTAATAAAAATAATTAATAAACATGGAATATAAAATGATAAATATGTAAAAAAACCACTCCATCCAGATAATGATTTTAAATAATTACTATAGATATAAAAGAAAATAGCTAACCCAACTATTACTATTAATACTAATAATATATTTATTATGTAACTTGCTACTAGAAATGACGCTGAATTTGTATTTGTAAAATAATATACAAGACTTAATAAAAATAATAAACTTAACCCATAAACGAGAAATTTATAATTTGAACTAATATTTTTAGTTTTGTTCATCAATAGAAAATATAATAGAATAAATGGTATTATCACGACGAATATATAGATATATAATTTACTTGTCAAAGCGGCTGGATCATTCGCAGCATAACCTAATAATATGATAACTAAAAAAATAAAAATATAAATAACTCCGTATTTGATTAAACAGTTTTGTAAATCTGTATCGATGAATATGTTATTTACAAATCCTGAAAATTCATTCTGTTTATCATTAATAAATTCTTTTATATTATTGAATATTTTCAACATTAAAAACTATGACTTGTATATTATTTATGAATATATTTATTGGAATAAATAAATATATTTTTTCGTGGTCAATGTATGAATTACAAATTCTCGATTGCTGTTTTTTTCCCATGACAATCTCTACATAAAGCAACTAAATTATCTACATGATTAGAACCACCTCTTTCTAAACGTATAGTATGATCTACTTCAAACCAAGCAGGTAACTGTTTTTTACAATCACCACATGTCCAATTCTGTCTTGCTGCTACAAATTTCTTTTTTGTTTCGCTTACAGAACGTTTTGTCGATTTTTTGCCAGAATTCATTATTTTGGATTCTGCTGTTGTTTGGTAATTCGGCATTGGTATAACCGGATAATTATAGTCATTATAACCATTATTTTCGCCAAAATTTTGTTTTGATGTAAAATCCAATATAGGTGAAATAAAATTTGATGTATTTCTATCAATCGGCAAATATTTAATATAATCATTTGTAGTTGATACTATTTCTCGAGTTCTCAATGGATTACGTTTAATTAAAATATATAACATAAGTGCTATAAATGCTACACCCGCCATTTGATAATATTTTTTCCATGACATTAATAGTTTCATATATTTTCCATCAGTATAAATATTAGCAACCACAAAAGCTGCTATCAAAAAAATGATAATCTCAATTCTCATCTATAATTGTTATCTATTATCTATATTATATTGAGAAAGTTATTCATAATAGATATATATTAAAACCACAAAAATCAAGATAAGCGCAGCATGAATATAATGTTTTCGTAAATTTATTTTTTCTGATAAATAAATCGGTTTTGGTTTGTACTCAGCTCTATATTTTTCTAAAGCGAGAGGTAATGATATCTGTTCTTTTCCCAATAAAACATTGAATTTGTTATGAATAAAATGAACCCATCTAACGAATGAATCGCGATTGTCTAAATATGGTGTTACTGGATATTTATCTAAGAATTCACTAAATTTGTCTCCCATTTCAACCACTGGAATAAAAAGAGGCATATTTTGTATCAAATCATAGTATTTCTTTTTTGTAATACTATTTGGGGTAATAGGATAAGATTCGGCTATTGTATGTAAAAAAAACCAATAATGTGGACCCCATACATCTGGATTGAAAAAATTTGTTTTAGATAAATCCATTCTTTGATAATATAAATATATAAAGACATGTGACTATAATCAAATAGGATAATCGTATTTTAAAATAAAAAATGAATGATAATTATTGTAATAATTGTGGTAAAATAGGACACTTATATCATCAATGTAAAATGCCTATTACTAGTATTGGAATAATTGTATATCGCATAAATCATGATAATAATTTAGAATATCTAATGATAAGACGAAAAGATACTTTAGGATATATAGATTTTATGCGGGGTAAATATTCTGTCTATAACAAAGATTATATTATTAATATGCTAAAACAAATGACGAATCAAGAAAAGGAAAATATCAAGAATATGTCGTTTGAATCTTTATGGAAATGTATATGGGGTAATGAACATATTTCAAATCAATATAAATCAGAGGAATTAACATCCAGAGAAAAATTCAACCTTTTAAAAAAAGGCATTTTGAATAAGAATGATTTTTATAATATGGATATGTTAATTGACCATAGTAATTTATTTCCATTATGGGATGAACCAGAATGGGGATTTCCAAAAGGTCGTAGAAATTATCAAGAAAAAGATTATGAATGTGCTATTCGTGAATTTTGCGAAGAAACTGGATTTAAGAATAACAAATTGAAAAATATTCAAAATATATTACCATTTGAAGAGATATTTACTGGTTCCAATTATAAATCTTATAAACATAAATATTATTTGAATTTTATGAATTATCAGGATACTACAAATACAGATAATTATGAAAAATCGGAAGTAAGCAAAATGGAATGGAAAACATATCCAGAATGTATTGAATCGATAAGGCCTTATAATTTAGAAAAAATAAAACTAATAACAAACATTAATAATATGTTAAAAACGTATAAAATTTTTAGTTGTTAACACGTATATAATAATATCTATCAAATATATAGACATTATTAACATTTTCTTATGAAATTTACAACAAGAAAAAATAATGATAAATCAAACCATAATATGAATAAACATAATATTCGAAACACCAAAAAAATATTGGGTGGTAAAATTCAAGGCATTGATACTGAAGAAAAAAAAAGGAAAACTACGGAAAGAGCTATTGAAATAATTAAAGAATTATTGATTGTAGAAAATATGAATTCTATTATAGAGATTAAATCAAGCGAACGAACTAAAAAAGCTTATATTAATGGTAAAATTGTTAGTGGTCCTGAATTGTGTTATGTTCTCGGCGAATTAACAGAAAACAATGATTTTAAAACCAAGGGAGCAGACATGCGTGCTATCGAATATAGAGATATCAAAACAGCAAAATTAGTAGGCATTGAACAAATTCTTAACGGAAAAGATGACCGTTTAGGTATTGTTGGTATCATTGAACGTTATAAAAAAGATTATGTTTTAAAATATTTATCAAAACAAGAGATTATTGATAACTCTAGTATTTTTTCAAAAATAAGTGGTTTATTTGAAGAATTAACCAGAATATATCCATCTGACATTGACGTTGATACACCAAATCCATTACTAGAATCAATATTAAAGCGCAACAAACCTGAATGTCCAAATGGTACTAGAAAAAATATTATTACAGGCAAATGTGAAAACACAAAAACTGAAAAAAATCGTTTGAAAATAAGAGATGATACCCTCGACAATACTGGAGAAGAGTTAGTATTGCCTAAAAAAATAAAACAAAGAGTCTTATTAAAGCCAGTTGTTAAAGAGATTTTAGAAAATACTTTTGACAATGAGGTTATTGATAATCCTATTGTTGATAAAGTAATTGATGATGTTATTGACAAAATAGAACCTACTGAAACTGAACAAATAGAAGAAAATATGAATGAACCTACAGAAAATATCGAGACACAAAAAATACCTGAAGAAAAATTAGTAATTCCAGAATTAAAATCAATTGAACAAAAAGAAGTTGAACCCGTTATAGAAGAAATTAATGTAGAACCTATTCCGGATATATCAAATATAGATGAAACTCCTGCTGAACAAGCATTAAATGAACAAGTTGGTATTGCTCCTATTGACGTTGAGTCGAAAGACTACAACCAGTTCCTTTTCAATAAAGAAAGATTAGAACACGAAAATAGTAAAATAGATGATTCTAATGATTTTTTGTATCCAGATTTAAATGACCCTGATTTTAATTTGAAAATAGCAAAATTAAAAGAATTCAATGATACCAAATATGATGGGAAAATTTACGATATTCGAGAACGTACCAATTTATTATGTAATGCCGATTTTGAATTAGTTCCACATCAATTATTTGTAAAAAATTTCTTATCATTTCAAACACCATATAATAGTTTATTGTTATATCATGGATTAGGTACAGGCAAGACTTGTAGTGCGATTGGTATAGCAGAAGAAATGCGTGGATTTATGAAACAAGTCGGGTTAACACAAAAAATTTTAGTTGTAGCATCACCAAACGTACAACAGAATTTCAGATTACAATTATTCGACGAAAGAAAATTAAAACTAGAAAATGGATTATGGAATTTGAATACTTGTATTGGTAATAATTTATTGAAAGAAATTAATCCTACTAGTTTACAAGGTATTCCAAGAGAACGTGTAATCGGTGAAATAAATAGTTTGATAAATCAATATTATAAATTTGTAGGTTATGTTGAATTAGCAAATTATATCAAACGCACTATCAAATTAAATGATAAAACTGAATATTCAGAAAAAGAAGCAAAAACTATTCATAAAAAACTCATTAAGAAGTTTTTCAATAATCGACTAATCATTATAGATGAAGTCCATAATATTCGTTTAGCAGATGATAACAAAAAAAAGAAAACCGCTAGTTTATTAATGTATGTAGTTAAACATGCTGAAAATATTCGTTTGTTATTGTTGTCTGCTACACCTATGTATAATAGTCAAACTGAAATTATATGGTTAACAAATCTTTTGAATTTAGTTGATAAACGTAGCACAATCAAAGAAAATGATGTTTTCGATTCAAAAGGTAATTTCTTAGAAGAGAGAACAAATAAGAATGGTGTTTTAATGGAAGGTGGTAGAGAACTTTTACAAAGAAAATTAACAGGTTATGTTTCATATGTTCGTAGTGAAAATCCTTATACCTTTCCTTATCGAATTTATCCAGATGTTTTTTCTCCTGAAAATACTATGAAAAAGGAAGAATATCCAAAAATACAAATGAATAAAAAAGACATTGATGCTCCTTTACAATATGTTCCTATTTATGTAAGTAAAATTGGTGAATATCAACAAAAAGGATACGAATTTATAATGAATAATTTGATAAACAAATCATTTGATGTAGTTGATAAATTTGGAAAAGAACGTATCATGCCATCTTTTGAGAACATGGAATCATTTGGTTATCATTTATTATTAGAACCAATAGAAGCTTTAAATATTGTTTATCCAAGTTCTCAATTAGATAATAAAATCACCGATAACGAACCAAGTGATGATGAAAGAAGTAAAGATATTATTAAAAACATGGTAGGTAAAACTGGACTTTCTAATATTATGACATATAAATCAATTGTTGCTAATTATTCACTTCGTTATAATTTTGAATATAAACCAGAAATATTAGAGAACCCAAATCATGGACGTATATTCCAAATGGATAAAATACATAAATACAGTAATAAAATACATAGTGTTTGTCAATCTATATTAGCATCGACTGGTATTGTTCTCGTTTATTCACAATATATTGACGGTGGTATAGTTCCAATCGCATTAGCATTAGAGGAAATGGGTTTTACACGTTATGGTTTCGCTAGTCATACAAAACCATTATTCAAAACTCCTCCAGCCGAGCCAATTGATGCCTTGACAATGAAATCTAAATCACAATATTTACAAGAAAATGGAGAACCCACCAAATTTAAACAAGCCAAATATGTTATGATTACTGGAGATAAAGCTTTTTCACCTAATAATCTAGCTGATATTAAATACATTACGAATCCTGAGAACAAATATGGTGAAAATGTAAAAGTCGTATTGATATCTAAAGCAGCAGCAGAAGGTGTTGATTTTAAAAATATTAGACAAGTACATATTATGGAACCATGGTATAACATGAATAGAATTGAACAAATTATTGGAAGAGGCGTTCGTAATTTAAGTCACTGTCAATTGCCATTTGAAGAAAGAAATGTCGAAATATTCTTACATTCTACATTACCGTCTAATGATGAAGAACCAGTCGATATGTATGTATATCGTTATGCTGAGAACAAAGCAATAAATATTGGAAAAGTGACCAGATTATTGAAAGAAATTGCCGTAGATTGTCAATTGAATATCGGTCAAACCAATTTTACGATTGATAAGATATTGGAATTACCTGAAAATAAAAATATTAAAATAAAATTATCTAGTCAAAATGATACCGAAATTGATTTCAAAATCGGCGACAAACCGTTTTCCGAAATATGCGATTATATGGATAATTGTAGTTTTAAATGTTCATCGAATGTTGTCATAAATGATACCGATATTAACCAAACTACTTATAATAATGAATTCTTATCAATGAATTATTCTACTATTACTAAAAGAATCCGTGATTTATTTAAAGAACATTTTATTTATAAACGAGAACAATTGATTAATTCTATTAACATTATAAAAGAATACCCTATTGAACAAATTGATTATGTATTAACCAAATTTGTTGATAATAAAAACGAATACTTATTAGATAAATATAGTAGAAAAGGGTATTTAATCAACAAAGAAAGTTATTATGTTTTCCAACCAATCGAGATAACAGACGAAGAATCGTCTCTTTATGAGAGAAGTGTTCCGGTTGAATATAAAAAAGATTCGTTGGAATTACAATTACCCGCCAATAAAAAATATGATAATAAAAAAATAGTGGAAAATGAAATAGAAAACATTGCCGAAAATTTAATCATCGAAGAAGATTTACAAGAAAAAAATAAACTTGATTATGAAACAATTATAAATAATTTAAAAACTAATTTAATGTATTCTATTGAAAAAAAAGAATTAACATCAAGTGACATTGACTGGTATAAACATTGTGGTCATGTTTATAATTGGTTATTGTTAGTACATAAAATACCAAAAGAATTATTAATCAAGTATATTGTATATCATTATCTAGACACTCTTAAGTATGATATGAAATTAGTATTAGTACGAGAACTTTATAATACAGATAAAGTACATATTGAAATTGAGAACATAATTAAACAATATTTTGATGAAAAACGGGTTGATTATAAAAACCAAAAAGCAATTGTTCTCGTAAATAATGATGAAAAGTGGAATATATATTACCAAAATCCAAATAATTTAATGGAATGGACTCTAATCGACCCACTTGATTTTGAAAATTACAAAAACCAATTAACAAAATTTATTATTCCAGATTCTAAAATAAACGATGTTGTTGGTTTTATGGCATTTTTCAAGAACGATGAAATCGTATTCAAAACAAAAGAAATGTCAGACAAACGTGGCGGTGCTAAATGTAGTAGTGCCGGAAAACAAGATATAATGAAAAGATTAAATTATGTTTTGGGTGAAAAAATATACACTGATTCCAATGAATTATATTCTCAAGCTAATATTCAAAAACAGGGCTTATGTGTTATTTTAGAAATTTTATTTAGATACTTCACTGAAAACCATTCGGTTAGTGACAATAAACACTGGTTTTTCGATTTGGAAAAAACTACTATTAACAAAATACCCAAGAAAATATTGTAAATAAAAAATAAAAAATTGATAAAAAACAATAAATAATATATAATGACATAAAAAGATATTTTGTGTCATTATAGTAGTAAGATGTCAAACGCAAATCAAAATCAGGCTGATAAACGAAAGATTTATGGAGTTTATATTCAATCCATTTTAACGATGAAAGTAATTCTTTCGATTACTGAAGTTGGTAAAAATGTAAAACAGAATTTAGAAAAAACAATTTCAAAGAAAACCGAGGGTCGTTGTATAGCGGAAGGTTTTATACGTCCAAATTCAGTAAAAGTATTAACATATTCTAGTGGTATAGTTAATAATGAAAACATTGAATTCTTAACAACTTTTGAATGTATGGTATGTCATCCAGTAGAAGGTATGTTAGTCGAATGTACTACAAAAACTATTACAAAAGCAGGTATTCACGCGGAAGTAATAGATGAATTAGGAGGAGTGCCAATTACTGTATTTGTAGCTCGTGACCATCATTTTACTGATAAGAATTTTGCTAATATAAAAGAAAATGAAAAAATCGCGGTTAAAGTAGTAGGTGTGCGGTTTGAATTAAACGATCCATATATTTGCGTTATTGGTAAATTAGATACTAATATTGATAATCAACCAACCTATAATCGTGAAAAAAAACCACCTATTAGTATTATGGAAGAATAATGCGTTATAATCATAAATATTAGTCTTTTGTCTAAAATTGGAAAATAATAATATACATTTAGGTAAAAAATAATATTGGTTTTATATATACAAAATGCCAAGTTCAAAGTTCGTACAAATTATGCTTTTTTACATTCTATTGAGTTTTTTCATTATGCCACTGCTGTTTTATTTCTTAATTAATAAAACCGATGCTTCAGCTGGTAATGGATTTGTTGTAGGAAGTATATTATCATTATTGCTTTGGTTCGTTTATGGTTCAAAAATGATAAAATAAATATAAATTTGTATTATGAAGAATAGTTTTATGATTTTGATTAGCAATACAGATTTTTTTTATATGAAACCTAAATATACAATAAAAACTATATAAAATCATAATATAAATATATTATACTATGATGGAAAGCATTGATAAAATTAATGTTCTAGAACAAATCAAAGCTGAAATAGAATCGATGGATAAATACAATCAAATAGAAGTATTAAAAATTTTATCAAAAAATCTTTGTAAAATAAATGAAAATAAAAGTGGTGTATATGTAAATTTGTCTTTTTTAGACAACGAAACAATGGATGAAATACAAAAATATATCGATTACTCAAAACAACAAGAGGAATCATTAGTTACAATGGAATATCAAAAGGATGAATTTAAAAACGCATTCTTTATTGAAAAAGGTAATAAAGATAATATGACAATATCATATAACTCAATAAATAAATAATATTAATAATGTATTGTGGTTATAAATCGATGTTTGGATGTAATAATTTAAAAACAATGACTCCTGAGTTATTGAAACGAGTTCAATCATGTATGTTCAATAAAAAAAATAAAGATGAAATTATTCCATCAGTCCCTGTTAATATAACCGATAATGATAATGACAAGGGCAATAATCATCAAGAAACTGTTATTGAAGAAATCGATGAAATAAAAGATAATATAATTGATATTAGTGTGGAATCAACCGATAAACAAGTCGAAACAAATGAAGATATATATTTGATAAAAGAAAAATTATTAAAAGAAATGGTTGCTATTAATACAATAGAATCGACAACTCGTAATGAATCTAAATTGGATTTGCCTATAAAGACAGAAGACATAATTTCACCTACACAAAAAGATACATTGTTTTGGTGTATTTTTATTATTCATTTTGGTTATAATGAATATTTACAAGTAAATCGTAATTATGGCATTAAAGAACTCGAGATAAAACAAAAAATCATAGAATATTTAAATAAAAATCCAGGCGTTTTAAAACAAACTAATTATAAAATAACAAAGGCATCTGTACAAGAAATTTTATCCGATTTTTTAACATCACAAAAGGATACATCTATATTATGTTTCATAGCAATGATTTCTTATTTCAAAATGAATGTCATTATGGTAGATTCCACTAATCGTTTTATGTTAGAATTTTTTTCAAACAAAGACGAAAATTTACCAACATACGTTTTATATAAAGATGGTTATGGCAAATACAAAGTAAATATTGAATCATTGAATCACGATAATATTGATGACATGAAAAATACATTAATATGTTTAGAAAATTATATGAAACCACTTAAATCTGCGTCTAACTATAAAATAGATGAATTGATAGACTTGGCTAGAAAATTGGGCATATATAATGAAAACATGAAATATAAAAAGAATGATTTATATGAGCAAATTTGCGAAATATGTAAATGGCATTAGAAAATTGAATTAAAAACAAAATAATATATGATTTTACTATATAAGATAATATATTATGGAAAATACTAAAGTATCGCTATCGAATTCTACTGAATTAAAGAATCAACAACTAAAAGATTCTAAGCAAAAGAAGGAAGAATTCGAAAATATTGTAAAATCATATTTAGAAAGTAAGCCATACTTGGCATTCGATAGAAAAGTAAGCGAACTAGAAATACGTTTTGGTACAAATCCTAAATTATCGCGTCCAATATCTAAAATTGATTATGATAATGTAGTTAAACAATTATTGGCATGTGGATTTAAACCTGAAAATATCGATGGAACGCAAATATTACGTATTCAATCTGAATATACTGATCCTAAAACTGGTATTACAAAAATGTCGAATATTCGTGCTGAAATTAGTGGTTCTGATTTGATTCAGGAATATTGTAGAACTAATAGTCTTCAAAAGGTGATTGATATGCCATCTACTGTATTTAATAAATTAAAATTCACAAAAAAATCGACTGCTATAAAACAAGAAGGGAATGTTGTCACTTTTATAAAAAAACTAGATATGGATGATTTTAATTTTCGTGTTTCATATCAAACCGAAGAGGATTTTAATATTCAATCGAATATTGCGCGTAATATTATTTCCAAATGGATGGACTCCAAAAAAATGTTTCGTTGTATGAATCGTGTTCGATTTTATCATCCAGATATGCCTATTTTCGCAGACTTAAGTATTGTAAAAAGTTCTAAAAAAACAAATAAAATCCCTATTCCTCAATATACTATTCAAGAAGCTGGCGTGTTTGGTAATATAGAAAGTTATGAAATTGAATTGGAACTAGATAATTCAAAAGTGGGCACTGGTTCAAATTTTGATACTCCCGTAAAATTACTAGATTGTATAAAAAAATCAATTCGCATAGTACTCAGTGGTTTACAAGGCTCAAAATATCCAATTTCATATGTAGAACGTAATGTAATTTTACAATCATACATGAAACTAATTCACGGCGATGAGTATAAAACCAATTCTCGTATTTTTCCAAAAGATTTTATTGGACCTAGTTCATTTACACTTCAAATGGAAAATATACAACCCGAAAATGATGTTGTTGGATTACCTAATATTCGTAATAATTATACTGTTACCGAAAAAGCGGACGGAGAACGAAAATTATTATATATTTCAGATGAAGGCAAAATATATTTAATTGATACTAATATGAACGTTATATTTGTTGGAGCTAAAACAAATGAAAAGACTATTTATGAAAGTTTGCTGGATGGCGAACATATCAAATACAATAAAAATGGCAATTTTATTAATTTGTATGCTGCGTTCGATATTTATTATATTAATAAAAAATCAGTGAGAGATTTTGCGTTTGTACCAACAAATGATACTGATATCGAAACAAAATTTCGATTGCCATTATTGAAACAATTGATTGAGTTAGTGAAACCAAATTCTATTTTAGAATCTAAAGGTGAAGTATCTAATGATAAATCGTCAATGCCTGCCAATTTCCGTATTCAATGTAAATCGTTTGAAGTGGCAAATGAAAATAATTCCATTTTTGAAGGATGTGCTAAAATTCTTAGCAAATTAAAAGATGATACTTTTGAGTATAATACGGATGGTTTGATTTTTACACCATCCAAATTAGCAGTTGGTGGAGTCAAAGAAGGCGGTTCCGCTGGACCATTATATAAATCAACATGGGATTATTCATTCAAATGGAAACCAGCAGAATTCAATACTATTGATTTCTTAGTAACCATTAAAAAGGATAAAACAGGAAGAGATGAAATACACCATATATTTCAAGATGGGAAAAACTTGGAAGGAGTACAAGATTTGATACAATATAAAACCTTAATATTAAGATGTGGGTTTGATGAAAGAAAACATGGTTTTATTAATCCATGTCAAAATATTTTAAATGATGATTTGCCTTCACCTGACGATATCGATAATGAAGAAACATACAAACCTGTTCCATTTCAACCAACTGACCCATATGACCCAGAAGCATGTTTTTGTAATGTTGTATTGAAAGAAGATGGTTCAAAAGTATTAATGATGACCGAAGAAGGAGAATATTTCGAAGAAGATACTATCGTTGAATTTAAATATGTCGAATCAAATAAAGACGGTTGGAAATGGATTCCATTGCGTGTTCGTTATGATAAAACATCCGAATTACGTTCTGGTTTGAAGAATTATGGAAATGCTTATCATGTAGCAAATAACAATTGGCATTCTATTCATAATCCTATAACAGATGAAATGATTACTAGTGGCGAAGGAATACCCGAATTTATAACTTCTGAGGACGTTTATTATAAACGTACATCGAATGAAACCAGCACACGCTCATTAAGAGATTTTCATAATTTATTTGTAAAGAAAAACCTGATTACTGGCGTTGCTACAAGAGGTGATACTTTAATTGACTATGCTGTTGGAAAAGCCGGCGATTTATCAAAATGGATTCGGTCAAAACTCTCTTTTGTATTTGGGATTGATATTTCAAAAGATAATATTCATAATCAGATTGATGGTGCTTGTTCTAGATTCTTAAGAGAACGTAAAACTAATAAATATATGCCAAAAGCACTATTTGTTACTGGAGATAGTGGTCTTAATATTAGAAATGGACAAGCATTTAATACAGAAAAAGATAAACAAATCACAAAAGCTGTTTTTGGAAATGGACCAAAAGACGAATCTTTATTAGGTAAGGGCGTTTATAACCAATATGGTATTGGTGAACAAGGATTTCAAATTAGTTCTTGTCAATTTGCTATGCATTATTTCTTTGAAAATGAAACAAAATTACACGAATTTTTAAGAAATATAACCGAGTGTACAAAAGTACAAGGATATTTTGTTGGCACTTGTTATGATGGAAAGACAGTTTTCAATAGATTGAAAACAAAAATAAATGGCGAAAGTATCTCTATTATGAAAGATGATAAGAAAATATATGAAATTACAAAAATGTATGACCAAACTGGATTCCCAGATGATGATATGAGTTTAGGTTATGCTATTAATGTATATCAAGAAAGTATCAATCAGACCTTTCGTGAATACTTGGTTAATTTCGATTATTTTATCAGAATTATGGAGGATTACGGTTTCGTTTTGATTTCAAAAGAAGATGCCAATCATATGAATATACCAGACTCGAATGGATTGTTTTCGGAATTGTTTTCTTCAATGGAGATGGAAATAAAACAGAATCCTCGTAGTAAAGTCGATTATGGAACAGCAATTTATATGACACCAGAAGAAAAACAAATATCTTTTATGAATCGTTATTTTATTTTCAAAAAAGTAAGAAATATTGATGTTAAAAAAATGGCCGAGGTTATTTTCAAACAAAAAGAATTTATCGATAAAGAAGGTGAAGAAAATATCAAAGAATTAGAACCAGAAAACGAGACTAAAGCTGAAAGAAAAGTTGAATCAATTATAATACGAACTGATGCCAAACCTGTTAAAATTAAAAAACCAAAGATTCCTTTGAAAAAATTTGTTCCTATATCAGAAACAACCATAGAGAAACAACCATAGAATCAACATAGAACAAAACAATATAAACGTAAAAACAATAATTATATATCTAAATTTTTTTATATATATAATGACATATTACTTATTACCAAGAACTTCTTGTTTAATATATAAACATATTGATTGTATTGATAATGAATGCCAACCAGCACCAATAATATCAAATTCATTATCATGTTATTTATATCAAATGAAAGAATGTTTGAATAATTGCGAAAAAGATTGGGATACTTTTAAAAAATATACCAATCCATATGAATATATTCATAGTTCAATACCCTTTAAAAAAAAGAGCGTATCAAAACATAAGCCATTATCTAGGTCTTATTTCAAAATGATCGAAATTATTAATACATTCAATTTAACTTTTGATACAAAACCAGTATGTTCTTTCCATTTGGCAGAAGGACCCGGTGGATTTATCGAAGCTATTGCTAATTTACGCAATTGTCCATATGATAAATATATTGGTATGACAATTCTAGATGATAATAACGACCCAAATATTCCAGCATGGAAAAAAACAGAATATTTCTTAAGACAAAATAAAAATGTAATTATTGAAACAGCAGCTGATAAAACTGGAAATATATTGTCACTAGAAAATTTTAAATATTGTAAAGAAAAATATGCTTCTTCTATGGATTTGGTGACAGCCGACGGAGGTTTTGATTTCTCTTTGGATTTCAATAACCAAGAAATAAACATAACACAATTATTATTTGGACAAGTAATTTATGCCTTGACTATGCAGAAGAAAGGTGGAGTATTTATATTAAAAATATTCGACGCATTTATGCAACATAGTATTGATTTATTATATATTTTATCATCATTTTACGAAAAGGTCTATATAATTAAACCACAAACTAGTAGATATGCTAATTCCGAGAAGTATGTAGTATGTAAAGGATTTTTATTTAATTCTTGTGAAATTTTTTTCCCATTTTTATATCGCGCTTTTGAAAAAATGTTATCATGTACAAACAAAAACAACATTCCGGAATTATTTATTCATCGTTTTTTAAATATTCCTATTCCATTTTTTTTTATTAATAAATTAGAAGAATTCAATGCTATATTTGGACAACAACAGATTGAAAATATACATTATACTATATCATTAATATCTAGTAAACATAAACAAGATAAAATAGATAATTTAATAAAATTAAACATTCAAAAATGCGTTCAATGGTGTATGAAAAATAACGTCGAAATTAATTTTTTGTAGATAAATAATTCAAATATAATATATAATTTTATATTATATTATAAAATTTTATGTCACTATTAGAAATCGAAAATTTAGCCGATTTTCAAGAAAAATGGAATGTTGATACTGATTTTTCAAAAGAAAAATGGGAGGCAGTCTATAAATTGTTTTTTGACTACAAAGATATTATAAAAAAAGACAAAAATATTTGGTTTAATGAAATCCGTGAAATGGCTTTATATAATTTATTTTATACAGACCCTTCCTATTTCAAAGAAAATGTACAAAATGAAATTTTTGATAAATTATTATCTTTACAAGAACAATGGATATCAATTATATTAGAATGTGCGGATGATGTTAGTGATAAAGATAATAATTATGAGATTATTTCTTTTATACGCAAAGGTGGTCAAACCACTTCACATGATTTTGAATTACATATTCTTCATAACAATATTGAAAAAATAGTAAAAATTGAATTTAAATTTTCATCTAATGCTAAAAATAAAATTTCACAATTAACAGAATTTGCCGCAATTAACACTGAAAGCGCCTCTGGTTTAAAATTATTCGGTAAATCTTATCTTGATTTTTTTTGGCCAAATTCAACTGAATCTCGTAATTATTTACAAGAAATATGTAGTAGTTTAGAAATAGACATTCCAAGTAATAGAACTGAATGGATAAAAACAGCCAAATCAGTTTCTATTCCAAAAAACGGTGTTACTGCTGAATTTCATAGAACATTACGTGATTCGAAATATGCTAAGAATAATAATAAAAAAAACATAGTAAATAAATCTTTTGACGATTTCATTGATAATACCATTGAATATATAAAAACAAACTTAAATGATATATCTAGCATTTTCAATGTAAAACAAGAGAATAAATTTTTTTGTATATTCAGTAGTGGAAATTTTGAAAGAGATATGATTCCAAAAATTATATTAAATGATGTCAAGAAAACAAGCGACCATGCGTTCGAACTTATTACAAGCGATGAAAATAATATCAAATGTGATATGTCTTGGGGTAATGGTGGTGCTGGAAATCAAAACCCTAGAGTTTTATTCAAATTACTACCAAAAGAAAAAACTATTAAACCCGCGAAAAGTATTAAGAAAGAAAAAACCATTAAAACTGTAAAAACTGTAAAAAACACTAAAAGCAGCAAAAAAGAAAAAACAGTAAAAAGTAATGATAATGATAATGATAATGATAATGATAACCAAAATAAAACTGATAAAACTGATAATGCCGACGAAACTGATAAAACTGATAATGCCGACGAAACTGATAAAACTATACTAGGAGGTAATACTATTACTAGCAATACTATAAAAGATGATGATTATGAATACGAATGGATTGAAAATAATGAAGAATTGGCTATTGGTGACGTTGATGGAATACATTTATTGAATAAATTTCATGGAAATAAAGATACAAAAATAGAATTTAGGGAAAACAACAAATCACAAAATATAATAAATAAAATGAAATTGCGTAGCGGCAATATATATAATATTATCAAAAGTAAAATTAAATCGAATAGAACAAAAAAAAATACAAAAAATTCAAAGAAACATTCTCGTACAAAATAAAATTATCTATCTATTTTTTTATAGAAATAGTTTAAAAACATAAATTCGCCAAACAAATACACTAGTCCAGCTATATATAAATTGAAAAAAATTATAATTCCGTAATTATATTTTGTTTCTATGGGTGGATAATAATAGTATAATCCACTAATCCCACCAACTATTAATTGAAGTATTTGTAGTGTTGTTATATACATACGCATTCCTCTAATATTTATTTTGAATAACGTTAGCAAATAATAAAAATACATTATAGAATGAACTCCTGAATTCAATAAACTGCCATAAATTATGATATCTACGTCATGAATATAACATAAATGCCAACATATTACAGCACCAATATGATGATATTTTTGTAAAAAAATTGGATTTCTACCTTTTAGATATAATAAAAATGTATCAAAATATTCATAGTATTTTGAAATATAAAACCAAAAAATTAGATTCTTTATATACGGTTGAGACATAAAAATAACATGACCGGATAGAATACCTTGGTTAAATATAACACCGCATAATGATATAAATGTATAAAAGCTAAAAGTAGTTAGTGTCATATTATGTATTATAGTGAAATAATACAATGATTTTGATTTGGCTATTTTATTATTCAAATTACAATAACTATTTTTCAGCATTTTTGATAGATATAAATAAAATATCGTTCCTATTATGGGTGCTATATTTAACATATCAAATATTATATTATTAACAAATATAATATTTTTATATTTAAATAATTTTACGTAAATATTTATTTTAGGCACTATAAGCTTTTCTAGGAAAACATGCTTTTACTTTATTATTATACTTTGAAAATATGGGTGTTTGTGTCAATGGATAACCGATTTTGTCTTTCATTGTATATCCTCCTTCAGGCACGCCATATGCCAAAGCATTACCTACTGCCTTACCAAGGGCATTTCTGTACGCTACAGTAGAATCTGTAATCGAGTTATATTTAATCCTAGCAGTCAAAGAACTAGATGTAACAGCTCCTTGTTGTGCGAATTGTGGGTTATTAGGTTTATAATGAACACGTGTATATACTGGTTTTAATCCAGGTGCAAAACTTGACGAACTAGTTTGATTTTGTGAATAATTCGATGTATCTTTATTAGCAATTCTAGTTGCTGGATAATTGCCAGCATTGAAACCGATAGCGTTTGTAAAAGAATTCGATAATATTTTGAATCCAGGAACTCTTGTAACCGTTGTGTTGTACCATTGTAAAGAAGATGGCAATGGTATATAACCATTGTTCGATTGACCAGCTGGGTCATATATAGGAACACTATAATTGCCTGATAAAAATATGGTTGTGTCAAGTGCTTTCGATTGTAATTCAATTACATTCGATAAATTATTATAAGCTATATTCAATAAAAAAACTTTTGTTCTTGTCAAATTATAAATCAAATAGTGACCATTTGAATTCATTGCTTGTTGAAAAATTCCATTTATATCATCAACGGAATAACTACCAGATGGTATGGTAACAGTATAATCTGAAGCATCGACCCATTGATATTGAAAAGTAACAACAGCACTAAAAGTATATTTTTTACAATGAGTTATTCCTTGTGGTGAGTATAAATTTGCTACGGATAAACTATCTCCTGGAGTTGCGCTCGAATTTCCTACACGAATATAATTGTATTGGTTTTGTTGAAATGTTTTATTCCTGCTTACTAAATATTGAGTTGTAGATGTATAATATGTATCGTTGTTTTTTGATTCGTTGTATTTGCGTTTTATCATACCACTACTTCTTAGTCTACGTTTAGCATTATCAGCTTGTGATAAGATACAATTATCTTTACATAACCCTGGACGTTCAGAAGTATTTGAAGTGATATTAAAGTCCATCGTATTTACTAAACCATTTTGTTTAGAACTATTCGAATTAATTATCGTTCCATTTGGCATATCAAATTCATTAATTCTAATTGAAACTCTTGAATTACAATGACTCATATCAAAATTTGATGCTATTTCACGACGATATATTTTCAAAGGAAGAGGATGAAAATAATTACGTTTGCCATTTAAATTCGTTTTAGTAACTATGCCATTTTTTTTAATAGAAGTTGTAATTTGGTTGAAAGTTTTTCCCTTCCAAGAAATTAATGGGAATTCTTTCATATTCAATCTAGCAGACATTTTATATACTATATATTATATAATATATAATGAAATTGCCAAATTTATCAAAAATAACAAAATATATAACATTTCCTAAGTTTTCCATAAAAATAAAAACATTTTTAATGTTAGGATTATTAATATTTTATTTAGGAATGATTATAAGTGATTTTTCGATAAAAACTTTTGAATATTTTACACAAAAAGAAAAGGACGAACTAAACGTTATGGCTAACAATATAAGTAGGCAAATATATAGAGTTAATGATAATACGACTAGAAATATAAATAACAAGGTAAATAGTATAAGTAATAAATTAAATACTAATTATATTCATACTAATGCTGTTATGAGAAAACTAATACCGGATATACAAAAAAATATTATCGATTTATCATATAACTTACATAGCATTGAACCAAAAATAGCAGAGATACAACCCTCCATTATAGAAAATAAAAATGATAATTTGAATATTACACCAATTCCAAAATAAGGCGTTGTATGAATATGAAAAAAAAAAATATACAAATAAAAAATGAAATAAACAATACACTACAATACTAATATCGATAAATTGTATGAATATATTACTAGATTTAAAACATTTTTCACTATATAATATTTTTAACTGTGATACAAAAGAAAATATAATTATGGAAGGTAAATTTACAAAACTCTTATATTCAAATGAATTATTTACTATGAATGGTATTTATTTTTCATTTCCAATTGAAAATATAGCAATCGAAAAAGTAGGCAATAAAAATATAATTAGATTTCATGCTTATTCGCAAATAAATTTACCTATTATACAAGAATTCGCTAAAATTGAATATCGTATATTAGAACATTATAAATATATGAATAAATGTGTTCGAAAAATTTCAAATACATTATCAAAACAATTATATCTAGGTAGTATGAAAATATATAAGGATTTACATTCGTTTAAAAATTTTGACAATAATAATAACAACAATAGAACAACTGATGAAAATCCTGTCGATTTTTTTTTAAAAATATCTGGCGTTTGGGAAACTGAAAATGAAATTGGTTTGACTTATAAGTTACATAAAACGTAAATAAAATCAAATCAATATATAGAATGTACTATACAATTGTAATATTGTAATATTGTATTCTACATTTGTGAGCATGAATGCTTTTAGAATATGTTATTTAGTATATATTTTATTATTAATAAATTATATAATAATGTCTATCCAACAACCAATTCTAACTATATCACAGAAACAAGAGATAACTGCTTATATAAATGTTTATAGAGCAAAACATCAATCTCCACCATTAACTTGGGACGATACAATTGCTAATTTTTCACAACAATGGGCTTATCATTTGGTTTCTACTGGCACATTTCAACATAGTGGTAATCAATCTTATAGTGAAAATCTTGCGTATTATAAAGGTTATGGGGTTGATATTATGTATTTGTTGAAAAAAGCGGTTGATGATTGGTATAATGAAATTAGTTTATATGATTTTAATAATCCGGGGTTTTCAAAAGCGACTGGTCATTTTACTTGTTTAGTATGGAAATCAAGCTTGATGTTTGGTATGGGCATTTCAATAAATACAACAACTACCGATGTTGATGTTACGTTTAATTGTTCACCGCCTGGTAATTATATTGGTGAGTTTCAACAAAATGTTCTGCCGCCATCATCGACGCCTACGCCTACTCCAATGCCTGCGCCAATACCTACGCCAATACCTACGCCAATACCTACGCCAATACCTACGCCAACTCCTGCGCCAATACCTACGCCAACTCCTGCGCCAATACCTACGCCAATACCTACGCCAACTCCTACGCCAATACCTACTCCAATGCCTATAAATAATAATACATATACTATTATTAATAGTTTATTTAATGTTGTATATTCACTTCGAAGAAATTATTCAAGAGCAATCATTATATCGTCTATAAATACTATTATATCTCAAATCAGCATTAATAGTACAATACCTTATCAAAATAAATCGATTATAATAAATTCACTCTATAATATCATATATTCAATTCGAAGAAACGAAAATAAACAATCAATTATTAATAATATTAATACTATAATTAACAATTTATATGCGTATGCTTAGATTTATTATTTGAAACCTAATCCCATACCCATTTTAGGTCTAGGCCTTCCTCTTTTATTATTTTGTAATAAAAAAGCAGTACCTTTTCTTATATCATGAACAACATTTTGTTCTGTATTTTCTTGAAATGCTGTAAAAAAACTAGTTACATCAACAAACCCGGTTTCTTCGTTAATTGTATAATTCAAAGTATTTATCGATTGGAAACCTTCATCCGTCTCATTAACTACTCTATCAAATTCTCTTCTATTAATGATCCTTTCAAAACCATCTTTCAAATGACAAATATTTTTATCCATGATAGGATAAAAATTACTTCGGTCAATAATCAAATTTGCTTTCAACGCACGTCTTTGAATTAAATTATCCTCATATCCCCATGCCCATAGATTTGGAAATCCTAGAATTTTTTCAAAATCACATGCTTTAATTGAGAACAATCCTCCAAGACAAAACGTATAACCATAAAAATGTTTTACGACTCCTTCCGTTGTATCATAATTTAAAAAATTTTTTGTAAAAGGCATCACATCAACATCATTAAACACTAATGTTATATTCTTATAATCATTTGGATATTTTTCTTTTATTACTAAAAATCCAATGTTTTTTATAGCTCCTCTATTAAATTCTCTATTATCACATTGATGAATATAATAAATTTTATAATCGGATTCTGGCATATCTTCTAATATCATTTTCATATGTCTTTTAAAAAAAGCCTGATGTTGAACTCGGTCTCGATATGGAACAATAAAAACTAATCTTGGTATTTTTTGTGTTTCAATATTAAATGGTTCTATTATTTCTTCTGTAATTTCCATTTTGATATTTTCAGCAAGTTCGTTTTCCATAAAAAAATATATAATATATAAATACAAATAATAATTTACATATTATACACATATCCAATTGTTAGTTCCTAAATATTTTATAGAAATTATGTATATTTATCTATAATAGCCTTTGGTAAAAGTTTTTCACGCAATATATCTAATTTTTTAAAACATTTGTTTACTGTTACTTCACTAACACCACATACCTGTTTTATATCTTGTTTTGTTATATTCATTTGACATAGTTGTGCTACAAAATATACAATGCCGGCAGCAATAGCATGCGGTATATTATCAGTAATTATATTATTTTGTTCAACCTTATTCGCTATAAATTTTGAAAGCATCGTCAACTCATTATTGAAATTCAATTTACTACAATATCTATCAATAAATAAACTAGGTGTTGTCAAACACAAATCAGCCTTATTAGAAGGTTCTATATTTCGTTCTATATTATGTAATATATTCACCGCCATAGAACAACCATTAGTAGCACTTGTTTTATCCAATTTAAATATCTCGGCAATTTCATGTGCTGTTCTTGGACAACCGTTCAATCTACATGAAATATAAATCGATGCTGATTTAATTCCATCCCTATTCATTCCACGAAACATTTTTTGTTCTGAAATTTCTTTGTGGATAGCCATAGCATCATCTATGAAAATTTTTGGCACGCCTGCATTTTGCGCCATAATAGTAATAAATTGAAATTCATCATATAACGATTTTTCTTTATGAGGCATCGACTGCCATTCTGTCCATTTACGAATCTTTTTCATTTCATATGATGATTTTATACCACATAATACTTTACAACCGAACGACGATTCCATTAGTAGTGGATTGATAGGATTGCCACAACGTGTTGGGTCATTCGCGTTCTTATCATCTGCCCCATAAAACCGCCATTCAGGTGAATAATCTAGAATATCTCTATTCATAACCCCACACATAGCGCTCGTACAAGTTGGAAAACCATCATCCATTATCATTAACTGTGAATTACATAACTTACATAATTCATTATTAGACGAATATACACATGTTAGTTTTGATTCTTCGTCTGCGTTTTTGATATCATTAGAATCATCTAAATGTTTTTTATCACTATCAAATATTTCCCATAATTTCGATTTTTCTAAAAATGTTGATTCTTTTTTCTTTTTTTTTGTTTTTGAATTTGTGTTTGATTTTGATAATGAATCTTTTCTTTCTAATAATTTATCATTTTCTACCTCAGGTTGCGTTTCATACATTAGTTTAGAAGAGCTGTCAAAACAATCCATATTTTTTGCTGGTACATTGTGTATAGATTTGTTTTTTACATTTTTAACTTTAATTACTATCTTTTGTGATGTATTAATAATTATTTTAGGTTCTACTGAATGATTTGTAATCGTTTTTTTCATTGAATTATATTAGATTCGGGTTTTAATATAATTCGGTCAATTTTTTTATCATTCTATTACAAGTATAATAATTATTGTTTATGAGTTTTTTAACTGCCATGTTAAAAAGTGATTTAGAAAATATAGGTAAATCAGCTGAACCCTATATTTCAGATACGATAATTGAAATAATGAATAATGAGGATAACAGCAAGAAAATGATAAATTCTATTATTAGTAAATTTTTAGAAATTATTGAAAAAAAATTACAAAATGATACAGAAACAAAAATCAAATTATTATCGATTGTAAAAGATACTATGAATAAAGATCCTGATATTTATAAAAATGTCTATAAAGAAAATATTGAATTGAAACAAAGAATAAAAGACTTGGAAGAACAAAATATGCCGTTAGCTCAAGCTGAAACAATTAAACAAAATGGCGGTGGCGTTGGTGATGTGGTTAAAGACATTAAAGCTGACGTTGCTAAAACAAAAGGAGAGATAACTGATGGATTAAATCAATTCAAAGGTGATGCGACCGAAGGGATGGAGGCTTTTAATAATATAACAAATGGCTTACAAAATATTAAAGACATTAAAGATATACCTCTTTTAGGTGTAATATTAAATATAATTATTCAACTATCTGAACAAAAAATAAGAGATGATATATGTAATAAATTAAATAAAAACAAAGATAAAATTATAGAGTCCGCCATAAGGGTTTTTGTAAAACAAATCACTGACGATGATTATATTAATAACATAGAATTGAAAGAAATAAATGATTCTATCATTAAAAAAATCAAAAATATGGAAAGTGAAAAAGTGAACAAAAAAGTTGGTGGAAAAAAATTTACTCATAAAAAGAAATCAAAGAAATCAAAGAAATCAAGAACAAAATGATTATGAAAATCGTTTTTCTATTTTTTCAAACATTTCTTGATTATACACTAAATTGCCAGTGGGTTTATATTGTCCTATTGGAGTATATTGCTTACCATTTTTTTGTAAATTATTTTGTTTATCATTAAATAATTTATTATCTAAATTGCCATCATTATCCTCATCGTTTTCCTCTTTTTTGATAACATTCCCTTTTTCATCTACGACAATGCCTGTCTTTTTTTTAATTTGGTTTCTTACATAAGATGGAACCCAATTTTGCCATGATACAAATAATGTATTTGGGTGTATGTATCTTACGTAAAATCCAGTTTTTTCTAAATCTGCTACTATATATCCTGTACAATCACCTTTATCATAAACCGGTTCTCCAAAAATATATTCAGGTACAGTAAACCATATATGCGTTTCATTTGGTTTATTACGTGCGGTAACAGTGATTCGTTTATGAACTCTATTCAATATCTTATTAAAAATATTCAATTGTTTCAAATCTCGTTGCTGTTTTCTTTCATAAAGGTCATCTATATTTATTTTTTGTTTACTTTCATCATCATTATTGAATAAAAAACAAGACATAATATAATATATATAACAAGAAAAACATAAAATTAAATACGTATATTAATATTATAAAAATGAAAGGTCTCGAAAATCATTCAATTCCAACAGATACATCAAAACCGTGTATAAAGCATTTGGTTATTCCAGGAGGAGGTGTTGCTGGATTTGCTTATTATGGCATATTACGCAATAGTAACCAAGAAGGCTACTGGAATATCGATAATATTGAAACTATATATTCAACTTCAGCAGGCGCTATGTTAGCCGTTTTAATCGCTCTTAAATATGATTGGGAAATATGCGATGATTATTTAATTAAACGACCATGGCATAACGTATTTAAATTTGATGTACAAATGATTTTTGCGTCATTACAGAAAAAAGGTATATTCGATATCAAAGTATTAGAAGACGTTTTTGCTCCATTGTTTAATGGTAAAGATATTTCGATTGATATTACAATGAAAGAATTCTTTGATTTAACGAATATAGAAATACATATATACGCTACTGAAATAAATACGTTTGAAAATGTAGATTTTTCATATAAAACTTATCCCGATATTAGAGTTATTGATGCTGTTTATGCTTCTAGTGCGTTACCTATTGTTTTTTCACCCATTATAATCAATGATAAATGTTATTGTGACGGAGCATTTTTTTCAAATTATCCCATCAATAATTGCTTAAATGATGGCATCAATCGCACGGAAGTATTTGGTATTCAAAATGAATATTCAGTAAATGATAATAAATGTATTGATAATAATTCAACATTATTCGACTATATAATGAATATAATGAATAAAACAATCGAACATGTTTTTTCAAATAAAAAACATGATGATATTGCTATGGAAATTACTATTATATCTCCTCGCATTTCTATATATAATATTTTTAATACTGTATCTAGTATGGAAGAAAGAATAAAATTAATTAATTATGGTTCAGAATCTTTCGCTAAATATATAGAAGAACGGGCTTGATTTTTGTATTTTGTATTTAGTTATTTGTCATCATATTTACGAATTGTTCTAAAGCATTCTTGGTAATCTTTGAATCAAATTCAATTGTATCTTGGTCTTTTACCATTTTAACTGTTGGGTATGATTCAATTCCATATGAATTAATAATATTTGCTACTTCGGATGTTTCCTCAGTACAATTAATATCAATACATTTAACTGTATATCCATTTACCTCTTTGTTATCATATACATTTTTAAAAGAATTCCATTCTGGGAGGGCTTTTTTACAATGAGGACACCAATCTACATGAAATAAATAAATATTTACATCTTTTGAACGTCTATTTGCGTTTGCTACATTTGTAAATTTATTTGACTTTTTATTTGCGTATAAACTGGTATAAGCATAGTAACTAATAAATAGAAAAATTATCAATATTACAATTGTAATAATATAATAATAATAAGGACGAATATATCTTCTTAAAACATCAACAATGTTAGCCATTCTCTATAATTTACTCGTATATAATTTTTTATGTATAAAAACGGAAAACATTTCCCTAGATACTAGTTTTTTTTCATAATTTTATTTGATGTTTACTTTCGAATTATATATTGTTATTTAGTAAATTTTATCACTATTATATAAGTACCAAGAATTCAAAATATTAATGTCAAAAACTAGGAAAAATAGAAAACCCAGTTTAGATAAAATAAAAAAAGTATATTCAAATGAAGATTATAATAGCAATGATGGAATGCTTACCACTGTCTGGGGTCCTGGCATGTGGCATTATTTACATACAATGAGTTTTAATTATCCAGCAAAACCTTCTTGTGAAGACAAAAAACATTATTATGACTTTGTATTGAGTTTACGTCATGTCTTACCTTGTGGTAAATGTCGTAAGAATTTAGTAAAAAATTTTAAAAAATTACCTTTAAAAATGAAACATATGGAATCTAGAGAAACTTTTTCAAAATATATTTATCGACTACATGAATTGATAAATAAAATGTTGGGAAAGAATTCTGGACTGACATATAAAATGGTTAGAGAACGTTATGAACATTTCCGCTCCAGATGTACAAAATCATATAAAGAATTCAATAAAGAACTGAATAAAACAGCGAAAAATGGTGAACAAACAAAAGTCACTGAAGAAAAAGGTTGTACAGAGCCCTTATATGGAGAAAAATCGAAATGTGTTTTACAAATTGTTCCTCAAAATACTAAATGCGATACTTTTCAAATGGACTCGAAATGTGTTAAAAAACATTTACATGATATATTGGATGAATAATTCCCACTCGAAAAAATAAAATATTCATATGGAATCTTTTATTTAGTAAAATCGTAACTTCTTTTTGGAAATATATATGAAAGATATATATAATGAATCAACAAAAACTGAAAACATCAAAAGTAGAATTCGATTTATCAAATAATACATATATTGAGAACATTGATAATATGAATAATTCGCATTATAACATAAATGATACCACTATTAACAGAAATAGAACCAAATATATTCCTTTTTGGGCAGAAAATCCTAATATTTTATTTAATCAAAAGTATATTTTTGAATTTTTCCCTGTTGATAACATGACTTATGAGCAAAAGTTAAATGCTGTCACGAGAACTATCGTTTTATTAACTCTTTTCGGGTTTTTAGTATCCTATAATTTACGATTGTTACTGGTTAGTGCAATTACTATCGGCGCTATTTTCTTATTACATTATTATCATAAGAAAGAAAATGAAAAAAATGAATCCAAGAAATTGTCCAATGAAATAAAAGAATCTTTTGAGAACCCAGCAATGGCTTATTTAAAAGAAAATAATATTCCTATTCCGGATGATGTATTTGACCAAGTTGACGTTTCAAATCCGTTTGGTAATGTATTGATGACAGATTATGAATACAATCCTAATAAAAAACCAGCACCTCCAGCATTTAATAAAAACGTAAATGATACCATTTTAAAACAAGCAAAACAATTTGTCAGTGAGGCAAATCCCGACCAGCCAGATATTGCCGATAAGTTATTCAAAGATTTAGGAGAACAATTGGTTTTTGAACAATCATTAAGACCATTTAATTCGAATCCTAGCACAACTATTCCTAATGACCAAGCAGCTTTTGCTGATTTTTGTTATGGTAGTATGATTTCATGTAAAGAAGGTAATAAATTCGCTTGTGCTAGAAATTTATCTAGACATACTAATTAAAACTATTGGTTTTTAATTTATAATATTATAATATTTTTATAATATTATTCAAAAATTCATTCTCTATCTATAATATAATATAGTAGTATTTTAAAGATGTCATCTAGTTCTTATATGTTCTATAATATGGGTAGAATTGGTACTGATGTAACCGACCAAACTCAAACAAATTTATTCAATTCTCGTTCAGCAGATTACATGTTATCAAACTATTTTAGTCAAAATGTATCTGATAATCATGTTAATTTTGCTACATCTCAACCTACCGTAAATTTCGATGGTGTTGCTCATGGTGCTGGAATCAATGGTGATGTTGTTGATTTCGAATCACTATTGACTTTAAAAGTAGAACAAGACCGTCAATTTGAAAAGTTACAACTTTTCGAACGTCCATTTATAACTGTACCTTATTTAGGTCGTGGCAGTTGCGACCCTACTTTAGAATCACAATTACTACAAGGTGAAATTGTTAGCGATAGAAAAAGTGTTTCTACTATTATGGATAAATCATTTGCTGATTATGCTTTGTATCCAACTGATAGTAAAATGAACGAGCGTGTTCAAAATCCAGCTTATAGTGTAGAAGAAGCTGCTCTTGACGGATGGGTTCGTGGTGGTAAAGCTACCCGTGAAATGTCAAATGACGAAGATTTAAAGAAAAATAACCGTCCTAGTTCCAGTTTCTTTTAGATAATTCTCTCTATAAATTTGTAAATATAATAAAATATGTTTTCTTATATTTGTTAGTAATAATTTATTGATACATCAACGATTTCATAGTTGTTTGAATTATTGTTTTCGTTGACGTCGATGTTGTTATTCCTGAATTCGGATTAGCTACTGTTCTCGTAAAAGTATATTTTGGTGTATCACTTGAACAAGATAATAATGGATATTGACTATTTACTCTTTGTGATAAAATAATACAAATATCTCTATATAAAAGCATAATTTCCTTGTTATGATTTGCCTTTCTCAAACAATCAATGAATATATATGTAAATGCCCCCACCGCTTGCTTTGATTCTATACTATATGTATCAAAACTAGATTGTGTATCTTTACATCCACTAAACATAAAAATATTCGGGTTCGATATTGCTGTTTTATTTGGTTGTGTTCTCATATAACTATTTGTACTTTTATATTCGAATAACCATGGTAAATCACATACTGTTCCACTATGACAACTATCGAAAAGTAAAATTGTACGACATTTAATAGTTCTTATTATACTCAATAAATCATCGTCTGTAATAATACCTTTTGTTTGATAATCGACCGGTATTAATATTTCATCTAGTTTATCGTCCTCATCACCATTCGTATCACGAATTTGAGAACCATGACCACTATAATGTATCCACAATTCTTCTATATTAGCACTTTGTAATGCCAATGATTTCAAACTATTTATTATATTTTCACGGGTTGGTTGTATTGTTTTATCATTATTATCATCACGTAAATGTATAATGTTTGATAATTCAAAACCATAAGCATCTACCAACATATTACGCATATTAATTGTATCATTTATACACCCAGATAGTGATACATTAGGTAAACTAGTATAATTGATGCCAATCAACAACGCCTTTTTCATTTTTACCTTTTATATATTATCAATATAAATTTGATTTTTTCTATTGATAAAATTACTATCTATAAACCTATGTAAAGAAAAATCGGTAAAAATGTATATTCTATTGTATATACATGGATTTGTTAAACCAATCAATACCTAAAGAAATAAACAAAATTTATATTCCGTTTGATGAGGTATATAAAGTTTATCAAGAAGATTTTGATGGTAACTTGAAACAGGTAATCGTTTTCAATGGTAAAACTGAACATGTTCTCAATTTAAACGAATTATTTAGCGAACTTGAAATTGCTGAATTCGAAAAATATAATATAGTTCCTAAATTTTCAAATCAGTTAATACACAAAGACGATTCAATTAGCACTATCAAAATGAAATTGATTAATGAGCTTGGTGCCAATGATTTCTGTTATGAAGAAATTTATTTATATTCTAAGGTAAAAGACGCCATCGACTTCTCGAAATTATATAAAGATATTGTTTCTACTATTAAACCTACTTTTTCAAAAGAAATGTTCGGTCAATTAATCTCTAATTTACAATTATCTGGTGCTCTTGACGACATTTCGAATCTTTTTGATGAAAATGATACTAATATCGAGAACATATCACATGAAATGTTTTTATCGAAACTCAATACATTAATAAATGATAGATTCGATACGAATAATTTTGAATATAATATTCCTTTGGGAAAACGTTTTTCAACATTTAATAATATGTTGTACTCGGCAAATCCATACGATGTTTTACCATTATCTAGCGACGAACCTATTTTCCAAGAAAATTCCAATAATACATTATTGACTTTTGATAATTCTGTTTTATTGAATTATGGCAACTTAATTGATAAAAAAATATGCGTATGTTTCGCTGATGATGTTCTCGATTATGCCATTAATAATGGTATGGATGAAGAATATATTATTAGAACTTACTTTCCATTTTTGAGTAAATTGAATATTTTATCAAGAGAGACTTTTTTAATGAATAAGCAAAATAGAATATCCGAAACCAAAAAATTATTAACACCGCAATTATTACGATTATACGACACAGTTGATACCTTTTATAATATTTATTATAATAAAACTGATTATCAATTACCGTATATCGAAAAAGGCATTAATTCATTTGAAATTGTTCTACACCCTCAATATAAAACTATATTACCATTAGAAGTAATATTTAAACAGATACAATCCACACGTCAAATTCCGTTTATCAAGTATAGTCCTGGTTTCCAAAAAGAAAATATTTATCGATTGTATTCTGAAAAAGTGTCTCGTTCTAGTAAAAAAATACCTTTTTTAAATAAAAATCAAATTATGTCTTTATCTAGAGAAAGTTTTAAAAAGAAACAAATAACTATGTATATTGAACACGAACATCGAGGTGAACTAGTAACCTTTTTTATTGAACTATATTTGAATGGTAATATTATTATTCGTTCAAAAGATATTCCAATACCATATAATAAAAGTGAATTAGAACTATTATTTATGGATACAGCAAACCCTATTTTGAATAATATTAACGAATTTTTGTTACAAACTGGATATAAATTGAATACTTTTAAAAGTTTAAAACATAATGACGTTGAAATAATCGATATTAAGTATATTTGTAGTATTGGATTAAATAAAAAAATAAAATTCAATGAATATTTGAATTGCTTGACGTCTATTTTTGATATTATTGATATTTCTAACAAAAACAGCGCCAGTAATGCTACTATGCGGTTCAAACGCGTTGAGAATTATGAAAAAATGGATGCTATATCTGCTATGATTAGCGAGAAGTTCAAAAATTCTTATAATGAAAGGGAAATTGTACAATCATTGATGTTGAATTATGAATTAACTGAATTGGACGCACTCAATAAAATAACCCAATTTTTAAATGACCATACGCAAATTAATGGTCGTTATGTTAATAAGTCGGTTGATATTATTGATAATCCTGGTTTTCCTGTTAATTTTCGCATTCCTTCTCTAAAAAGTGAAATTTATATTGAAATTAATAAAATAAATGACATTGATTATATTGATATCTTGTATTTGTATTTGGATAGTTTTTTCCGTTTTACACAAAGTCCAGAAACTATTAATATTCCTATTGATAAAATAAATGAAATATTTAATTTGAAAATCAAAAATGTCGTTGTTCCACATGTAGCAAATGTTATCATACCTACCGTGTTTGCTGAAACTATTATTGATAAACCGGTCGAAGAAGATTTATTAGATGTTATTGAAGAACAAGAGGAACAAGAACAAAATGAATTGATTGAGGGCGATGATGTTGGTGGTGACGAAGACGATGATGACGACGAAGAAGGTATTTTCTTTGAAGATAGTGATGAAGAACAAGAACCTGAACCAGAAGAAATTACAGGCGAAATAGATGTAAATGACATTGATGCGATTGAACCTGTTGAACCAGCCGAAGATATTGAAACAGTTAAACCAGAGAACGCACTTGATAGTATTGATTCCAAAGAATCATCATCGTCATCACAAGAAGGTATATTTTTTGAAGATAGTGTTGAATCACCTGATTCAAAAAAATCGGTCGGTGGCGCCAAACGAAGACGTAATGTAAAAGATGAAAAAAATATATTTTTACAAAAAATAAGAAAAATGGAGCCTAAGTTCTTTATGGTAAATCAAGACGAAGAATACGATGGATACGCTCGATTATGTCAAGCGAACTCTAGTAGACAACCTGTTATTATAACCGATGAGGAAAAACAAAAAATAGATAGAGAACACCCTGGTTCATATAAAAACGGCATTGCCCTTAATTACGGCAGTGACCCTAATAAAAAAAATTGGTATATTTGTCCAAGATATTGGTGTATTCCTGAAAATACATCCCTTACCGAGGAAGAAGTGAAAAATGGCGCCTGTGGTGGTAAAGTTATTACAAGAGAAATGCGCGATGACCCTCCGCCTGGACATTATATCTATGAATTTACAGACCCTGACCATATCGATAAAAATGATGGTAGTTATATTGACCACTACCCCGGGTTCTTAGATAAAAAATCGCACCCAGAGAACGTCTGTATGCCTTGCTGTTTTAAAAAGAGCTGGGACGCTAAACAACAAGTTGACCGTCGCAAAGAATGTATGGATAATCTCGATAAAGATAACGTAGACAATCAACCAGAAATCGAAATGGATTTCAAATCTTATATTGTAGGTTTTGATAAATATCCTCTACAACAAACCAGATGGGGTTTTCTTCCATTAGCAGTTGAACTCTTTCTTAAAACTGATAACTCTATCGCTCAATCCAAACAAAATCCTGCTATTATTAAACCAAATACACCTGTTTTATTAAGGTATGGTGTAGAACAAAGCAGAAACCAATCATTTATTGGTAGTTTAGCCGATATATATGCTCTTAAACAAGATTATTATAAAAAGGGATTAAATACACCTACTATCGCTGAAATGCGTAATATATTAGCTGAAAGTATTAGTCTCGATATGTTTTTAAAATATCATAATGGATCACTACCATCTGTATTCAAACCAAAAAAAATAGAAATTGAAGATGATTTTATCAATAAATATTCTAATACCGAATTCTTTAAAAGTATTGATACTTCGAATGAATCGCAAATGGATTTTTTAGAAGATACTATTGCCGCATTTGAAAATTTTTTGAACTTTTTACGCGACCCCGATTCATTAATTGACCATACTTATTTATGGGATATTGTTACAAGTGATAATTCGAAATTATTTCCAAAAGGCATTAATCTTGTTATTATTGAAATTATTGATTCTGATATTACCGATAATATACAAATATTATGTCCTACCAATTCATATTCTAATAAATTTTATGATAAAAACCGCGAAACATTGATTTTATTAAAACAAAATAAATACTATGAACCAATTTATGGATTTGAAGATAAAAAATCAGAAAGACAAATTATTACTAAAAAAACTTTTACGGAAAATACTAAATTTACAAATCTGAAATCTGTTCTACAAATGATAAATAATGTTTATAATAAAAGTTGTAAAGCATTACCTAGTATGCCAAATGTATACAAATTCAAAAAGAATATTGGGTTGAATGAATTATATAAATTATTAATTATGGATAAGTTTTTTGTAGAATCACAAGTAATGAACTATCAAAGTAAAATAATAGGTGTTATTGTAAATATTAATGAAGAGAATAAAAATGGTTTTTTTATTCCTTGTATTCCATCATCATCTATGGATAATATTAAAACTATTTACATGGACGATATCAAATGGAATGATTATTACAAAACTAGAGATTTTTTAAATTCAGTATCGAATAATTCAAATGGAAATATATTATGCAAACCCCGCATAAAAGTGATTGAAGATAATTTGATTGTTGGTCTATTGACAGAAACGAATCAATTTGTACAAATTGACCCACCTATTCCAGATGACATTCAAGACGCCATTCCATCTTTAAATAATACAAATTATTTAGTAGCCGATAAAACTATTTTTACTACTAAAAAAGATGATACAATACGCTCTACAACTATACGCAAAATTACATTAGAATCTCAATTCTATAGTGCGTTTAGAACAACCATTCGTATATTATTAAATGATTATTTAAACAGAGAAGTTCGTGGTAAAATTGTAGATTTATTAGATAATCCAAGTTATTTATACAGAAATAAATTGAAAAAAATAGTCATTCTATTAAAACATTTAACTCGCAATTCTATATTATTTGATAATTTTGATAAAATGCCAGAGGACCTTATCTATCAATTAACTGAAATTTCGAGTTGTGTTTCAAATTGTAATAATAAAAAATATTGTTTGGCAAAAGAAAACGGTTCTTGTTTGATTATGATTCCAGAGAAAAACTTGGTAAATGCTAGAGATAATTCTATTGAATATTTTGTACGAATTGCGGATGAATTATTGCGCTATAAACGCATTCGATTGTTCATGTTGAACCCAAAACGGTTTTTGAATATTTCGAATATTGAATATAATATTGAATCAAATGAAATAATTATGTTACAATCGTTATTGAATAGTGATTATTTTGATGATTTAATTCCTTTTGAAATGAATAGTTATATTAATAATATAAATTACGATTTGGCAAACCCAATTATTAGTCAAAAATATTCAAATAATGTATCATTAGATACACAATATAACTTTACACAATTAGAAAATAATGAATTTGAAAATTTTGAATCAGAATGTATAAAAGAAAAACATGATAGCATAACTAATAATAAATGGAAACGTATTATTCCATCGAATGCCAAAGAAATTGTTTTTGATAATACTCAAAAATGTAGTTTTATTATTATAAATTATATTTTACAAGAACGTTTAAAAACCAATGTTCCTATTGAAACTATTCGTAAAATTTTATGGAATTCTTACGCTGATATTTATGAAAAATATAAAACTAAAATTATCAAAATATTGAGCAAACAGGGTAAATCAACTATGATGAAGAGATTATCAACTAATCAAATTCAATTTCAAGACCTTATTATGTCTGAAGAATATTTTATTACTAATTTAGATTTATGGGCTATTTCGTCAAAATATAATCTTCCTATTTTATTGTTCTCATCTAAAAATTTGAAAAATCTTTCTATTAATAGTGATTGGTTGATATTGGGTGGAAATCCATCTGAAAATTATTATATTATACGTTCTCCTTTTGAAGTATCATCAAATGATGATATTCCGTCTTATAATTTGATTATGCCTACTTTTAAATTGAATGATTTGAAAGGTTTTGATGGAATGATTAATAATCCTGAATATATTCAAAATACTCAAACTATTAGTACATTTTTAGAACTTTATCAATAATAGTTTTATACAGTACCAATATCATATCGTATAAATACAAATCATAAATTCATACGATATCTATTATTGCGTTAGGAGGGAATCGAACCCCCAGCGAAACCTTGGAAGGGTTCCATGTTACCACTACACCACTAACGCTTAATTTGGCTAGTACGCTAATATCAAAAGTCCGAATTACCTGAATCGAACAGGTGACAATTTGATATCTATATCAATATCTTTTACATCTACAGTCAAATGCTCTACCAACTGAGCTAAATCCGGTCACGATATTTCATACTAACCACATTATACTAGTTGGTATTTTTTATATTGTTTTTTCGAAAAATATATTCTTGAATATTTTCTAAATTTCTCTTTAGTAAATATTAATATTTATGGTATATTATTTTTATTTATAAAATTGAAAATATATTTAATAAATAAATTGAAAATATATTTAATATGGAAATCTGGAAAAAAATCACTTATTCATCTAATTATGAAGTATCTAATTTAAGTAATATTCGCAATATTAAAAAAAAAAAAAATATTACAATCAACTATGATAGATTAAAAAGAACAAATACGAGAGCACAAATTCCCATTCGAATGACTGATAATAAATTGAAAGGGGTTTATTTACATCGTATTGTAGCTGAACATTTTATTGAAAATCCAAATAATTTACCTGAGGTGAATCATAAAAATGGCGATTTTTATGATAATCGTGCGTGTAATTTAGAATGGATATCAAAAATAGATAATATGAGACATGCTGTTGATAATAACTTAATTATAAATAAATTTAAACGTCATATAAGAGTATTAAATAAAGTAACAAACCAAGAACACATATTTGATAGTGTTACAGAATGCGCGACTTATTTAAATTGTAGTATTGGAACTATATCAAATAAATGTAATAATAAAAAAAATAATTCGAATGGTCGTTCAATAAAAACTGTTATTCAATATAATTTAAAAGGGGATAAGTTGAATACATTTATTTCATCGCACGACGCTGCTGAAAAATTAAAGATATCAAATTCTGGAATTAATCAATGTTGTAATTATTATAAATATAATGATAATGACAGACCGAAATGTTATAAATTAAAAACATATAAGGGATTTATTTTTAAATTTGATGAGAATGAAATAAATAATGGTGGTAAATTTAAAGATTTGGAAATATCATATCAGGATGTTCAACAAAATGATACTGATTATCAAAAAAATGAATTAGAAAATATTTTATGGAAACTATATCCAGAATTAGATAAATATTTGGTTTCAAATACAGGTGAAGTAAAACATAGAAGGACGAACCGAATTTTAAAAGGTTCATACATAAATGGTTATCGTTTTGTTTTATTAAATCGCGATGATGGAACTAAACGTAATTGTTTAGTTCATCGATTAGTTGCTGAAACGTTTTTGGAAAATCTAGAAAAAAAACCTGTAGTCAATCATAAAGATACAAATATATCGAATAATCATGTTAGCAACTTAGAATGGGTAACGTATAAAGAAAATTCAAATACAAAAGAAACTATTGAAAATCTAAAAAAAGGAAAAAATAGTAAATATATTTTACAAATAGATATTGAATCTGGAAAAGTTCTTTGTAAATTTTATGGTGCGAGTGAAGGAGAACAATTATTGAATGTTCAATGTGGAATTATATTAAGAATATGTAATTATTATCATGGAAATAAATTTTATGGCAATGGTTCTTCCCAAAAAACATATAATAAAACACAAATTTTTATATTTGAGGAAGATAAAGATAAACTAACAGATATTTTAAAAATCGCAAAAACCAATAATCATGTTAAAAAAAAAATTACTGTTCAAATAGATAATACTACTAATAAAATAATAAATACATTCGACTCTGGATATGAAGCAAGTAAAAAATTAAATATAGCATATATTGGAATCAATCAATGTTGTAATTATCATAAATATGATGATAATGACAGACCGAAATGTTATAAATTGAAAACATATAAGGGATTTATTTTTAAGCAAATGGTAAAATAATTTTTGGATTTATACATAATTTATAACCGTCATTAATTAAACATATTTATGCCATTGATGAATTATATTGTTTTTTCGAAAAATTGATTATTTTTATCGATAGTTACTATTGATTAATTATTGTTTTATTGATATTTTACAAAATGACATTATTTATTGTTTTAAGTTTGGTTGTTTCATCTATTATGTTTCTTACATTCAACAAGTGTATGAATTCGAATAGTAGTATTTGTAATGTTCTCTTCAATAAGACTTTGAGAAATAGAAAAAATACTGATATTAATAAAATTAATCGATTTGTTGTTATGCCTGATATATATAACTTGGTCTCCTCCTTTGATAAACTACACAATGATTATAAAAACGTTTGTAATAATAATTATACATCAAAAACTATTCATTATGTTACATACGATGACGGTTCTCAATATGTAGGTGAACTATTTTACGGATACAAACATGGTTGTGGCATTATGAATTATCCCAATAGAGACAAATATGAGGGTATATGGCAAAATGATAAAAAAAATGGGTTTGGCATTTTAACATCTTTTGAAAATGTCTTTATAAAAGGTATGGTTATCAATGATTTTACTTTTGATGGTATAATCAATTATTCTGGGCTTTTTCCAAAAAACGGTAATCCGAATATCCTTTATTATTTAGATTTGTATTGTAATTATAATTATGGTAAACATATGGATTGTTATGTAAAAGAAAATGAAAAACTATATTTTGTACCTAAAAATATTTATCTTGGCAAATAAAAACATACAAACATACAAAACTCAATAAAAATATATCCCAATTGGGCTATTTTTTTATTTTTATATATTATACAAAATGGAAGAAAAAGGGTATTATCTTGTTAATGAAGACGCGATCTTCAATATGATGGTGGTTGGAGATGATTTTGATGAATTTGAGGAATTTGAGGAAGGTAACCTAGAGTTCATTCCAATAGAAGATGTGCGTAATAATAATTATGAAGGTGAATTAATGCTTTATGTCGAAGAATTAGGTTTGACCAATTTAGACGAATATCTTATTGATGGAAAATTACCTGATTCTTTAATAATTATTAACTGTTCTAAAAATAATCTTCAAGAATTGCCCGATTTGCCTGATTCTTTAATAATTATTAACTGTTCTAAAAATAATCTTACTGAATTGCCTGAATCTATTGAAAATTGTTATTACCTGCAGAGTTTAAGTTGTAATAATAATAATCTGGAAACATTAAGAATACCATTGTCTTTTGTAGAAAACTTTGATAATTGGAAAAGTGATGGCGATGAAGAAGATGTATCTTTGACGTATTTAAATTGTAGTTTCAATAAACTTACTGAATTGCCTAATGATATTCCAACCGAAGATGGTGATCTTATGAATAAATTGCCTAACCGTTTGAAAAATTTAATTTGTAATAACAATCTACTTACTTCTTTGCCTGAATTATTACCTATGAATTTAAGACATTTAAATTGTAGTTTTAATACTCTTACGTCAATTCCTATATTAGTAAATAACCCTATATCTCCAGAAGGCACAATCAATCTATTATTTTTACATTGTAATAATAATGAAATTACACAACTTCCTGAATTGCCTAATAATATAAAATTATTGAATTGTAATAATAATGAAATTACACAACTGCCTGAATTGCCTAATAATATAAAATTATTAAATTGCTCAAATAACAAACTGACTACATTGCCAAAATTACCCGATGATTTAACAAAATTATATTGTCAAGGAAACGAATATGATGATGAAAGTATGATTATTATAATTGATTTTTGTAAAAAAGCTCTCAAAAATCCACGAAAATACAATCAAATAAATCCTACTATTAAAGAATTATTCAAATATTATACATCAAATAGAGAATACAGAGCAAAAGTTTTTAGAGAACCTTTTACTGAAACAGCAGGTGATTTTGATCAAGAGTCTGGTAAAACAATTCAAAAAGGAAATGAGGCACCTTTTAAACCCGAACCAATACCAGAAGGTAGTATAATCGATATTCTTAAATATGCTAATTTGACTACTCCTCCTCCTAGAAAAAATATTGGAGGTAAAAAAAATGGAAAATCAAAGACCAAGAAAAATAAAAATAAAAATACAAAACGAATTACTAAGAGAAAAACACTAATCAAAAATAAATCTAAACGCAATAAAAAAAACTAGACGCAATAAAAAATATTATAACCCATTTGGGGTATAATATTTTTTTACGAAATATAATCATACAAATTTTTGCATATTTTTTTATTTTTTAAATGTTTAGAATCCTACATCATATCCATCATTACACTCGCCCATATCAACTGGTTTTATAGCTGATAGATTATTACGAATCTCGATATTTTTCTTTGAACACATATCACTAGCATCTTCTATATTGCCAAATAGATTTTCGATTTCTTTACTAGATTCTGTTGTATTGACATCGACATCATCTTTGTTTTTTATTTGTTCCATATCTAATACTAATTGGAAAGCACCTGTGCCGAAAATTCCTAATTGTCCCATCATAACATTGGCAGATACACCGCGCATATGGTCAAAATCAGCATGTCTTGATGCTCCTAATAATACTTCTGTATGTACTTCAAATGTAGATTTTGAAATTGGTCCAATATCATCATTAAGAATTCCTGAACGGAATATAGGTACCATATTTTGGGTTGATGTCATTCTGTCTGTCAATAAACTTAGATGATGATAATTAATATATACATCACTAAATTCCATGACTTCTACAAATTCATTATAAAGTATTTGTCTAGCTGCTTCGATACCCAATACATCGAATATTTCTTTAATATCGTTACTATATGTTCTTGACGTATCTATAAAATCCATTCCTAAAACTGACATCAAATTCGAACCGGTTGTATCTAATACCCATATGTCTTTGCGATTGTATTTACCATCATCCTTTATTACATAGTTTTGTAATTTTCTTGGAATAACGTTTCTGATACCTTGAACTCCTCTTAATACTATATTATTCAATAGCATTTCTTGGAAATTACGTAACAAATATATCTCATCTGATTGGTCTAATGTATCTGGAATACCCTTTTGTTTTTTATTTTTATTCAACAAATTACTGTTCAAACGAATGCGGAATACTAAATTATTTGAATTATAATCAGAATATACACAAGTTATGTCATTACCATAACTATTTGTAATAGCAAAATGAATATCATCCATTGTTATATTCTTATCTAATAATAATTCAGCATCTACTTCTAAACGGATAATCCATTTCGATTTTTGTAATGTTGATTCTTGATTATTTTCAATACACTCTTTTACCATATTTTCAAACTCATAATATTGTTCCATTAATAATCTATCGTCATTTATTGTTGTTGTATTATCATTTGGGTCAAAACATATCTGTACCGATTTGATTACATCTACCAACTTTGTATGTTCTAACATATTAGCATATTGTACTGCTCTATCTTGTACTAATTCGTCTAATGGTTTTAAATGTACGGTTAATGATGGATTCTTTGGATTTTTTGTAAGACGTAGAATTTCCTCAATTCTTGGCACACCACGTGTCACGTTGGATTTTGATGCCACACCACTCAAGTGGAAAGTGTTCAAAGTCAGCTGAGTTGTCGGCTCGCCTATGCTTTGACCTGCGATTACACCTACCATTTCTCCTGGATGAACTATTGCTTGTTTATATTTCAACACTATATTTTCTAATAACACTATCAATGCTTTACGATGAAATCTTTTATTAACCAATAAATCCTTTGGTGTCAAATAAAAGTAATATAATATTTCAAATAATGATTTTGGTTTTACATATTTAATTCTATTTAGTTTTTCGAAATATTCTTCGATTAAATCAAATGCTTCTAGTGGAGAAATATCGACTATTGAATTTGAATTCAATGTGAGTTGACCTTGAATATTCGCAATAATATTTTGGAAAGCAACTGGTAATTTAACCGAATTCTCATTTTTATTACGGAATACGGATTCAACTATATTTGTTCTTGCTTCTAACATTTTATCAATATATTTTTGACATCTTTCTTTTGTTTCACCACTTTGTTTCTTAATACGTGTAACTGTGCCTTTTGTATAAACATTTATTGTTTCTGTTTTTTGATCATTTACTCCAATAATATCATAATGTAAATAAATATCTTCAGTACTCATACCGACTAATGGCATTATCTGATTTTCAATTTTTGTGGAATCAAAACCATCATCTCCATAAGCAAACTGTATGATTTTGCCCTTATTGTTGCGAACTGTCATATCATATTCTACTTTCAGGTCCTCTAAACCTTTGATTAATCTTCTTTGAATATAACCAGTTTGTGATGTATCACGCACTTGAAGACCATTTGCTAAACCGAAATTTAAAGTACTTGGTATTGTCAAATCATAAACTTTTGGATATTTCTCAATACCAACTATGTTGATTTCAGTTATTTTATCCAATACAATGTTATTGTATTTTTCAAAATTCATATGTTTTTTATTGTTCCATTTTTTTGTTTTTAATTTATTATTTTTGTTTTCTTCAATAAATGTTATCAATTCTGAAAATTTATAAGCCCATTCAGCACTTATTACAAAACGATATGTTGGTTTTATGTTTCTTGTGCCGAGATTGTTCTTTTTCATTTGAACTTTGGATATTCTACCGAAAATACCGATTCTTGAACATAACATCGAAATTCCTTCTATTAATCTTTTTGAAGCACTTCCTACATCAATTGAATTTTTGCTTACAGAACCATCTCCTGAATAGTATCCATTCAATAATCCTGTTATAAAACTATTTGATGCGACAAATGCTTCGGTTGGAACAAATTTGTTTTCTGCTTTGTGCCCTACTAGTTTTAATAAGAATTTTGATAATATCGATGAATTTCCGGTAATTGTTGTACTTAAACCACCGATTTTGTTTATTTTTGATTTTTCTTGATAACTTATATTATGCTTTTCAAACCATGATTTGACGAAATTGCGAATATTATCATTATTATTAGTAATTGTAACATGACTATTATTACTATGACCTTCTGCCAAATAAATTCCTAAAAATATACCATTTTCTTCGTTTAATTCGAATTTCTCAGGAATATAAGAATCTTTACGATAAGCATGATATGGATAAACATACCCATTCTTAATATTTTCTGTATTTGACCTTACTGATGTTCTTTGTAATGATGACTTTTTTGTATATGGTAATGTAAAATGATTATTATTATTTTTATTCCACCATTCTTGTGGTATTTTTTTTCTATTTTCCATCTCACTTTTCATCATTGAAACCGCCATATTGAAATCGGTTCCATAAACGAATTCTGTCTTTGGTAAATAATCTACAACATCAATATGATTTAAAATTGTTGGTGGCTTACATAATTCTCCTGTTACCGGAACACAATTACCTATTTTTATATCTGGTGTCGATGTCTCGACTAATGTTTTTGTATTTGGATCCCATATTAATAATGATTTACTTTCTGTTACGATTACGCTTCTTCCACCATGTGTTTTTATTTCATACAAAGCATCGCCTGGGTCGTGTCTAGTAACAGCTGTAATTTCTCCCCAAGTAACATTTCCATGTTCATCTGTTGTTGGTATATACACACTATCAATATCTAATAATTCCATTTGTCTATCTGTAAAATGTTTTATTTTTTCAGGTGATTTTTCTAAAATGGTATCAATCCAAAGGCCTATTTCGATATATTTTGGTTTGTCGTTTTCTAAAATAACTATTGGTGTTTCCCATGTTACTGATTTACATGCGGTATCAATAAGACCAATACGACCACCCATAGCATGGAAGAATAATTCTGGTGCTGTTAAACCGGAAATATAAGAATTCTCAATAAAACCACGTGCTACCGGTGAATCATCGAACTTATTGAAATGTGGTAAGGTTCTACTATCGAAACCATATGGAATTCGTTTTCCATCTACGTTGGTTTGACCTAAACAAGATATCATTTGTGAAATATTCAAAGGGGTACCTTTTGAACCAGAATTTACTATCATGACAAAACGGTTTGTTTTGCTTAATGATTTACGACCAATAGAACCTGCTTGGTTATTGGCATCGTTCAATATGTTATTCACTTGAGTTTCAAATTCTGCTAAGTTTGTTGTTGAAGTATTATTTTCGAAAATTCCCAAATGAACTTTCTCGATTAATGATTGTACTTCTTGTTTTTGTGCTGTAATTACTTGGATAATTTTATCTTGTGTTTTCTTATCGGCTATCAAATCACTAATACCTACACTAAATGAACTGGATTTCATGTATTCTGTTACAATGTTTTGTAAATCGTCTATGAAACTGGACGCTTGCATTGGTCCAAAATCATTGAATACACGATGAATAATTCCTTTTGTGGTTGATGCTAATATTGACTTTTCGATTTGTCCTCGAATATATTTTCCGTTTCTTATTTCTAAGACATTATTCGAGGTTTTTGAATCTTCGCCTTCTTCAAATAATTTATTATTGTATTTCAATGTCAATGGTGACATTATTTGTGATAATACGTCAAAACTGGATATTTTATTTCCTTTTTTCATTAATTCTTCTGTATTTACATTATTATACATCATCAATAAATTCATCGCATCTCTTGGTGTGAAAGAGATATTTGGTCTTGTGAATCGATAAGAACCTAATAATGAATCTTGATAAATACCTACTATCGGTGCGTTTCCTGCTGGACTTATCATTTGATAAGGGATCGCTGCCAAATGTCTTAATTCTGTTTCTGCTAAAATGTTCTGCGGCATATGTAAATTCATTTCATCGCCATCAAACTTTTCGCAGCATAAATGCTCTGGTGTTTTTTATGTTTTTATTAATTTATTTTTCCAGGCTAAATATACTACGACCCTCTATGTTTCCAAAGAGGAAGGACTGTACCTTAAGCAAACTCGGGATGGCTAATCCTTCATTGTTCACCAACACCTCAGCAGTCTCTGAGAGCCTGTCATATCCTACCATAACGGACTTAGACAGTAGCACTGCGGATTGCCTATTTCATACTTTCGTAATCATCCATCACTTTATTACCATCGGCTGTCGGCTATTAACCGAGATCCTCACAGACGTTTCCTGTAGTGAGTGGTAGTGAAGGCTTTAAGGGGTTCCCGTCAACAAGGTGTTTCGCAAATAAATCAATAAATTCTTGGGGAATTTCTATATTTTTTTCTTTATGATAGTCTACTAACTTTTTATAATGTTGTTCAATTTGTGTTTTTATTATTCTACAATTTTTTGATAAATTTTCTTTTGGGGATAAAGGCATTGTGTTTCTCCAATTAAACGCTATTAATTGTTCAGCTTTGTTTTCAAGATTGAATTTCGACAATGGAATTACATGGTCTATATGCCATTCTTTTCCACGATTTTCAAGAGTGTATTTGTCGTTATAATGACATATCCATTTTATATATTCAATATTGGATATACCAAGATATTCATTTGTATGATTTTCTTTAGTTTGATTCAAGGCAATATATATCCTTGAACGAACATTTCGTATGAATTTTTGTATAGGTTCATCTCTTTCACAATCTTTACATCTTAATCTGTTATGTCGAAATCTGTCTTTTGGTTTTATAGTAAAACAAACACTGCATTTCTTGTTGTTTTCACCAATTTCTTGTAGTTTTAATTGTCGTCGTTCAATCACTTTTTTGTGCTTGAACTCGCTTGCTTGCTGTATGGCATTCAATCTATGATTTTCATCAGTTTGATATCTTAGACGACGCTTTTTATTATTACAGTCTGTGCATTTTTTAGTATTTTTTACAAAACTAGCAATTTGTTTGGTTTCATTACAAGTATTACATTTTTGATTTGCGTCTGTCACTATATTTTCAATAGCCTTATCCCAGTTTTCTTTTTTTCTTTTATTATCACATATTTTGCATATGTTACGGTTTTTAATAAATTTATCAACTTCTTTTTTCTCACCACATCTTGAACAACTTTTTTCATCTAAAGGTTTAGTATCTCCTACCATTTAATTTATATAAAGAAATTATTTTAAATACTTTTTGTTAAATATTTATTCCAAGAATTTATTGAATTATTCACTAGGGAGTAACACGCTTTTCACGCTCCCTGTTGCGGACCTTGATGATTATAATGAATCATTACTGCTATTATGCAGTGATGTTGGTCGATCCGCATTGTATGGTTTTGTGTCTGCAACATTCATTCTAAATGTATCACCTTTTTTCATCACCTTTACGATATGACACATCATCGACATTCTATGGAGAGATGGTTGTCTATTGAATAAAACAGCATCTCCATCCATCATATGACGATGAACAGTATCACCATTTTCTAAACGAATTGAATTACGGTCTACATATCGAAGTGATATATTTTCGCCATTTTTTCGTTCTAGAATTTTCGCTCCAGGATATACTTCAGGTCCATTTTGAATCAATTTCATTAAGAAATCTCGATTACGGTCATTCACCTTAACCGGTTTCGTTAAATTCATTGCTATCTTTTTTGGAACACCTAATTGACGACATGATAAATTTGGCTCACCAGTAATAACTGAACGAGCACTATAATCCACACGTTTTCCCATTAGGTTACCACGAATACGTCCATTTTTACTATTCAAACGCCCCATAATACATTGAAGAGGACGTCCGGAACGCTGAGCCATAGGAACAGCACCTTTCACCTTATTATTTACAATCATAGCAACGAAATACTGTAAGACTGTTGATAACCCTTCAATTACATTTGGTGACGCATTATTCGCAATCTTATCCGCCAAATCGCGATTTGTTTTTATAATATTACTATAAATATGAGTCAAATCATCTTCACTACGTTGTTGTGCGTCGTGTTTTACAGATGGTCTTACCGCTGGTGGTGGAACTGGTAATACTTGACATACCATCCACTCTGGACGAGACCATATCGAACTAAATCCCATAAAGGAAATATCTTCATCTGAGATGCGTTTGAAAATTTTCAAAATAATTTCTGGTGTAAGACGCATATTTATTTTTTTATTTTCATCACCTTCAGTTTCGATATTTTCCCAAACAGCGAAAATGGATGCCATTCCTTCCAATTTTATTTTATCAGGTTGCTTACATCCACATCCATCTTCAGTTGATTCACCACAACGCTTTACTTTGACAGATGTTGCTGATACATAACTCCATCTGTCTTCAGCAGCCATATCCAAAATATGTTTATGTTGATTCTTATTGATAAGCAATTTACTACATTTAAAACAAACACATTTAGTTATTTTCATGATTTCTTTTATATGTTGAATGAAGAATACAGGTCGTGCCATTTCAATATGCCCAAAATAACCAGGTGTATCGATATATGTAAAACCATCTGTAGGACAAATTAATCCGGGTTCTAATACACCCATACGAGGGTCAAACAAACCTCCTACAACTGGTTTGTTGTTAATATATGTATCACGTGATGTAACTTCAACTACAGAATTGCGTCGAATTTCATCAGGCGATAACATACTGAATTGAACACCAATAATTCTGGATGGACTTTTGTGTTCATTCATTTTTGAGGATGTTGATGACATTCTAATACCTATATAAATATTACGTTTATATTTTTTATATTTATTATATTCAATTTTTTATAATTTTTTTATGTAAAATTTTATCAAAAAAATACGTATTTTTTATAAAAAATTGACGGAAAAAATCATTCAATATTAATTGATAATATTTACCGTTACTGTTATTTAAAATACTATATTTGTTGTTCTATTTCGTCTTATTATCTACTTTTATCAATACTCTTTTCAAAATGCCAGTCAAGAAGTTTGAAACTCTTACCAAGAAAGATAAACATGCCAAAAACAAGAAACAAAATTTGAAAAGAAACAAAGATTCAGATTCAGATGACGATTCCATAATCGATGAAGAATCTGAATACGAAACTGTTTCTGAATCAAGTGAATCATCTTACAAACCACCTAAATCTAAAAAAAATAAAAACAAAAGACGTATTGTAGAAGAATCTGAGGACGAGGAGGACGAAGAAGACATTGAAGAAACCGATGATGAGGAAGAAGACGACGACGAAGATGACGATGAAGACGACGATGAAGATGACGAGGATGACGTTGAAGATGAAGTTGTTGACCGTCATGAATTACAGAAATTACTTGGCAAATTGTTTCCATCGAAACATATGCAAAAGAAAGTAGAAAATACTATGATGACAGCAGTTGATAACGAACTAAAAGAATCTAAAAAACCTAAATCCAAACCTAAATCCAAAACTGATAAAAAAAAGTCTTCATCGTCAAACAAGCATAAGCATCACAAAAAGAAGCATTCTAAGAAATATGCTGACGACGATGAGGATGAGGATGAGGATGAGGAGGAATGTGACGACGAAGAGGAGGATGAAGACGAAAATGGCATGTATAATATTATATTCCTTGGTGATGATGACCAAGAAAATACAGAAGAATATATCGAAGATGACGAAGATGTTGAATGCGATAGTGACGACGAACAAGCTTTTATGAAGGAAACTTACGAGAAATTAGAAATTCCAGACAAAAAACAAGATGACCTAAGTGATGATAGTAAAAAGAAATCGAAGAAAAGTAAAAAATCTGTTAAAGAATCTAAAACCAACAAAAAAGATGATGATAAAAAACCTGACGAAACTGAATTGACTGACGTTGAACAAGAATATTTGGAATTGGTCGAAACCAAAAAGAATTTAACTGAACAACTTAATAAAAAACCTAAGAGTAAAATTCTACGTAAAGCAATTGAAGAATGTGATATTTCTATTAAGAAATTAGTCAAAAAAGCACGTACTAAAAACGCAAAAACTTATCATAAACTAATTCATAGTGATAAAAAAAAGACGAATGAAATTGATTATTTCAAAAAGAAACTTTCTAACAAGGAACAATTACGTGTTATGAAAGACTTGAAGGAAATTAATAGTCATATCAATATCGAAAAACCTTATAGATTATCTCTATTAGATTCTAAAATGCCATCTAAATTCAAGGCAATCGCACTACAAAAACTCAATATATTACGTTCAATTGACCCAAGTGACCATGAGTATTATAAAATCAAAAATTGGGTTGATACATTTATGCGTATTCCATTTGGCGTATATAAAAGTCTATCTGTTAAAATGGAAGACGGGTTGGACGTTTGTAATGATTTTATGGAAAATGCTAAAAATACTCTTGATAATTGCGCTTTTGGCTTGAATGATGCTAAACTCCAAATTATGCAAATGATGGGCCAATGGATTTCAAATCCATCTGCTATGGGAACTGCTATCGCAATCAAAGGACCTATGGGCACTGGTAAAACTACATTAGTAAAAGAAGGTATTAGTAAAATTCTAGGCCGTGAATTCGCATTCATTGCTTTGGGTGGTGCGGGCGATAGTAGTTTCTTAGAAGGCCATTCATATACTTATGAAGGTAGTACTTGGGGTAAAATCGTTCAAATCATAATTGAAAGTAAGTGTATGAATCCAGTCATTTATTTCGATGAGTTAGATAAAATCAGTGATACCCCTCGTGGTGAAGAAATCATTGGCATCTTAACTCATTTGACAGATACTTCTCAAAATAGTCAATTCCACGATAAATATTTCTCCGAAATCGATTTCGACTTGAGTAAATGTTTATTTATTTTCAGTTATAATGACGAATCTAAAGTTAATCCTATTTTGAAAGACCGTATGTATCGTATTCAAACAAAGGGTTATGATGCTAAAGAAAAGGTAACAATCGCCAGAGATTATTTGTTACCAAAAATTCGCGAACAAGTTAATTTCAATGCGGAAGATGTTATTATTCCAGACGAAACAATTCAATATATTGTTTCAAACACAGCGCTTACCAAGAATGAAGATGGCGTTCGTAACCTGAAGCGTTGTTTAGAAATTATTTATACCAAGCTCAATTTATTTAGATTAGTCAAACCAGATACTAAAATATTTGGTAAGGACATTGATATCAAAGTTACATTCCCAATCACAGTTACCAAAAAAGAAGTTGATATATTTATCAAGAATGAAGAAAACCAGAATCAAAGTGTACTAGCAATGTACGTATAATATAATAAAAAACAAATATAAAAATATTAGAGTAGTTTATATAATCTGTAAATTATAATCCAACCTTTTTTTATGTCACAATCATCATGTTCGATTGACGAATCTATTCAAACTATGTGTAGAGCAAAACATGTTTTGGAAAATATTCCTATTGATGAAAGAAATGATGAATATAACGTTGTATTAGAATCTATTAATAGTTACATTGATAATAAATGTAATCATTATGTAGTTACTGATTTTATTGACGTTGATGTGGAACGTACCAAAATGGTACATTACTGTAAAATATGTTATAAAGTATACGATACAATGGTCGTTGATAATGTTCCCAAAGAACTAAGAAAAAAAAAATAATAAAAATAATAAAAACCATATTTATTTACCAATTTCGGAATCTTTTCCGGTTGAATTTCCACCACGTGTTGTTAATAGTTTTTTTTGGACATCATTTAAACATAAATTTCCTAATGAATTTGTTAAACCTACACCTTTACAATCTTTTTTTCCTTCTGCTTCTGAAAACACATCTAATTTGTTATCAGCAACATATGGTTTACAATATAATCCATCAAAACCCCATACTTTTTTACAGTCTAATGGTTGATTATTAATCAAGAATGATGAGTATGAATCAATTGCGTTATGTTCATTGTTGGTGGTATATTCTAGTGGTTTAACACCTTGAAATCCTTCAAATGGATATTGAATCGAAAATAATGTATCTTGCGAATATGGCATTACTGCGTTTGAACCTACTAATACGGAAATGGCAATAACTAGAAAAATAATAACAGCAAATACTAAAAGAGATTTATTGTATTTCATCTTATTTATACATATTTATAAGATAAAAATTGCTAAACAATTATGATTTAACCTATTTTATATTATCCATTAAAACATACATAAAAAAATAAAAACACTATTATTCATATAGAATTTTATTGATATGAATAATACTATTAATAATAATGAACGACTGAATTTAAAAAAATTAGTTGATGAAATGGATTGTGACGATAATACTGAGAATATTCGTAAATTAAAACATAGTGTTTTAATACGTAATGATATTCGTAAAATCGAAAATTTGAAAACTAAAAACGCCGAATTAAAAAAATCCAAGCCAGACGAATTTATTACTTTGTGCGAAGGCGAATGCCCATTTTTATTCAATAATTATACCGATATATTCCACAAAGTAGTAAAAGATGAATTGGATTTGACTATTATGACTAAATTATTAACTGTTTTAAAAATGATTGAAGATGGGAAAGTTGACCAACATGAAGGTTCTGTATTAGTTGGTAAAATTCTAAAAGAATTATACATTGATAGTGCTGTCAAACGCGCCGATAATATTGATAAAGAATACGAAAGTATGAAGGTAGTTCCAAATGAAGGAAAAAAAATATCTTGGCAAGAATTCAAGAGTATGAATAAATAAATCTATGCTAAAAATTATATAAATACAAATCGTGATATTATGATAACAGATATGAATTTCTTATCATATGATTATGTTAAAAATATGCTTACACCAAAAAAACAATCTATTCGTAATTACGCTATATTAAAATTAGCAATCAAAAATGATAATCTGAAAAACGAATACATCAGCAAAATTAATAATCATAATGCCGCATTGAATAATAATCAATTCGTAGATTCAGGTTTTGATTTATTAGTTCCTGAGAAAACCGTTTTTACAAAAGAAATCGATTCCAAATTTATCGATATGGGAGTTAAAGCAGAGATGTTATATTTTGATTCCAATATATCGATGGTCAGCAATTGTGCTTTTAATATTCATCCTCGTTCTAGTATTTCAAAAACTCCTTTAATGTTAGCAAATCATACTGGCATTATTGACGCTGGATATCGTGGCTCATTGATAGGTGCTTTTCGTTGGCTTAAATCGAATACATCTACTGATTCTGAATATGTAGTTGAAAAACATACTAGATTATTACAAGTTTGCCATCCGTCTTTGTGTCCCATTTTTGTAATTATTGTTAATGAAGATGAATTATCGAATAGCGAACGTGGTGATGGAGGTTTCGGTTCTACTGGTGTATAACCGTTTTTATATATAGTATAAATTGTATATATAATATATATATCGCAGTCACTAGAATTATTTCAATCTAAAACGCAATGATTGAAAATGATAAATATGCCAAAATATACAAAGGTAAAAATTTTTCGAAACCTAAATACAAAAAAGTACCTAAGGTAATTGCGTTTGATTTAGACGAAACCCTCGGTTCATTTATGGATTTAGAGATATTATGGAATTTATTAGTTTCTATAAATAGTAATTTGAATCAATACTTTTTTAATAAATTACTAGATTTATATCCAGAATTTGTAAGATATGGAATAGTTACTATATTAGAATATTTGTATCATCAAAAAATATCTGGTGAATGTTCTCATGTTTATATTTATACTAATAATCAATGTTCTCAATTATGGACTGAACTGATTTGTAATTATTTTAATTATAAATTGAATATTCCTGAAAATACTCCTTTGTTTGATAGATTAATATTGGCTTTTAAAATAAATAATATTCCTGTCGAATTATCGAGAACTTCTCATGATAAAACTCATAGTGACTTTATAAGATGTACATTATTACCAAAATCTACACAAATATGCTTTATAGATAATTCTTATTTTCCAAACATGAAAAATGAACGTGTTTATTATATACAACCGCGATTATATCAACATAATTTATCTTTTGATGAAATTATACAACGAATCACAAATGCCAATTTAGGTATCGATATTGATATATCTAGTTTCACAAATGTTCTCAAATTTAACTCTTCAAATACCATAAAAAAACTATCTCACAATTACGATATTTTTGTAGCACAAAAAATCATGTATCATATCAAAGATTTCTTTTATTTGACTAAACGTAAAATACGTACAAAAAAAATCAAACTGAATATAGGTAAATTCACTAGAAAGAAACTTATGTAATTATTTTTTTTCCATATGTTCATATGCCATTAATATTAATTGTTCTTCTGTTGATAATTTCTGAAATGTATAACATTCATCAAACTTATATTGTATAAATCGACGCATATTATTCATACATAGTACTTGTATTCCATTATCTAAAAATTTTATATCCATCACAATTCCACCATTTGTTAAACAATTTTTGGATGAAATCGGTGTTTTTGAATTTGTATGTCGAATCCATCGTATATGTTTTCCTTTATGTAATTCATGTACTTCATCTACATAACGATATCCTATTAATTTTTGACAAATTTCTTCTACATCATTTGATTGTAATTTCAAATTTATTATTAATTTAAATATATCTTCAGTTACTAAGTTCATCGTTTTGTTCTCTAAATAATCATTTTTATCGTTCTCAATTGAATCCAATAATTGTTCGATATCTAATGTTGAGAACAATTCAGGGTCTTTTAATGCGTTCTCAAATATTTCATTTACATCTATTTTTTCTGGAATGTTCTCCATTTTCTATATACTACGTGCTAATATTTTATACTTTTTTGTAATTGTATAAAATATTATTTGATTAGACGAGTGATATAATCGAACTTGACTATATTTCGAAAAATTTCTACAAATCCTAAATTTACCAATAAAAATAACGCACTGCTAAATATTATTTTTGAATCATATTTTCTTAGTTCATGTTCTCGATATGGATGAAATCGAATCAATAAAAATATACAAACAAATGATTGTATCAAAATATTGAACGTAGTCAAATACATTGGATTTATATAAACTAAACCAAAAAATATCAATACGTAAATGATTTGTAAAATAGTAAGTGTATAAACATAATATCGTCCAAAATATTGTAATACTCCATCTAAACTCTTATACCCGTTAAATTTTAAAACGGGACGCTCCACATGAGCGTGTTTTGAAATCGCAACTGGTAACTTAGTTGAAAATTTAAATGGCATACCATTTAAATTCTTCAACGGCGTAAAACTTATATTCATTATATAATTACAAACAAAATAAAAAATTGTAAATATATTCATATATGTCCTCATTAGAAGGGGGATTAATTATAAAAAAATATTCTATTTGTGAAAAAATAGGTGAAGGCAAATTTGGTATTGTTCATAAAGGTCTATATAATAAAACAAACGAATCAATCGCAATTAAATTGGAATATTCGAGAACCAACGCAAAAATATTAAAACATGAAACTACTATAATGAAATATTTATATGACCATGGATGTCGCACTATACCTATTGTTTTTTGGTATGGTATTTATAAAGAATATACGTGTATGGCAATGACTCTATTTGAACGTTCTCTATATGATTGTATAAAAAGAGAACCATTGCCAATTGAAAAGACTTATTTGACTATTTATAAAAGTATTGATATTATTGAAAGTATCCATAAACATTATGTTCTCCATCGTGATATCAAACCACATAATTTTATGTTGAAAAATGGAGAACTTTTTATTATTGATTTTGGGTTCTCTACATTCTATATTGATGAAAACTGCGAACATATCGAAGATACTTGTTCTCAACAATCTATTATCGGAACACCAAAATATATTAGTTATAATATTCATTGTGGTAGTATACCATCTAGACGTGACGACCTTATTTCGATTGGATATATGTTCATGTTTTTGCTATATCGAGAACTTCCTTGGGATAATGTTCTCGGTATTGACAAAAACGAACAATATGATGATGTTCATGTTCTCAATTATAAAAATAAAATTCGTCGTGATTTGAAATCATGGATTGAACTAGAACCTGTATGTAAAAATTTGGATTCTAAAATGTATCGCTATTTAAACTATTGCTATAGTCTTAAATATAATGAAACTCCCAATTATAATGCTTTAAAACAATTGTTGGAAATATAGATTTATGCTGTTAAATAATATTGTATTTTTATAAATATTGGTACGATATATGCTAACAAACATTTTATTGATTTAATGAATTATTTATAAAATCAACTTAAAGATATAGTATGATATATATTATATAACAAGGATAATATGAGTTGTCAATCCGTATACCAGTTGAAATTAGATTACGAAGCAAACCCTATCGATATTGAAAAAGAGTCGCCAGAAAGAATTGCGATTCGTGAATTTGTTCAAAATCAAGCTATGTATATATTTGGTATGCATCAAGCAGAACACATTTTAAACGCAATTGTAGATGGATTTTTCTTATTTAATTTACGTAAAGATAAATATATGTTGAAAAGTAAAGATGAATTGTTACAATATTGTAAGGATGAAAATGTTACACTTCAAGAAAAATTGTATTTTTGGGATATTTTTCTCTATAACCAAAGACCCGAATTTTTAAGTTATGATGAACATGAATATATTAGATCATGTGGAGACCTTGATGGTTATACACCACCACCACCACCACCAAGTTATGAAAGAGGACCATCCGGTTTCATTAAACCAACCCTTATCAGTAACGAACTTGCTGAGTTCTTAGGCAAGGCTATTGGTACTGAAATGGCTCGTACTGAGGTCAGTAAGGAAATCAACGCTTACATCGCCGCCCATGGTCTTCAAGATAGACAGAACGGTCGCAGAATCAACCCCGACGAAAAACTTAGAAAACTTCTTAGATTAAGCGAAGGAGACGAATTAACTTATTTCAATCTTCAAAAATACATGAAACCCCACTTCATCAAGTAGATTGGCGGATGAATACAGATATATTTTGGTATACTGAGTTCTTTGATTGAAAAATATAATATATCGTACAATATAATAGTATTTTTTATTATATTTTACATTCTACTCATAATCTCCTCCTTTTATATATCTAAGAATTGCATCTCTATCTACAAGTCCAAGCGCCGTTTCAAGCTCCGTTGGTCCTCTTCCTTTACTCTTTTGCTCTGCCAGGAATGCGTTTATAGTTCTGTCGTCCTGTTCTGATCTTTCTCTTTTATCTTTTGTACTTTCATTCATCATGGTTGCTAGTGGTTTTCGTTTTGCAACTTCTTCAGCCGCCTTTACCTTTGCATAGCGCTGTAGTTTTGCAATCTCTATTTCTCTTGCTTTATCCATTCTCTTTTTTCTTTCCATTTCAATCTCCTTTATTCGTGCTCTTATTTCCGCATTTTTGATTGCTTTTTCTTTAATTGCTTTTTGTTCCGCTTCCATTTCTTTTTCTACTGTTTCAGTTTCTTTTGATACTGTTTCATCTATACCTTCGTATGCTCGGTTGAAGTAAGTATACCCACTCAATAACAAAGATATCAATAACACAGTTATCAAGAATATTATCGATATATATTTTTTAAATTTGATGCCTAAATTTTTCATTATAATATACATTCATATAAAAAATTACATCAATAGAAAAATATAGTTCGTTATTATAAATATATAAAATGTCAGGACCATTTGACCTTGAAATTTACAATATAAAGACTAATTTAAATAGTTTGATTGAAAAATATACAAATATATCAAAAAGATTTGAAAAAACTATTATACAACAAAATGAAAAACTAAATAATAATATACCATTAACAGACAACAATTATAATGAAAATTTAGAAAGTTATAAATTTATGAAAACTTATCAACCTATAATATTAAATAACATTAATGAAATTAAAACAAATTTAGTAACATTAGAGAGTCTAGTTGTTTATACAGACAATCTAGCAGAACAATACATCAAAATTTTCGAAAATAGATATAATAATGAATTGGCAAATAAACTTGATAATTCGAATCTTACACCTTTGCACATTTAAAACGCCCATTTTACATGAAATTCTATAGTTGAATTAGACATTTACCAAGAGGAATATATTGATTATATTTTTTTGCTAACTCTTCGTTTTTATCTATAAAACAATCAAAGCAAAGATTTATTGCTGTTCTTAAATAACGAATAGTATTATTTTCATCGTATTCTTTTCCGCAACCACCAATACAATGTTCATAATGACCACCCGATAATTCTTTTAACCAATGCGACTTGCTTGTTAGAGATTTAATTGTTTGTTTTCTTTTCTCGTATTCTATCTTATATTTATTATCTTTTGTATATTTCATAAAAAATTTACATGGTTCATCATGTATTCCAAATTCTTCACGCATTTTGTCCCACATATTTTTTTTAGCACATCTAAAATATAAATAATTATTTTCTTTATTTTGCTTTACATCACAAGGAAATCCACAATTACAATTAGGTAATTCTTTTACGAATTTATTATTTGGAAAATTATATTCTACATTAAACTTTACATACTTTCCACCTCTAATTTTTTTCCAGTTTGCTTCATTATCTACCATCATTTTTTCTGTAATATTATTTTCAACCCATAAACTATTATATCCACATTCATCATCATCATTATCAATGTTAAAGTTTTCAATAATTCCACCTCTATCAAAATAAATATTGTAGTTTAGTTGATAATCATTGTTGCTAACTTTTTTAGTATAGTCAAAAAATTTACCTAATCTATTTACTGGATATATTGCTACGATATTTATTGGTGGATAAACGGAAGTATTTAATCCACCCAAACCATTCTCGTGTTCCCAAAATCTTCTATAAAGTCGTGATGTTTCACCTACATAAAAATAACTATCTTCGCATTGTAAAATATAAACCCATCTCATTACTATAATATTAGTATAATTATGTTTATATAATTTAATTTTGTTAATTATATAAAAATATAATCTTATAATAGAGTAGTTCTATCTATTGAATGGATGCTGATAAAATAAAATTATTAGAAGAAGAAAATATGAAACTTCGAAACGAATTAAATGAGACCAAAGAGCATTTGAAGAAATATACAAGTCCGTTAAGAAATAAAACTTATTATGAGGAAAACAAGGAAAAGCATAAACAACAAGTTAAGGAATATAGAGAAAAAACGAATTATGTATATGAAGTTTCGCCTGAAAAGAAAAAGGAATACGCAAAAAGAGCATATTTGAATAAAAAGGAAAAACTAAAGAAAGAAAAAGAAGAAAAAGAAAAATCCATGGAGGAAAACATTTAGGCATTTATATAAATTAATTAAATTAAATTATATAAAATAAAATCTTTAGATATAATATAGGATGCCAAAAAAGAAAAAGGAGGATGTCCTACCTCCCAAAGTTAAGGCAAAAGTTGTCCGTAAAGATGTGAAGGCACGCAAAGAAGCAAACAAAGATACTGAATTCACCTGCGTGAAGATGAGTTTCAATAGTTTAGTTGAAAATAACTATTTGAATGGTGGAATACAGGAGATTGTATTGAATATCAATAAGATTTGTTTTCTTTCCTACCAATTGTTAAACTACCACTTTACAAGATTGATACAAGAAAAGAAACCTTTACCTGAAATTACTCAAAATTTATTCTACCAAGCATGTTCCACTGTATCTGTAATGAGGGAACGAAAAGAAAAGATTGATACCACCGATGAAATGTATATTAGTTTTTCTCAATACAAAGAGCATTTGGGAGACCTTCCATTTCGAGATAGAATGGGAAATATCATTAACAATTTGAATAGACAACAAATTACTATGGCAAATAACCATCTTTCTTTGAATTTCTATAAACGATTTCATAAATACTTGGAATTGAAAACAGGAGAAAATAGAAAAGCAGTTATTTATAAGTGGTTGAAGGATATTTACGCACTTGAATACAAAGGTAAAAACTTCTTTATTCTGAAAATGAGACAATGGTTAAAATATATACCCACCGAGGAAAATATTAAGAAACATTCTAACCACTTTATAAGTGTCTATTACAAAATCCTACAAGAATTTGAGAAGTATCCTTATATGAAAGGTGTAAGAACTTTCAATTTACTTCCAACGAAAAACTCATTCACTTTATCTGCGATTGAAATTTGTAGTAGTTGTTTGAAGGATATCATTTCTTATTTTACAAAGCAACCTGTTCCAAAAGATTTCGACGAAAATAAATTGGTATACTGGTATGAACTTTTCAAAATAGAAAAATATGAAACAAAGGAACGGAAATTTGCTTATACTATTTACACCGATGGTAAAGTTGGCGTAGTAAGATTAAGGAAGCCAAAATTTGAAGCACCAAAAGCCAAAGACGTAAAGAAGATAAATTACGAACAACTTGTAGGGATTGACCCAGGTGTGCGTAGCTTACAAACATCTTGTAATGATGAGGGGAGAGTAATTGAAACAACAACTCCAAGTTATAGACATGATTGTAAAATGAAATATGCTTGTAAGAAAAGAGAAATGTGGTATAAAAATTGGGAACATTATGAAATGTGGAGAAACATTCCAAGTTTCAAAACCACAAGTTTAGAAAGAATGCGAAACTATTTCAAATATGTATATCCACACATTAATGTTATTTTCCAGTTTCATCTCTATAAGAATTTTCGTGGTTTATCTTTTCGTTCCTATTGTCGTGGAAAAGCAACTTTACATAAGATATGCGAAAGCATAGTTGGAAATAAGAAAACCTTAGTAGGATTTGGAGATTTTTCCCAACAACATGGTTTAGTAAAGAAACATCCTACCGCACCCATAAAGAAGTTCAAGAATGAACTACGGAAATATTGTGATGTGGTAGATGTGGATGAATATAATACCAGTAAAACTTGTAATTGTTGCCATAAACCAATTGAATTGTATAAAAATAAAGTAATACGAAAAATGCGAGATGGAACATATACCAAAGCAAGATTGTCTCAAATCAACAGCGTAATCCGTTGTAAACTCAACGAGTGTAAATTATGCTGTATGGACAGAGACATCAATGCTTCAAAGAACATTCTGTATTTATTGAAATTACAAAAGGCGGGAAAAAAGCGTCCTGAATGTTTCTTACCTTATTCTAAGGAAGAAGTCCAACCAATTATAATTAACTGCGATACTCCTTCGGGAAGATAAGTATGTTAAGGCGTGAAATTCGCAATTATCCTTCGCATATTTTTTGTCCTCTAAAATGGGCGTTTTAAATGTGCAAAGGTGTAATACAGGAGGTAAAAAAACTAAAAGAAACTTGCGCTCACGTAGATTTGAAAAACGCAAAAGTGTAAAATCTAACAAACACAATAAAAAATATATTGGCGGTGATAATGATGAAAATGTATAAAAAATTACTTATTATATAATTTTTTATATTGATATTTATTTTTTCAATTCATTCATACCTAATGATGATTTCATTACGGATAACCATCCTAGAGCATTATCTTCTTTTTTTTCTTCCTTTTTGTCCTGTGTTTTTTCGTCTTTATTTACAGACTCTTTGCCTGCTACATATTCGGCTGGTTTAGCTGCTGGTTCTACAACATTCGGTTTTACCTCATTTGATTTAACATCAGCGGTCATTCCTTCTTTTACCAATGGAAATGAAGCACTATGATTACTGACTAAAAATGAATATCCACTAAGTGCTAGTGAAATAAAAATAACAACAACTAAGAAAATAATCGACATTTGTTTTGGCGTAATTCCTAAACCTTTCATAATAGATTTATATATTGATAAATATAAATTATTTCCGCTCAAACTATATAAAAACAATTCGCAGATAATACGTATAGTCTTGTTATATAATATGAGTTCTACACAGGAAATTACTGAAACACAACCTCTACGCGTTATTGGACAAGTAAAATGGTTCAATAATAAAGCTGGCTATGGATTCATTACTGTAAGTGATGGAGAACATGCCAACAAAGATATTTTTACACATTTTTCCACTATTCGTGTATTGAACGACCAACAATATAAGTATTTGGTACAAGGTGAATACGTTGAATTTGATATTATTAAATCAAATAACGAAGCACACGAATACCAAGCCACCAATATTTCTGGAATCAAGGGAGGTTTATTAATGTGCGAAACTCGTCGTAATACTCGTTCACCTGAAAATGGCGAACGTGAAACTAAATCTAGACCACAAAAATTCGTTTATGATAATAAACCAAGCGAAACAAATCGTATTCCAGATGACACTGATTTTGTTTCTGTAAGAAAGCGCCGCGAACCTTCTACCCGTGGTGGTAGAGGTGGTCGTGGTCCACAACGTAGAGCACCTAGACAAAGTGAGCCTGTTGATAAGTAAAAATATTCCACAAACATAATTGATTTTATTTCATCAAATCAAATCAATTTTTATACCGTAGACCCTTTTCTAATGTTTCATTGGTTTCATTTCACTTTTGTCTAATGTAACTTCTTTTAATACATTTTTTATTATTTTATCATTCTGTTTTTCAACTTGGTCTGGTTCGTATTCTCCCAATGAACTTAATGATATTTTCACATAATCATCATTTGCTCTTGTATCTAATATACGAAAATCTGGATTTTCATCTTGCCATGCTGGTAATAATTTTATATTTTTTCGTTCGATTTGTTTTATTGCTTTTTTTAATGTTGTTTTTTCATTACTCTCTTTTTCCCATTTATCAACATCTTTTATATAAACTGTCTCTCGTTTGGCATCAGTACAATGTAAAGGTCTCATCGTTATATCTAATTCTTTTAACCCTTTAATGAATATTCTAGAAATACCATCTACAAAACCTAATCTACCCGTCTGTTCTAAATCTGCTACTGATAATTTTAATGAATCTATAAATTGAGTCATTGTCAAAGCGTCTTTACATTTTTCATTTAAAAATACATTCAAATTAAATTGATTGTTATTATTATTGGTTGTATTATTATTATTATTATTATTAACTACACTCTGATTTTTTGCCAATTCTATTATTGTATTTTGTAATTCTCTTTGTTGTTCCATCATAAATGCTTGTGTTTCTTTACTTTGTTTTATAAACTCCATAAACATCTCATTTGATATATTCCCGTTGTACTCTACCATTTGATTTTCATTTGCATCTATATTTCCTTGAACAAAACTACATGTCTTACGATGTTTACATAAACTACTAGAATGTTTATATTTTTTACCGCATAAACAGTCGTAATTTCTTTCTTGTATTATTTCTTGCGATATTTCATTAGTCTCCGTTAGTATTTGATGTTTGCGAGTCAAAATATGTTTATCATAATCATATTTATTGCTCGTAATATAGTTACAATTTTTACAACTAAATCTTTTTACGACTTTTTGCGACTTTTCCATTAGTATATAAGACTAATGAGAAAATCGCTAAATGTTATTGAACGTAAAATTATTTAAAAGTTTATGCAGCAAAACTATTTATTAAAAAACCACTTTCAAAGCATTATGCTGTAAAATCACTTTTTTATAAAAAGTCAATCGAGGGTTTTCATTTTTGGACATTTATAAATGTCCATTTTCAAAAATTGACACCGTTTTATTTTTCTATTTCTATATTTTTCTAAGCGTAAAACTATTTAATATCTTGGATTCTTTGAATTGATATTACCATGAATAGCAATTTTATTAATTTGTATTTTAATATAAAAGCATAATACAGTATTAATAGCATGTTGCGATTTTTTAATTAGTCTCGATTAGTATTTTAAATTATGATGTTAAATCATCAAATTAAATTATTATAAATAGCAGCAATTGTGGTACTATATAATACAAATAAAAATAGTTTGCGATTTTTTGAGATTTTTCGTTAGCCATTTTAGACTAATGAAAAGTCGCAAATTGGTTTTCTAACGTAAAACTATGTATTTTTTTATGCAGCAAAACTATTTATTAAAAAACCACTTTCTAAGCATTATGCAGTAATTTCACTTTTTGCAAAAAGTCAATCGAGGTTTTTCATTTTTGGACATTTTTAAAATGTCCATTTTCAAAAATTGACCCTACTTTATTTTCTGATTTTTATTTTTTATAAGAGTAAAACTATGTAATTATTGTAAACAATGTTATCATGAACACTAATTTTTACTATTTATAAATTATTATGATACCAAACTACTATGTAAAAAATATGGGATTTTTGATTAGTCTTCATTAGTAATTATATTTATGCTTTATAAATAATTTTATAAAAACGAAAAGTATAATCTATTATCGTTGTTAAATTTATTATAATAATATCTAGGGATTTTTGGGGATTTTCAATTAGTCTTAATTAGCATTTTAATTTATGCTTTGTAAAATAATTTAATAACATGTATTTTTGAACTTCAATATGGTGTTGTAATATAATACAAATAATGTTTGGGATTTTGGGGATTTTAGATTAGCCATTTTAGACTAATGAAAAATCCCTTTTTAGTTTCCGATTTCTATTTTTTCAAATAGTAAAAACTATATAATTATTGTAAATGTGTTGTTACCATAAATACTAATTTTATATATTTATAAAAGTTTTGTGACACCATAATACAATATAAATATACAGTTGCGATAATTCGATTAGTCTCCATTAGTCTCCATTAGTATTTTAATTTATGCTGTCATTTATAATATATTTATATTTATATTATAAAGGCATTATAATAACAAATTATAAACTATGATGTTTGTTTGCGATTTTTTGCGATTTTTTGCGATTTTTCATTAGCATTTTAGACTAACAAAAAGTCGCAAATTGGTTTTCTTACGTAAAATTATTTAAAAAAATATGCAGCAAAAGTTTTCACAAAAAAAACACTTTCAAAGCATTATGCAGTAAAATCACTTTTTGCAAAAAGTCAATCGCTGTTTTTTATTTTTGGACATTTATAAATGTCCATTTTTAAAAATTGACCCTACTTTATTTTCTGATTTTTATTTTTCTAAGAGTAAAACTATTTAATTTTATTAGATAGTTTTACATACAATCATTTCTTTTCAATTACTACCTCTTTGAGAACATTTCTTAATATTTTTTCTACATATTTATCATGTTCCTCGTCATTTTGACCTCCCATCGAGTTTAATGCTATTTTCAAGTAAGCATCATTCTCTTTTGTATCTAATATCTTGAAATCTGGATTTTCTGCTTGCCATCTTGGTAGGGTTCTCATATTTTTTCGGGCTACTCTTTGTATGGCCAATTTTAATTTTGCCTTTTCATCGTCATCTCTCTCCCATGAATTTTCATCTTTTACATAGACAGTTTCTCGTTTCAAATCGGTACAGTGTATAGGTCTCATTGTATAGTCAAGTTCTTTCAGCCCCCTGAGAAATATTCCACTGATTCCTTCTACATATCCAAGACGTCCAGTTTTTTCTAAGTCTGCTATTTGAACTTGTAGAGAATTAACAAAATCACCAATATTAATAGCATGTTTACATGTTTCATTCAAAAAGAATTGTAAATTGAATTGGTTGTTATTCGTATTATGTGAATTTATGTTTGTATTTCCGATTTGCTTACTTGTTAATTCAATTATTTGTTTATGATGTTCTGCGTTTTGTTCTAATAACTTATTTTGTAATTCTGAATCTTTTTCTAATAACTTATTTTGTAATTCTCGGTTTTGTTCAAAAAGAACTTCTTGTAATTCTTTACTTTGTTTCAATACTTCCATAAATAATGCTGGCGTAAAGCTCGGTGTAGTATTATCATTGATATCAAAAAATGTATTTTCTATTTGTTCTATTTCTTTTGGTTTTGTTCCTTTTTTGCCTGTTTTATTACATTTTTTTTTATGTTTATATAACCCACTATTCGTTATAAATGTTTTGTTACATATATCACATGTATTATTTTTTTGAATATTATTAAATATATTTATATGTTTTTGACTAGACAAATGCTTATTGTAATTCGATTTATCATGTGTAGAATATGAACAATTATTACATTTATAAACCTGAAGATTTATATCTTTTCGCATTGAAGATGCGTAAATGCGACTACTTTCATCATTCAATTCTACTCCTACTATTGGTACATTTAATGAAGAAAGGTGTAAAATTGTATCTGGTAATGGTGTAAAAGCGCTTTTTGTAACATTTTGGTGAATTTTGATTTCCAGTTCTCCCGTTTTACTAGTTTTTGAGCTCAAAATATGTTTTCGGGTAGATAAATGTCTATTATAATCATTTTTTCTACACGTATTAAAGTTACAATATTCACAACAAAATTTTCGCGTAACATCTTGGTAATTTTTTATTTCCATTTTCCTAAACTACTAATATAAAATGGAAAGAAAAAATTACCAAGCGTTTTTACGTAAAAAATATTATGCTAACACATTTCGAATTATTTTTTTTGTATTTACAGCATCATCGAGTAAAATCACTTTTTTGGAAATTCTCCATCGCTGTTTTTCATTTTTGGACATTTTTAAAAATGTCCATTTTCAAAAATTGACCCTACTTTATTTTCCGATTTTTTATTTTTCAAAGAGTAAAACTATTTAATAATTTCCAATCATCCAGAATCAATAAATTTTATCAATGTATATTAGAAACCATCCAAGAACAATGGAAATATTGAAAATAGAAGATTTTATAAAGCAATTTCATAAAAAAAATGAGAACATGACATTTACTGAATTTAAAAATAGTGGAAAAGTAAAAATAGGTGAAAAAATGCGACCTTTAAAAGAATATGTTCTCGAAAAAAAGATAGAAAACCAAGATTTGAAATTATTATTTGAGAACATCAAAACTAGAGATGAATATTTAACAAGATTTTATAATTTGTCTTTAAGAATACAACCGGACAAAATACACATCAACATTCCTCCTATGAAAAGGAATCATATGAACAATAACCACGAAACCATGTTCAAAAATATCATTCGCAATATTCATTATAAAGGGATTTTATTAGAAACAGAATCAGGTATCGAGAACAATCCAACTTATATGAAAATGTTATTAGACCTTTATCTACGCAATATAATCGATTATAAATTATTAACACCAAGTGCCATTTTTTATATGAAAAGTGGACGTTTAGGCAGTGTGTTCTCATCATATTATTTTAGAGCATCCATAATGAATCCATATTTAGTTTATTCTATCAATAAATCTATATTACATGGAACCCGTATTTTCACTCCAACATTAGGTTGGTCATCTTATTGTTATGGATTCTTAGAATGCCCGGAAGTAGTAGAATATGTAGGCACAGATGTAATTCAAGATGTCTGTTCAAAAACGGAACAATTATGTAAATCGCATATAAATCGAGTGAAATATGATATATTTTGTAAACCATCCGAAGATTTATTAAAAACAAAATCATTTATCGATAAATACAAAAACCATTTTGATGTAGTGTTTTTTAGTCCACCCTATTATAAATTAGAACTATACAAAGGCGGCAAACAAAGCACAGATAGATATAATACATACGAAGAATGGTTAGAAAACTATTGGTTAGCCACAATCCAACTATGTCATCGTGTTCTAGAAAAAGGAGGTAGATTATGTTATATTTTATCAGATTATGGTTCGCAAACAACAAAAAACCATTTTGAACTATTGAGCGATATGAATAATATCACTAAAAAATATTTTCATTTAAAGAATATACAACCAATGTTTAATAAGAATGTAAATGTGACGTCGCATAGAGATACAAATGAAAAAATAATGATTTTCGAAAAGAAATAATAGTATTTATATAAAAATATTATTATTTATATATATATAGTTATATAAATGTCTATTAACGCAAAAAAATCAGCTGTTCGAAACCAATTAACTTATACGAATAATCAATTAGCAACTTTCTTATCAGCACAATCAAGCACTGTATCTTTGAATACATCTTCAAACACAACTTCAAATATTCCCGTAGTATCGAATGGAACATATTTTATACCATTAGTATCAGTGTCGTCTGGTTCTTCTAGTTTAAATGTAAATGCGGATTTATCATATAATGCTAATACAAGTACATTAACGTTAAAAAATTTAACAATACAAAATCCACCAGTATGTTATGCGGACGCAAGTAATTCATATGATTTAATCAATAAAGCACATTTAAATAAATATGTAGGCGATTATACACAAGGATGGCTATGTGATGATTGGTTGACAGGTGATGTAAGTGGTAGTTTAAGATGGGTTTCAACACTAGTGAGTAGTGGCACGATTACATCACAAACTTCAGAGGCAGGACATATTGGCATAGTAAGATTAGGTACAGCGAATAGTGTTGCGAATTCATCAGCCGCTTTATCACTAAACGCAAACATTGGTTATTCTTCATCGAAAATTAAATCATTACGATTTGTAGCTAGACCTGTGCTAAATAACAATTTAGGTAGTCTTGTAATCTATTTGGGTATAGGAGATACCCTTGCTTCTTCCACAAATATAGCAGCTTGGCGTTATAATGCCACAGGAACAACTGCCAGTACAAATAAATGGGAATGTATTGTAAACGGAAGTATAAAATATACTCTATCGAGTCTTGACGCAGCATCACCATTGAACGATTATTTTGATAATAAATGGGTAGCATTTGAAATAGAATTTGATTCATTGGGATACCCGAGTTTTTATATTACTTTACAAGGAACAACCAATAGAACATTTATATATAGGGAAAATACAACAGCAGTCGCAACAACAACATTAATACGACCATTTGTCTATATAAATAGTATTACAGGAGCTTCTAAACAGCTCGATGTAGATTATGTAGATTGGTTATATACTAATATGAGTAGAGCATAAATTCACGAATACTTATATATAATATATTATTGTTATTATATATAAAATGCCAATTGTTAGTAAAAAAGTAAAAGCTCTTCAAAAAGATATTTTAATAAAAAATCAAATAATAACATTATTAAATAAATCAAATACACCAAATACACAACAAACGCTTCAACAATCAACCGCAAATTCTAATTATTATGTATCATTATATCAAAATGATAATAAAGATTTATCATTTAATACAACTTCAAACAGTTTAATAACGAAAAATTTAGTAATACAAAACCAACCAGCATGTTATGTGGATGCGAGTAATTCATATGATTTAGTTAATAAATCGCAGATGAATAAATACGCAGGGTTTGATTTATCAGCAGGATATAGGTTTTATAGTGAGGATTGGATAAGAGGTGATGTAAGTGGTAATTTCAATTGGATTGCGACAACAGCATCAAGCGGAACAGTAACCACAATAGCATCGGATATTTCACATGTTGGTATAGTAAAATTAGGAGTAGCAAACAATAATTCTAGTTCTACTAGCATTTTAACATTGCCAATAACTACATGGTTTTTTTCTAAAAATATAAAATCAATAAGATATCTAGTTAGACCGTTATCTGATAATAATTATGGTAACGCAACCGCACATGTAGGGATAAGTAGTAACGTAAACGGATTAATTGCAACAGCTAGTTGGTATTATAGTTCTACAACTTCATCTGCTAGCCCAAATAAATGGGAATGTTATGTTAATAACATAAGTCAAAAATACTTAAGTACTTTTGGAGTAACAGCTTTGAATAGTACTTTTGCTACTAAATGGGTATTATTTGAAATAGAATTTGATTCATTGGGATACCCGAGTTTTTATATTACATTGTTAGGTGTAACCAATAGAACATTAGTTCATAAAGAAACTATAAATGTTGTTGATACAACTTCACAATTGAGACCATATATATATATAAAAAATAATTCTGGCAATCCTAAAACATTTGATATAGATTATATTGATTGGGTAGTATCACCATAATAAAAACAAAAATTCATAATTATGATCTACCTGTATTTTGTGTGTATATTACTAAAATATATATATATATATAAACCAATATAAATGTATATTTATGTAACAATGTAATGAGATTGTTACATATAACTTTTCATAAAGGTTGTGAATCAGAAATTGAATATATATTAAAAAAATTAGGCCATGAATTAGAGGTTTTTTATTTTGATGATGGAGAAACTACCGGGAGCGATTTGTATAAAATAAATCATAGCCGAGCTCAAAAATGTTGGGATAACTATAAAGATTATTTCAATACATTTGATGGAATAATTACATCAGATACTTGTCCAACCAGCAGACCTTTTTTACAAAACAATTGGTCAAAGTTATTAATTATTTGGGTATGTAATCGTTTCGATTATAATATCGATAATGAATACAATGACCCCGAATATTATCAATTAATAAGAGATATACCAAATAGAAAAAATGTATTTATATTTGGAAATACTGCGATTGAAAATATATACTCAATGGCTGTTAGAAATGTTGATATTGGTGATTTTGTTATTAAACCAAGTGGAAAAAACTTATTATCAGAAGACAAATATCAAACATATGAAAACAATAGTGATTTGTTTTATGTTCCGCCCTATCACAATGAAACAAATTTGATGAATTTATCAGAAAAATTAACTTCTATTGGAATACAAAATAAATGTGAAAGATTTCCCAATCATATTTCTGATTTATTATGCTATAAAGGTGTTATAAACATACCATACGCATGGTCAACGATTGTTTTTTTTGAACGTTTACAATTAGGGCTTGTAACATTTATTCCAACAGTAAGATTCTTGAATGAACTTTTTGAAAAGGGAGCGCCGAATGGTTGGTTCCAACCGCCATTTAAAGATAATTTACCATATGAATCAAAAAATGAAATGTTATCATTGTCCGAATGGTATTGCGATGTTCATAAAGAATTATTTGTATTTTTTGATTCATGGCAAGACTTGAAAGAAAAGGTTAACACAACTGATTATAAAGAAAAAACAAAAACTATATTAGAATTTGCTAAAACACATCACGACATCATGTTATCTAGATGGAATTCTGTTATTGAAAAATATATAATTGATAAAAATTCTGTTTCACAATTAGGTCAAGACAAAAATGTAATTAATTTTTATAAATTCAAAAAAAATGGTTGTTTCATAGAAATTGGTGCGAGTGATGGTATAGAATTATCAAATACGTATTTATTAGAAACTCAATATAATTGGAAAGGTATTTGTGTAGAACCAATACCATATAGATATAATAAATTGATTAAAAATCGTCCAAATTCATATTGTAGCAATAAAGCAGTTTATAGTAAATCTGGGATAATTATGGATTTTGATATAGCTAAAACACTTCATAGTAATACAGAGGGTGATGGTGATGGTATATCGGGATTATCGAATCATATTGATTGTCATAAAAATAAAGTGGACCAAAACAAAGAAACTATAAAAGTAGAAACAATTTCATTCAATGATTTATTAGAAAACAGCAATTCTCCTTCATTTATTGAGTATTTGTCGTTAGATACAGAAGGAAGTGAATATGAAATTTTGAAATCATTAAATTTTGAAAAATATACTTTTGGTTTGATTGATATTGAACATAATTATGTAGAACCAAGAAGGAGTCTAATAAGACTATTATTACAAGAAAATGGATATATTTTTATTAATGAAAATGTCGTTGACGACCGTTATATCCATAGTTCAATTCTATAATTAAAGATATACTTACATTGATTGTCTAGTATCACCATAATAATAAAACAAATTCATAAATATCATATGATAATTATGAATAATCAAAACCCAAACTATTGGTTCTCAATCGTATCAATAATTTCGTCGGGATAATCCATATCTTTGAGAACACGGATGCCTCCCTTAATTTTCGATACACCTTTTTTGATTTTATAGGTATAATCAAACGTGCCATCTTTCGAAACATTAACTTCCATTTTATAATTCTGTACTTGTTTCGATTTCTTGAATTTATTACAAATAGCAAAGTAATGTGTAGTCAAAATATAATTAACATTGGAGAACCCGTTCAAATATTTCAGGAAAGCATGACCGGCTTTCGACGCCTCTTCTGGATTTGTGCCAGAATATAATTCATCGAAAATACAGAAATGACGGCATTTCGCCCCCGAATTCAATTTAATATTATCAATAATTTCTTTACAACGTCTAGATTCAGCTTGGAATAAACTATCTCTACCAGAAGTATCAGGAATATTCAAATAAGAATGAATATGACTATAAGGAGTCAGTTTGGCGGATTTGTAAAAACCACAACCGAATTGTTGAGTAAAAATAATATTGATAGTAGTAGTTTTCAATATCGTGGTTTTACCGGATTTATTAGGAGACGAAATAATCATATTTTTATCGAATTTACACGAATTTTTAACAGGCAATTCATCCATAAGCGGAGGATAATATTGGTATTTGAAATCAGTTACTGCGTCTTCATCGAAATCAGCATAGGATATGAAACCACTAGTTAGGTTACTATGTAATCCCAATAGATTATTCACATAGCCTTCAAAACCGAAAGAGAATTGTATAGCATTTTCAAATGTTTTATTAGAATAAAATTCATAATAAGATTTCAACATATAACCAATACTAGAAAATTTACGCACAGAAAACCGGAAAGGAGTAATCGAGTTCAATTGTTTATTGAATAATTGTAAATAATGACAGTTTAATTTTAGTTCTTGATAAAAGGGTGAATAAGTATCATAATCTTTTATGATGTTCGCGAAACTTTCCATACTATCAATCGAGTATTTGGTATAATCGCGCAATTCATACAAATAATCATTCATTTTTTGGATATTATTATAAAAACGATAACAAGACATCACATTTTGATAAATTTGTAGAACATATAATGAAAATGTAATCAAAATATAAATAATTTTATCCCAACTCAACGACTGAATATTCATGAGCGTTTTACCAATAAAATGATTTTTAGCGATACTTTTGAGAACATCCAAATAAACACTAAAAGTAATGGGAATTCTTTGTAATTTCAATAACAAGAATGGGAAAATTAAAAAAATAATAGGAATTATTAGACTAATCAAAGGTGATAAAATATTAATAACAGAAAAACATTGTAAGAATGATTCCGAATAATTCAAATGTTTCAATATATTCCATTCAATAAAATTGTATTTTTCCAAAAAAGATTCGTCTTGTTTTACATCATTCCATATTTTGATAAGTTTTTCACACTTTACTGAATGTTTGTTATTCATCATATCAGTTTTATAGTTATGAATCGATTTCAAAACATTCTGTGTATCGTTCAAAAAAGCAGTATTTGTGGTATATTTTGAGTTCCATTTAGATATCATTTTTTTAGAAAAAACGTGGTTAGGTTTAAAAGCATATTCATATATCGATTTATTGGAACCATCTTGGTTATTGGATAATTCTAAATCATTAGAAACTATATTAGATAATGTATGTATTTCATCAGGTTCCAAATATTCAATTGGTAATTTAAAATTAGTTATTTCAAAGTTATCACGAGAACCGGTTTTATCATCAGTTTCTTCTTGTTCTTTAGTTTGAGAACAATCATCTAAATCATGATTTGCCTCTTTAATTATATGCGAATCTAACGATTTACTATTTGATGTAAATTTCCCAGATAATAGAGATAAAAAACTTAGCATTATAATAAAAATATTTGTGATATTATATTAACTATACAAACGCGACGAATAAATTAAATAATTCGTATAAATTATATAAATACAAATAGGTAAATATTATAGATAATCATTAAGCAAATATAAAGATGGTTTATTATAGTTTAGAAGATTATAATAATATTATATCCAGTGGCTATGATTATGTTTTACCAGAAAATGTTATTTCTATAATAAATAATTTAACAACAGAATTGGGCATAATAGAGACGACCAACACTCAAGTTGAAAAAAAGAAAACATATGAGAACGACAGAAACACTCGCGATTTTAAACATAGGGATTCGAATAATTTCAACACAAAACGTAATAAAAATGCGATTGAACCATCATGGGAGAAGTTACCATCACATAGACCGACAAAAATAGAGAAAAAAGAAGGAATCGAAAAAACAATAAACGATATTCGAACATGTTTAAATAAAATTTCGAATAAGAATTATGATATACAGCGTGATACAATATTGAATTATATTACAGAATTAGATAATGTAGTAAAAACATCAACAATAGACGAGGAAGAGCAACCCGAGATAAAACCACCGGAAGAAAACATTGAATTAATTAAGGTAGCTAATGCTATATTTGATATAGCAAGTAATAATAAATTCTATTCTGAGATATATGCTAATTTATACAAAGAACTAATAGATAGGTTTGAAATATTTAATAAAATAATATCGAAGTATTTAGATAAATATCTAGATAGTATCAAACAAATCAAATATGTAGATTCGAATGAAGATTACAACAAATACTGTGAAAACAATAAACTCAATGATAAACGTAAAGCGATGAGTGCTTTTATAATTAATTTGATGAAAAAACAAATAATAGAAAAGGAAAAAGTGCTGGATATTATTTTAATGTTACAAAACCTAGTGTTTGAATATATTGATGTAGATAACAAAACGAATGAAGTGGATGAGATTACAGAAAATATTTTTATTTTTTCAACTATGTCAGCTACTGAGTTTATGAATATGTCAGAATGGGATAATATAAAATCAAATATAGTAAAATGCTCACAATATAAAGCAAAAGAACATAAGAGTATTTCAAGTCGTGCTATATTTAAATATATGGATATTTTGGATTTTTTCAAAAAGAACAATATTCAATAAAATTGATAATTTTTTGATAATATTAGTATAGTTATTATCAAAAAATAGATGTCATTTGATTACCCTACTGGATATGTTTTTAGAACATGTCAAGGTTTTTACTATACGTATTTGGGGTATGATGAAAATGCGAACAATCCTTATTCATTTATCGTAACATATTATAATAATAGGAACAAGTCTTACATAAATGAGCATAGTAAATATTGGACAGAAACGGCTATTCAAAATAATATCCTTATACCAATTATGCCGTTATCCAATAATTTATTATTCGATATTCAAACTTGTATAACTAATGTAACAAAATTACATCATATTGCGGAATCAAATAATTTATCAGAAGAAGTAGAAAAATATATAAAAACCTTTATGGGATATTCATATAGGTTAGATGTTACTAATTAGACCAAACCGAAGAAAAAATATGAAATCATAAAAATCGCCAAAAATATAAAAAATTGAAGTAAAAATGATATAAATGATTGTGTTCATTAAAATTTTCAAACATGGATAATTTAGTTAAAGGAAGAAGATATTTTGTAACAGAATTAGATAGAATATATTTGAAAGAAATTCATAGGCATTATCGTGCGAAATTTTTAGGTACTCAACAAGGTATTAACAAATTTGTATTATTGAGTGAACATATTTATAATGATGATAATAAAATGAGAACGTATGTTAGTGTAATGCCTATATCTAAGATAATAAAATTAGAAACGCTCAAAGATATAGTAAATGAAATATTACCAGATGAAATATTAATACAAATAGAAAATTATTTATAATGGTCTATAAATTTTGACAACGGATTGTTTTTATTATAAAAATGGAAATAAAAATAAACAAAATATGTATATTATAAAATGATAAGGTCAATGATAAAAAAAGACGTTTTGTATATAAATAATATGAATATGGATAGTGAAGACGAAGACCATTCATCATCACTATATGATTATTCATTGTATAACATGCCAATAACAATCGCTTTAGGTAAACCAAAATACGATAAATCAGAAAAATATAATATTATATATTTTTTCATTTACTTAATAATCAATAATGAAACTGTAGCAAAAATAGGCATTTTTGAAATAGAAAAGGACATTATGATAAATAATATGGATGATGATGATGATATAGATTTATCCAAAGGAAAAATAATTATTACTGTTAACGAAAACTATTTACAGAAAATAATGGAAAAATATAAAAATGATAAAAAGGCCGACGATGACGATGATACATTAGAAAAAATAGAAAAACAACAAGTTGATAACGATGTCGATGATATCATAGAAATAGAGGAATCGCCAGAACAAGATGACGTTTTTAGTTTGAATATTCCAAAACAACGAATATCAGAAATAATGGAAAAAACAGATGAAAAATTAAAAGATGGTATTTTTATAATGGATACAAATAAAAACGTTCCAGATAAATTAATATTAAGAAATCAATGGATTGAGAAATTCATGAACGAAAAAGATTATGGTATAATAGATAACGACGGAAATGGTGATTGTTTTTTTTTAACATTGATAGATGCTTTCAATCAAATTGGTAAATATACAACAGTTGATAAATTAAGAGCATTATTATCGAAAAATGCTACTGAAACAATATATAATCAATATAGAATTTTATATATGAATTTTTATAGCGAATATCAAACAAAAGAAGCCGAAATCAAATTAATAAAAAAACAAATATCTCAATTGAAAACGCGTATAAAAAATACATTAAACAAAAGCGAAGATAATTCAATATTGGAAGAAGCTAATTTATTGGCAGAAAAATATAAAAAACTCAACATAGAAAAAAAAGAAACAGCCGAATTGTTGAAAGAATTCGATTTTATGGAAAACATCGACACATTCGAAAAATTCCGTGAATTTATTTTGACTCGTGATTTTTGGGCTGATACGTGGGCTGTATCTACACTGGAGAATCATTTGAACATAAAAATAATTATTTTATCAGAAGAATCATACAAAAATGGAGATTTAGATTCAGTAATGAACTGTGGTCAATTGAATGATAGCGATTTGGAAAAACAAGGTCAATATGTGCCAGATTATTATATTATCGTTTCATATACGGGAAATCATTATAAATTAATAACTTATAATGAAAAAAGAATATTTAAATTTAAAGAAATACCATATGCGATAAAAGCTCTTGTTATTAAAAAATGTATGGAGAAAAATTCCGGACCATATTATTTAATACAAGATTTTCGTAATATGAAAACATCTATTGGATTAGACGCAAATGAGGGAGAACCTGTTGAAAATGAAGATGAATATTTAAACTCGGAACTATATGATAAAGAAACAGTATTTATGTTTCATTCTAACTCAAATCATACACCTATACCAGGCAAAGGTTCTGGTGAAAAAATACAAGATGACAATTTATCCGAATTTATACGTTTGAATAAAATAAAAGATTGGCGTAGAAAATTAGATGATTCATGGGAAGCACCAATTAATATAGATGGACATCGATGGCAAACGGTTGAACATTATTATTTAGGTTCTCAATTCAAGAAAGGTTTTCCAGATTTTTATTTGAAATTTGCTTTGGATAATCCAAATCGTGACAAAGATATTAATAGTGATATTGCTACAGATATAACTATCGCTCGTGTAGCAGGAGGTAAAACAGGCAAAACAAAAGATAGAATATTACGAGATAAGAGTATACGCATAGATAGTGATTTTTTTGAAATAGGTGTAAATACACGTAGTGAAGAAGAACGAAAATCCGCTATAACAGCGAAATTTACTCAAAATTTAGATTTGAAAAATATGTTATTAGAAACAAAAAATGCCAAACTAGTTCATTTTGTAAGAGGTCGAGAACCAGAAACAGATATTTTATTAATGAATTTGAGAAAAGAATTGAGAACAGGATAACAATCAAATAATTTCATGAATTGACATACGTAATGTTTTCAATTCGAATTTATCTGTGTTTCTTAATGATTTGGAGAGTTTCTTTTGTGTTTTATGAAACCATGATAACATATGATTTATAGCATCAATGAATTCCGGATTTTTGTAATGTTCTCGAATAAATAGAAAATATTCATACATATTATTTTCAACAAGATGTGGTTGCTTGTTGAAATTAATAATACCATTTTTATTATAATCACTACACCACTCAATAAATTCATTCACATGGAACATATATATACATTTTAAAATATAATATGATAATACATGTGTGCCCTCTTTGTAATTAGAATCACGTTTATATTTGCAATGTAGTTCATACAAATCAGTATATTCTAAATCGAAGAATTTGAGAACCTTGGCACATTGAAATAATGAGAACGTTTGTTCAATCATAAGTAATTTTTCACACTTTTTTATCATTTCATTTGTATTATCTATCGTAATGTTCTCAATATCATCTATTTTTTTGTTTGAAAAATATGAAATAATCAACGTATTTATAATTTCTGCCCACATTTCACAATAAGTTTCGAATAGTCTAACATCAGAATTTACTGGAAAAATAGATAATACGTGATTATCAATTTTAGTTTGTTCAAATTCGGAGAAATCTAGACCCATACAATGAAAAGTTTCATGAATGAGAACTTTGAACCATTCTTCTTGTCGAAATATATTTATTTCAGTGATAGTTTTACAAGATGTAGTGAAAGCAGTATTCGCATGAGTTTCGTCAATATAGTATCCCGAGGTCGGCAAACATTTTTTTAGCGATGTCAAATACAAATAAATATTGATTTTATGAGAACATTTAGCAGGAGAATATTTACATGCTAAATATAACCAAATATATACTAATTTAATTGATTGTTCGAAATAGTTCTCGATATTCGAAAAATTATTAGGTATTATAAATGAAACTTGAAATTCTCTATTTTTGATTTTTATAGTATAGATACAACAAATTTTATTCATGTTCTCAATTTCACTTTTTATGTTATCTTTACAATAGTTATAATTGTAACCTCTAGGGAAAACATCATCGTTACCAACTGGTATCCAATGCGATTTGATATCAGCCTTTTTATATTCGATATTGGCAAAAGCAATATTTTTAATCAATTGTTCTAATAAATGTTTTGATTTATTTGAGAACTTTAAAATACAGATATTGTGAGGGAATTTTTTGTTTATAAAATGGTTTAAGGATCGTGAGTCTTCGGTTGTATAAAAAGACATGACTATCTCTTGATTTATATATAATTAGATTTTTCTATATTCTATATAGAGCATTTCTAAATGTGTAAAAAATTGACAAACTATAATCCAAATATACAATATTGTAAATACAAATTCAATTACCAAAATATTAATATTACAAAAATGGGAATACGTTATTTGAACCGATTTTTATTAGATAAATGTAGTCGTAAATCAATCCATAAAATACATTTAAAATATTTGGAAAATAAAACAATAGTAATAGACACTAGTATTTATTTATATAAATTTGTGAATGAAAATGCGTTGTTGGAGAACATGTATTTATTTATATCAATATTGAAAAAATATGGAATAAAACCAATATTTATATTTGATGGAAAACCGCCCATTGAAAAAAAAGAATTATTAATAAAACGATGTATTGAAAAGAAAAACGCGGAAGAAAAATATATGAATTTGAAATCAATTATATCAGATATGTCAATTAATAATATGACAGAAGACGAAAAAAAAGAACTTATGTTAGAATTGGAAAATTTGAAAAGACAATTTACTAGAATAACTGATAACGATATTGTTCAAGTCAAACAGTTGATGGACGCATATGGAGTAGTATATTATGATGCTCCAACGGAGGCTGACCAACTATGTGCTTATTTAGTAAATAAAGAAAAGGCATGGGGATGTATTAGTGACGACATGGATATGTTTTTATACGGGTGCCATTATGTAATAAGAAACATAAGTTTAACAAATCATACCGCGATGTTATATGATACAGTATCAATACTGGAAGAATTGGAGATGTCGAAGAAGAATTTTATAGAAATAATGGTTTTATCAGGAACAGATTACAATATAAAAACAAATACATCGTTGTTACAGACGATTAAATTATACCATGAATATAATAAATATGCGATTGGTTGTACAAAAAGTGAATTGAAACCATTGGAATTTTATGTTTGGTTGATTAAAAATACAAGTTATATAGAAAATTTCAAAAAATTATTACATACATATCAAATGTTCCAAATAAATTATGAAATTGATTTGGAAAAATGGAGTAATATAGAAATCCAGGAAAAACCCGTCAATATGGATGCAATAAAAAATATCATGTCAAGTGAGGGATTTGTGTTTTCGAATATTAGAAACTGATATTGAAAAACCTTCTTGTTATGAAAAAATAATAATATAATTGAAATATATAAATAATAAAATGGAATGCGATAAAAATGTCTTAGAAATTATTAATTTAGATAAATTCAATGAACTTATAAATGAATACAATGAGGAAGAAAATGGAGAATTTACAGATTTTTTGACAAAATGTCCTACAACCGGTGGTTCAACGAAAAGAGGAAATATGAAAGGTGGTGCTCCAGGAGACACAAAATTAAATAAGTATTTTTTTACAATATTGCGTTGTTTGATATTTTCAGTTGGCACCGCTGAATTTTTTAGAAGTTTAGTATTCTTACTCCCAGCAGAAATTATTCATGAATTATCAATAGGTTTTTTGAAACTGTTAAGACTGTTGTTAATTGGTGGATGTCAAATACAAATTCCAATAATAACTGATATGTGTCCTATGTATAAAGATTTGTTTATAGAATTTTTGAATAATATGGAAATTATATTAATAAAATTAGGACCTGTAATGAAAAATGGAATAAAATTATGGATTTCTGCTAATTCTATGAAAGATATTTACAATGATAGTAAAATATTCTATTATTTATTAAATAATCCAGAATTTATTGATGACGTAGAATATCCGGTAGGTACAGTGTTTATTGTAAACAAAAATAATTATCCAGTAGATTTTGTTCAACAAATTAACACCACTATAAATGGAGATAAGCAACCAAATTATTTTGGAACTCTAAATGAAGATACTAGTGATATGAAAAATATACCAACAGGAATAAAAAAAATGACATATTCAAATAGAAGAACAATACCAGTTGCAGAAGATATATTTACTACATCAAATGGGCAAAGAATATATTTACACCCTGTATATACAAGATTTTATATCAATATCGGTTATTTGACTGTTGAATATATAACGGATGATGAAGCAAAAAAATTAATAACAGATTCAATTAAAAATTATGAAGAAAAAATAAAATTATTAGCAATAATCGAACAAAATAATACGAGGTTACCAGAAAATGTTATTATAGATAAAATTACAGAATTGTTGGGATATGATTCAAATACACAATTGACTAAAAGAAATAAAACACCATCTCGTGGTGGTAAAAACAAAACAAAACAGAAAAAAAACAATCGAACAAGCAAAAAAAACCTAAAAATCAAAAAGCAAAAAGCAACACAGAAACGAAAGAATAAATGTTAACGTTTGCGATTACAAATTATAATAGTGTTGTATTAATGTAGTATAATTTTTCATATCTATTTCCCGATGATTAAAAATCCATTCGGTTTTATTACGAATATGAAAGATTTTTTCATCAATCGCGTTCACATCAATCAAACTTTCGCAATCATATCTATCTAATGTATCAAAATAATTGTTATGAAATCGTTTAATAATATTGGTAATCGCTACATCGTCTGGTTGTAGTCGAATTTCTTCAGTTATACAGTTTTCATCAATAACATGTCTAAGTACATTTTTTGTGATATCTTTGGATATAATAAACCCGGCGCCTGATATAAACCCGATACCTTCTCTAAATAGATTTTGTTTAGCGGCGACATACTCAGTAGTGGGTTGGTTTTCTAAGAATGCCAATAATCTAGGTATATGAACAAAGGATGATAGATTCGTTCTCAATAAATAAGAATAATCAAATTTTTTATCACAAATATTCATACCAGCGATAGTTTTATACAAAATACCAGGTTCATACCATTCTTCAAACCGGTATGTAATAGAATCATTATCGACAATAATATCGTAATCTATGGTTGGGTCAGAATATAGAAAAAAAGACCGAACGTCTGGGAAAATATTCATGTACTTTTGCCAACAATCTTTGAAATGGTCATAATGGCAATTATGAGAAGCGATAATCAAAATAATTATTTTATACTTATGACGATTTTCAATCGAGTCAATAAATTCTTTAGTATATTCAATTGATTCCATAGGAATAACTGTAGTCATAATGTTTTATTTTGATATAATAAAATATTTTTATATCAAATTAGTAATAATTATACATAATAAAAACACAACTATATAAGCGTTGATAAATAACAACCTTTATAGTCTTCAATGCCAGTATGAGTAAGATTAATTGAAACATCAATAAAAATTTCTCCACCCATTTTACTCCATCTATGACAAAATAACCAATCTTCTGAAAAATAATGCCCTTCTTCTACTCCACAATCAAACAAAGCATAAGCATATTCATTTTCTTCTTTAGTTAAATACCCAACATCGTCGACATATTTAGTGGATGGAAATGCCATCGACATTTTTTCAATTAGAGGTCGTTTAATCATCATAAAACCTGTAGCAATATGTTTTACTTTTGCTAAGTTTTGGTCGATACTTAATGTACTATTCAGATAATTAATATTATATTTTAATAAACGATATTGTAACATACTTTCATCATCAATTATATCTTTGAATTGTGATTGATTTTTCTTTTGTAACCATGATTGAATTACATTAGAATTATAAGGGTTAGATGAATCTTTTAATAAATCGGCCCAATTATAATTTTTTAATGGATAAACGCCACCGACCAATGGTTTGTCAGCAATTAACAGTTTTATAATATCATTTGGATTCCAAGCAAGGTCATTATCAATAAACATGATATGCGTCATCTCTTTATCAGCCATGGCACGTGCAACGAGATTATTTCTCGCTCTAGATACCAAACTATCGTTTTTACAAAATTCGACTCTTAGTTTTATTCCGTATTTTCTGAAAACTTCAATCGTGCTCATTAGCGAATGAACATAATTAACATAGCACAGACTGGCGAAACATGGAGTTAATAAATAAACACATGGTTTTTTGGTTGATAAATATTCTTTAACTTTTTCATCAAATGGAGAACTTTTATCAACATCCGCATTTTTTAATCCATTATCAGAAAATAATTCTTTATCATCGTCAATCATATTGAAATCAACTTTATCCAAACCAGACATGTATACAAATAATTATTAATTATTATTTATATAGTTTTATTGTGAATATATGTAGTATAATAAATGTTTTTCATAGAGAAAAATATTTATAGTGGTTTTCTTGGATTAATCCTTATTATATATTTTTTGTGATTTTATGATTTATTAAGATAGATTTTTCTTTTTATGGATTTTTATTAATTTAAGCAGTGGCAACAACATCGGCCTTAATGAAGTGGTGCTTCATGTATCTTTGAAGATTGAAATAGGTAAGTACGTCTTCATTAGTTAGTCTAAGAAGCTTACTTAGCTTTTCGTCGGCATTGATTTGACGACCGTTCTTCTTATCTTGAAGACCGTTGGCAGTGATGTATGCGTTGATTTCCTTACTGACATCAGTGCGGGCCATTTCAGTGCCAATGGTCTTTCCTAAGAACTCAGCAAGTTCGTTACTGATAGGGGTTGGCTTAACGAAACCAGAAGGCTTTCTGTTGACATTGTTTCTGCGCTTCTTTGATGAAGCCTTTTGTGCGATTTTGACTTCCTTGTTGACTGATTTCTCAAGGGTCTTGAAATCGTTCTTGATTGTGTTGAAAACACTGACAAGTTGTTGTAGTTTAGCACCGAACTCAGTCATCTTGGATGAGACGAGAGAGACATCGGTTGTGGCAACTACTGGAGCAGCAGCAGAAGCAGCAGCATCAACAACTGGTGCTGCTGTAGCAACAGGTGCGGCTTCAGCCTTTGGCTTCTTGGCACGAGGCTTTGAGGCAGCGGCGACGGCTGTCTTTGATTCAACAACAGGGGCAGGGGTAGTTTGAGATTTTTCAGCGGATTTAACAGTTCTAACCATCTTGGCTATTATACAATATAGTATGTTACGCTTTTAAGTTATTTTTGTGATAAATATATTTATTTAATTAATAATATATTTTATACACTCGATAATAGATAATAATATTTTATAAAATATAAATATTATGTAAAATTATGTAAAAATGTTGAAAATCATGTAAAAAATATTAAAAAACAACCGATTCATATAACCAAGGCATTGCTTGTCTAGCGTCACGTGATACTACCGTTAGTGATGTAAGCGCATGAAAAGCTCCTAATTTACGATGTTCTTCATCGATTCCAGTATAAACCAAGTTTTCAAAAATAGTAAGACATCCATTTTGAATTCTTTCATATGATATCGAATCATTCGTAAAAAAAGTTCTAGGTATTATTTCAGTAAAAGGACTTCCTAATAAACAAATTTTACTTTTTACCGAATAAGACAATTGACCTCTGGAGTTCCAAATATCTAAAATACATCTATACAAACGAATATATTGAGTAGAATCTAATGTTGAGAACCAATTACGATTAGTATAGTTTCCCAAATGGTCAAATTCGATAAATAATTCTGTAATTCGTTGTTCGATAGTTTTTTCTCTAATAATGCGAAGTTTTTCTTTTATTCCATGAATCAAATTACTATAACGATTTGTAATTAAATCGTTGTGATGTCTAAACTCGTTCGTATAATGTCTATTCAATGAATTGTTATTATTGCCGTTTTCTATGTTGTTATTATTCATATTATTTTGTGAAGTTCTCACTGATTCATTTTCGTTTTTAAAATCAGGATAAACGATAAAACATAGTCTATATAGTTTTTTTATATCTTTCAACGTTTTTTTATCCAATTCTTCTCTGTTATATGGGTTGTTAAATTTCCCTTTTGACCGAATCATTTGAATAATCGAAGTAATATTAAATCCATATATAAATTGTTTAGTATCCATATAACTAAAGAAATTTTCATTAGGAATTTCATCTAATGGTTCCATCGTAACAAAATCTGTATCATTTACACATAATTTACGATTTTTAAATGCTGGTCCTCTTAAAGCATATGTCGCGTTTACAATCCATCTTCTGTAATTTTTCTGTAAAATTATAGCATTTTTGATTTGTTTAAAATGCATTTGGAGTCTATTTATTAATGCTGTTTTATTTCCAGATATTAGTAATTTATATTTTTTTGCGGCTTTCTTGAGTTCATCTAATTTATATTCTTTAATAGGAATTTCTTTATTAGCATAATTATATTCACTTAATTCGAGCGATTTACATTTGGTTTTCTTTGATTTTGTGTTTGATTCGTTCGTTTTAGAATTGTTATTGTTCTCGTATTGTTTCAATATATTGTTTATAGACATATCGATAATAGAAAGCTCATTCATCATAGATTCTGTAGTATTCGGTATAGTTATGGCGTTTACATCATTTATTAAATTCGATAATATTAATTGTATATTAAATTGATTATTCGACATATATATATATATATATATTATAGTTATAAAATGTTTATATTTTTTATTAAAAAATATATACAAAAATACGAAAAATACGAAAAATACGAAAAATACGAAAAATACGAAAAATACGAAAAATACGAAAAATACGAAAAATACAAAAACGTATTTTTTTATTATTTTTCTATTGATTTCCTTATGATTTATCGTAATATATTTTTACTAATCTATAAAAAATTGATATAAAGAATTGCCTGTATATAATTCATATCTTGTGTCGGTTAATTATATAAAATGTCAAAGCAATCTACCTCTACTCCAGTTGTTTTACCAGTTTCAGAATGGAATACATCAAGTATTCGTTATATGCAACCAAAGGTAAATGACCGTGGTGGAAAATCAATCAATATCATTAGTAGTCAAACAAATCGTTCATTACATGTATCAACTCCATTAATGATGACTTGGGGAATTAGTGATTATCTCGATGAAAAAACAGGTGAATCAGATGGCAAATTTAGTATGTCATTGAACTTTCCTAACGCTGATTATGAAACAAAAAATACTACTGAATTTTTGAACAAATTAAAAGCATTTGAAAATCAAATTCTAGATGATGCTGTTAGAAATAGCGAGGCATGGTTTGGCGAAGAAATGTCACGCGAAGTAGCAAAACATACATTCTTTCCATTTTTAAAATATAGTAAAGATAAACAAACAAAAAAGATTGATACATCTAAGCCTCCATCTATTCGTGCTAAAGTTCCAAATTACAGCAACCGTTGGGCTATCGAAATTTACGATACTAAAGGAGCTATGTTATTCCCTTGTGATAATGAAAATATGACACCAATGGATTTTGTTCCAAAGAAGAGTAATGTAGCATGTGTTCTTCAATGTGGTGGTTTATGGTTTGGTGGTAAGGGTTGGGGCATAACATGGAAATTAGTTCAATGTGTAGTAAAGCCTCAAGAAACACAAAGCGTTTATGGACGTTGTCATATTCAATTATCAAGTGATGAACTACAAACTATTGAAAAACAAGAAATCGCACCAGCAGCATTAGACGATGATGAAGAATTACAAGAATCTGTTCAAGCAAAAGCAACGACAGATACATTAGTAGAAGATAGCGACGATGAGGCAGAATCAAAGGAGCCAGTTCAAGATGTAGAGGTAGAAGCAGAGCCAGTAGTCAAGAAGGTTGTCAAGAAGGTAGTATCTGCGCCAGCACCTGTTGAACAAGAGGCAGTTGCTGCCACAGAACCAGCTAAAAAGAAGGTAGTAAAAAAAAAGGCAACATAAATGATATCGTAAATAGTAGAGAATTGTATTAGATAGTTTTATATATTTTTATAATTGTAAAGTATAATCAAAGTTAAATTGTAAACAAAAAATATAATTGAACAAAATTATATTTTTTTATGTGTAAAATGGACGTTTTAATAATATTCGAGATTCATATCCGTTACTGTATTAGGTTCCTCTATATAACCGTATTCAATATAATAATTATTATCACTTGCTAAACCACTGTTGGGTGGTGTAGCAATCCCTTCACCATATTTTAAATAATTTCTAAACATACCTTCATATGTTGAATCATCTGGATACTTCGCCATTCCTTTGACTAAAATATTGTTTTCACTATCATTTGAAAAACTACCCTTTAAAATCACTTTGGTTTTTTTGAATATAATATTTCCATCGCCAAATGGAATATCATTAACCCAATTACCAGTATATTTTTCATAGTTTGATTCAAAAGTGCCTATCCCATTTTTTTTATTGTTTTTCCATAGTCCTTCGTATCGTGAACCATCGTTACGCGTTAAAATGCCATAACCATCTGTTTTGTCATTAAGCCAACCGCCATTATATGTTTCATTTGGTGATTCGAAAGTACCTGTGCCATTTTTTTTATTGTTTGCCCATTGTCCTTCATATCGAGAACCATTATTATATGTTAAAATGCCATAACCATGTTTATCATTACGTATAAAATCACCTTCGTATCGCGAACCATTAATATATGTAGCTGTGCCTTTTCCCTCCATAAAGCCATTTTTAAACTCTCCAACGTATTTTCTACCATCAGCATAAGTGAATATACCTCTGCCATCTATAAGACCATCTTTGTATTCTCCTTCATATATATTTCCAGACACCGTTGTATATTTACAATTTTCACCATCTGGTTTGCCATTCATCCAATAACCTTCGTATGTTCCTTTTATAGTATTACTATTATTATTTTCTAAAACATCCATTTTGCCTCTCATATATGGCTGATCATATTTCCATGTTCCGGTGTATATTCCATTTATTTTTTCGTAAATGACATCATCATTAAAGCGTTCAACTATAACATTATAACTATAAGGTTTATCTACTACTTTAACTAATGAATCCGTATTTTTTCCACCTCTGTATTTTTTAGTTTTCCTATTTTTTTTAGTTTTTTTAGTTTTTCTATTTTTTCGTACAATTTTAGTTTTTTTCATTTTATACATTAAATATATAAATATATATATTCTCAAGATATTCTAAATTATACAATTGTTGCTATAGGTAAATTTTTATCATTAGCGATAATACTATCTTCAGGTATATTCAAACATGAAACTGTGTTGAATGGAGTGATATTTGTTATTGATACAACAATATCGTTGTCTTCATTATCATTTATGTTTGAACCAAGACTGTTCTCTTGATTAGAATTGAATATTTTTATTGAATTGTTATAACAAAATAATCCATATATAATTTTATATAAGAAAACAAATAATACAATACATACTGCGCCTATAGAGATAACTCCAAGTATATCTACGAATGAACCATTATTCAAAAATGTCATATTTTATGATTTGTTGTTTACATAAAAAATAGTATTATTTCTATTTAGTCAATTTTTTATTATTATAAGTAAAATAATGCTAATAATAATAAGTAATTATATAAAAGAAAATGATTTTAATTATATTAAGTAGACTATTTATAATATTATTATTGATGAAAAATTCACTTTTATACACATCATCTTTCAAAAATAAATTTACATCCTATTTAGTATCATCGTTACAAAAACGAAATTTTATGAATAAAACAATTTTAAATTCGATACATATAAGAGATATAGGAAACGATAGTTGGTATAAAAGCCATGAAGTCGATAAATATATTAGAAATAATGAATTTATTAGGAATAAAAAAATAATTTCTATTTCACCTGGCGGTTATAAAGGGTTTTATGTCCTAGGTATATGTAAATATATAAAAGACCATTATAATCTAGAAAACTATATTTTTTCCGGAGCATCAGCAGGAGCATGGAATTCATTGTTATTATGTTTTAATCGTGATATGAAAGAAATACAAACACAATTAGTAGATGATAGCACACAAAACGCTTCTAGTATTTTTGATATGGAACAAAAACTAAAATCGAAATTATTAAATAAATATACAATTAACGATTTCGATTTGAGAAGACTATTTATAGGTGTAACAACTGTAAATCAATATACATATAATACTACTATTTTTTCTGGATTTAACAATTTAGAAGATGCGGTCAATTGTTGTATAGCAAGTTCTCACATACCGATGGTAACTGGTGGGTTAACTAATATTTATCAAAACTTTATGTCGTTTGATGGAGGTTTTAGTAAATATCCTTATTTGAATATTACACAACCGGTTTTACATATAACGCCTAGCATTTGGAATAAAAATGATAAAAATGATAAAAATGATAAAAATGATAAAAATGATAAAAATGATAAAAATGATAAAAAAGATAAAATTAAATATAGAAAATTAAAGATAACTGACTATACTACGTTGTTCTCAAAAAATAAATTTATATTCATTGATATGGTAAATAAAGGTTACCAAGATGCGGCAGAAAATAAAGATGAATTAGATAAAATATTTATGTCAATATAGTCGAATGAATATATTTTCCAAACAATTTAAAAATATTTAACAAAGATTATTATTGATGTCATATTCATTTGATATTCATTTTAAAAATAATAAAAGTTATTTATGTGAACTGGGAAAGAAATGGGATACAGATAAATCGTCTCAATTAGAAGGTTCTGATAGAAAGCATAGTCACCCGTATACTATTTTTTATAATTTATTATTTGAAAATCGAAGACATGAGAATTTAAATATAGCAGAAATCGGCATTTTAGATGGAGGTTCTATATTGATGTGGGATGAATATTTTCCAAATTCTAAAATATATGGTTTCGAATATCACGAATTTTTAATTAATAATTTTAATTCTTACTATCAAAGAGATAGAGTAATTTTATCACACATGGATATAACAAACAAGGATAGCATAATATCAAGTTTTACGAATAAAAATGTATTATATGATATAATAATAGAAGATTCAACACATGATTTTGAAGACCAAATACGTTTTATCGAAAATTCTCATACATTTATAAAACCTGGTGGAGTTTTAATAATAGAGGATGTATTAAAACATCGTAATGAACAAGATTATATTGATAGATTAAAACATGTATTACATAATTTTCAATCATTTTATTTTGTATCTATGGACCATAATAATAGATATTCAGGTAGTTGGAATAACGATAAAGTATTTGTATTAGTAAAGAACGGCGAATCATTATTTACACAAGACAATAAATTAACTGTTGTAACAGCGGCTAGTAATATTGAAAATATGATAAAAATAAGAAAAACAATCAATTTTGATTATATCAATGAATGGATAATTGTTTATAATGGTACAGAATTAATTGATAATCCAAAAATATTTGAATATGATATAAATAAGAACAAAATAAAAGAATATATAACAACTAAATCAGATACTTGTGGAAATTCATTATATAATTACGCATTAGATAAAATAGAAAATAAAGAAACTTATGTGTATTTTTTAGATGATAATAATATTATACATGCTGATTTTTATAATATTTTGAAAATATTAGACAAAAATAAACTGTATACATTTAATGAGGAAAACCGATTATTAGGCAATGATATAAACGAATTTAAAATAGAAACCCCAATGATATTAACGCATTATAGTTTATGTAAAGATTTACGATGGAAATTAGATAATAAAAATAATGAATTCGGCATATATATAAAAGAATGTTATGAAAAAAATAGTGAAAATTGGGTATATATTAATAATAATTTGTCTTTTTATAAATATTTGTGTAAATAAAACTATCATAATAGATATTGAATAATATATATTATGTAAAAATAACAATAAATTATTGTTTCGTAAATATTGAATGAAACCCTATATTAACATTTACATTTAATGGTATTTCTATTATTTTATAATTTTCTATGTCAATTATTATCAGATAACTATTTACAGAATTATACCCAAAACTAATCAAATATGGTATATTATCAATTTCAGTTATTGCTGGTTCTCCACATATAAATTTATCTTTAAGAAAAAGAATGTGTTTTATATAAAGATTTTCACATACTACGAATCCATTAATGGCGTTATTATAAATATTACGTAAAATAATCTTGTTTTTATATTTAATTGGAAAATCTAAATTGAAATTTTCTAATAATTCATTTTTTATAATTTTGACTTCTTTTGTCAGTTTATTTATAGATATTTTTCGATATTTACCATTTATACTTAATTTTGAAAAATTCACTTCTTCATATATAGAAGCATATATATCAATGTATTTTTCACTGTCTATTAAATCAGCATAATGAAATATGTAAAAACTTTCATTCGAAATAAATTTATTAATAGAAAAATCCGTTTTGTTTATTACATGAATATTTGTAGATTTTTTATTATCAAATTTTATAGGAACCTTTATATTGGTAATATCGTCGATATGAAATGAAAATGGCGAATCTGTTAATACAATATTCTCATTAACCATTATAAAATCATGAGTAATTGGTAAATTTTCCATGTATATAGCCTTCTTATTGAGAACATCGAATGATTTATTCAATTGAAAATAATCAATTGATTTTGTTAAAATATGATAATCAATTGTTTCTATTTTGTTATTAATATATTTCGAATGACCAGAGAAATGTGAAAGACCTTTTATATTTACTTTCTTAACTGTATTAATAATTTTTTTATTGTAATCTATATCTAATAAATATGGTAAATCACGTTCAAATAAAGCATAAGTTTTGTTTTCGATATTCATTATAGCAGTATTTGCCATACCCATAACATTTGGCAATAAACCAGTTTTTTCGAGAACCATAAATAAAAAAGTGATTAGCCAATGATTTGGTATTTTGCCATTTATTTCTTCATATAATAGTTTTTCTGTTCTTATGAAATTTTTGATATAGGTCAGTTCTCCATTATCAAAAAATATACCTTGAATATTTCCGTCTCCTGTGAAAAGGTCATATAAATTAGATACAGTTGATGTATTTACGTCTGGACCTATCATTCCATAAAATCCATTGATTTTTTTTATTATATCAATATCATGCTCTTGTAAATTATAATTTATTTTTTTATTTATTTCTTTATTTACTATGCTAAAAGGCTTTCCAAATTGTATGTTTAAAAAAAAGGTATCAGCATGTTGAAAAAACGAAAATGATAATAATAATGTAAATAAATATTTGTATGTTGAGAACATGTATTATATATTTGTATAATATATGTTATATTTTTATCCTCTTTATAGAAATAATTTTAAATGGATTATGATATCACTCTTTTTTGATATATCATATACATTTTCTGTATTAATTTTGCTTATTCCTATGTTCGAGAACACTATTGTTTGTTCTTCGACCAATTTTAATAAATTTACTGTAATTTTAATTTGATTATCATTTGTTAAATATACGTCGATGATACTTTCTTTCCATATTTCACATATTTTGTATTCAATGTGTATGTGTATGTTATTTTGATTGTCTATTTCTATATTTTCAGGTAAGATAGGATTACATTTCACATAAATATCACTTCCTGAATTATCGTACACTAACTCATGGTGCCATAATGGTATACAATAGTGATTTTGATTTACAGTAAGACGATATAGATTATTTTGAAATAAATCTTCTAACGTTGGATTCAATATAATACATTCATCATTCTTAATTTTATTTGCTATTATGTTCTCTATTTTTATAATAAATTCCTCACTAAAATGAAAAGCTTCTTTGTATTTTTTTAAAATATCATAAATCTTAATAAGAATATTTTTGTCTATTTTTTCCAATGTGTCTAGCGCATTAGTTTCACATATAGATGATATGCGCTGTATTATAGTATATAATAAATTATTTTGTTTATTTTTGTTCAAAACATTTCGTAAAAATGAGAACAACATCCAATCGTATCCATTTTTATTGATATTTGAGAACATTTTTTCATCTTCATTGGCTGAATCATCTGAACAATCATAGTCATTATAATATTCTATATCTGGAACCATATAATCTTGGTATTTCAATAAATATTCATAAGATTCATGAACTTCTTGAAACTTTGATACCGCATCTACTGAATTATTTTTATCTGGGTGATATAGTAATGCTTTTAATCTATATTGACGTTTTAATTTTATCTTATCTAGTTTTTTCTTGTCAAATTCTATATCTAAACATTGACATGCTTTTTTATAGTTCATTGTATTATTTTAAAAATTATGTATTTTATTTATGATAGTAAACATTATTCTCTCTAAATGGTATATTGGACGATAATTATTATTATAATATTTTAAAAATAAAAAGGTATCAATTAGTATTTCTGATATATCGTTTTTTGTAATATAATTATTATCAATAAAATGTTGAAGTATATACCATAAACATTCTGTCATATCTAAATTATAGGTCAATATGTCATATAGTATATCTCGAAATCCAGTAAATGATATTTTTGTTGGTTCTGATATCTCTTTGATGATGTTGTCACATATAATATTGAAAACATCTTTTGGTAAATCTTTTGATATATCAACGTTATTGTTATCAATATTTGCGATATCTGCAACATCTTCTAGTATTAATGGGAAAGACCGGAATTCTTTTATATTCATGACGCCTTCTAATTCAATATTATTAGTAATGGTTTTGATTATATTTGTTTTTATATTAGAATTTGTTCGCTGAAGTAGATTAAATGGCATTATTTTATAATCTGTAATCCGTTGTGTAAAATTACGTTGTTCTTCCTTATTATTTAATAAGCAATAGTTAGAATATAACATTTCTTCTATTGTTTCTTTGTTAGGACGTCCAATTCTTAATACATGACAATTATTAATAATAGGTGTTGGTAAAAAACTAATATGTTCAGTTATTATAAAGAATTTGATTTTGATATTACTTTGTGAATGGTTATATTGTTGCATGTAACTGTAAAATATATCTAGCAATTCATTGTGTATTAAATGAAAGTTTTTACATAAAATTATTCCATATTTTTCTTTTTTTACTGAAATAATATCAACTATTTGGAAAAATATTTCATGCCATAGTATTTTGGAATTACACCCTAATAATGACATATCTATTTCATAATGAATATCACTTATTTTGTAGATATATTGTTGTTTTTCGGTGTTCGCTATTATTTTTCTATCATATTTTAAATCAGAAAGACTATATTTTTTTATTATATTGAGAACTTGTGAATATTTACCAGCACCAGAAGGACCATAAATAATAAGATTTTCTAATTTATTAATCATTTTTGGAAAAGAATTACAAATAGGAATCAGTTCTTTATGTAAATTGTACTTTTCAACAGAATTAATATATTCTTCATAACTAGTTTCATAAAATTTCATTATTAGATATCAGGTATATAATAATGAGAACTCGTTAATTACTTTTATACGAATTAAATTTATATATTTAAACCAACAAAGAATTTAATCCGCCCGCGGATTCACATTCTTCGTGGTCAATGACCGATAAAGAGATAAATCCTAGCCCGAAGGGGGCGGATTTAAATCTTCAGCGGTTTATATTAAGTCTTTTTTACTTAACTTTGAGAACATGTCAGATATATACACTTGATATGAAGATATACCTATAATTGATAATGATGATATAACAACTAATATTGTTGGCAACAGTTTATAAAAATCAATAAAAGATAACGTTTTGATTGACTGATAAAAATCGATGTTTATAGTTTCATATCCAAAAAACATAGTCATCAATACTACAAATGATAGTGAAAATACTATTAATATATTATTCTTGTATTCGTTTAATTTATTATTGTATGTTTTTGATAATACTATTGGAGTTCCACGAGTTTTTGTATATTTTGTTTGTAATGTTGTTATCATAATAAACATCAATATAAATGATACAAAATGGAATATTAATGCTACCATTATAGAAATAAATGATAAGTTTACCACTAGATTGGGTTTTATTTTTTCATTCAGCAAATTAAATAAATCTTTTGAAATAAATATCGAGAACGCCGTGTGTATTACAAATAATATCCCGAATCCTATTATTTCAGTATATTTTTGATTCATGTATAAGAAACATAATATATACAAGACGAAGAAGGCTATATAATTCAATATTGGAAAACAATCCTTTTTTGTTAGATTTTTGAATATTTCCATTTATATATATTATATATTTTTTATTTATGATTTTTGTTTTTTCATATTTGTATATTGTACGTATCGCATAACCAATTAATCAATACTTCTTTTTCACATGTTGAATAACCTTCGGGGAATTTTTTTATATTTAAAAATTGTGGCTTTTTCATTTCGGGCGTTTTGTAATATACATATGGACCATATTGACCACGACGAATACTCATATTTTCATTTAATGGTCTAATTATATTTTTACCTACTGTATTTTCTTTTTCTAAAAATTTTTCTATATCTGTTAATGTTATATCACATAATGGCTTTTTTATATCTTTAATACTTTCTTTTTTATCTCCCCATTCGACGTATGGACCATATCTTCCATTTTTTATAAATAAATCTTCTCCATTGTATTTTCCTAGCAGATTCGTTTTTAATTCTAATAATTCATCCAATGAATATTCCCCACGTTTTAATTTTTCTAAATCTATTTCCATGTCTTTTTTTACATTCATATAATCATATTTACCATCGTCTAATTTTCGTCTAATAGATGGACCATATTTTTCAAAAATAAAATCATGATTATCATCTATTTTAAAACATTGTTTTTGGATATTTTTAATTGGTGATGATAATTCTTTGATTTCATTATAACATGATTTACAAATCTGTGACCATTCACTGTCATTTCCCGATGATATAGTATCCAATTGGTCTTCCATATTTTTTGTATATTCATATGAGAACAATTGCTGATAATATTGTAGCAGAAATTCAATTGTTAGTATTCCAATCGGTTGTATAACTAGTTTGTTTTTTTCATTCCCGAATATTTTTTCTTTTACGGTCTCGTTTATATTATTATTCTTCAATATGTATTCTTTACATTCTACTTTTTCACCATTTAAATCTGTTCTCAATACATATCCTCGTTCTTGTATTGTTTCTACTATCATAGCAAATGTAGATGGCCTGCCTATACCCATCTCTTCTAGTTTGCTTATTAAACTGGCTTCTGTGTAGTGTTGGTGTTTTTTTCTAACCACGATTGAACTTTCAATGCGCTGATATGTCACATTTTTTGGATTGGATTGGATTGATTTAAAAAACAATAACAACGATGATTGAGAACTTTGATTATCTATTAATTCGTTTTTTGATGTTCTCTCTTCTACTTTTTTCCAACCTAAAAAAATTGGTATTTCTATTTCATATAAATAATTATAATTCAATGGCGCTGATATTTTTATTGGAATAACATTATATCTAGCATCAGACATACAACTCGCTAATGTATTTTTCCAAATTAGTTTATAAATAGCATTCATTCGTCTATCATCACAATTCGGGATAGAACACGTTTCTATATATGTAACACGAATGGCTTCATGTGGATTGGAAGAATCATTGTTCTCTAATTTATCTAAATTGCCTAAGTAGTCATTCGTTTTCCATTCATCTAATATGTATTTCTTAGCTTTTTCTAAAAATGTCGATGAATATAATGTACTCTCGGTTCTCATATACGTAATAAAACCATTTTGATATAATTGCTGACATATGTTCATAGTATCTTTGGGAGAAATATGTAAGATACTATTTGCGGTCTGGAGTAATCTAGATGTATTGAATGGCTTGGGAGCTGATTTTATGGATTCTTTTTGAGAACATACGGCAAGTTTATGTTCAAAAACCTTAGATTTTTCCAAGAAATCGAGAACATCTGGCTGTTTTTCAAATTCATGATTCAATATGAATTCGATGTTTTTTGAAAAAAATGTTCCCGTTATTTTGTGTCGCATTTCAATACCCGCGTTTTTATTTTTTTCATTATCATATACTAATCGTAATGCTGGCGTTTGACATCTACCTGCTGATAGAGAATTCGATTTATTATTATATAAATATTTCCATAAATATGGCGAAATCTTATATCCAACGATAACATCGAGAACCTGTCTAGCGTGTTGTGCATGGACTATATCCATATTAAGAGTTGTAGGTTCTTTGACAGCATTACAAATTGCCGTTTTTGTTATTTCATGGAATATAATACGTTTTGTAGTTTCTATTGGTAAATCGAATAATTTACAGATATGCCATGCGATTGCTTCTCCCTCACGGTCATCGTCAGTTGCTAATATAATATTATTTTTTGGAAATTTATCAATAATAGTTCTCATAAACTCAACGTGATTCTTTTTTTCTTCGATAATCGAGAACATTGGTTCAAAATTACCCTTTGTATCTATCGAATTCAAACCATCTATTGTGCGTATATGTCCTTTTGATGCTATACAACAATAATCTTCTCCTAGAAAATGCTCTATTTTTGTACATTTTGAGGGAGATTCTACAATTATTAGATATTGTGCGTTGATATTTATGGTTGGTGGTTTTTTCGTAGTCCCGCTTTTTTTATAATTTACGAAAGGCTTTTTAAAGAATTTTTTTGGCGGCATTCTATAAAAAAATATTTTTTTACTATTATGAATAATGGTTTGTTTTTATTTCATTTTATATTTACACATTTTCTCATTTATACCAGTGAAGATTTGAAACCGCACCCCTAGAGGTGCTATGGTTCAAACCGTAACTGGTAACTTGGTTGAAGTTTTATCCGCTGTGCGGATTGAAATCTTCAACGGTGTAAAATGCCCGCGCAATTTAGTTAGATTATAACAATATAAATATTGTAGATTATTATACATTATTATATATTATTATAAAATGGGAATTTATAATAATGGTAATATTTTTGGAATAAAAATGTATAATTTTAATGATGATGATTTTGCTAATATATTATTTGAAAAAACATATAATGAAATAATGAGTGATGAAGAAAAGAAAAAAGCATATTTATTCTATACCGAGTTGAATAACAAAAATGAAATACATTTTCAATATTATACTGAATGTAGTAGCACATATGGTGAAGGATTTTTTTTAAGGTGGTATCCAATGTCATTGAATCTATTTTTAGAAAAATTCGGTGTTTGAATTAGATTACCTTTGTTGAAAGAAATTAGCATCATATGGTAAATCATCTTTATACTTTGCGCAATCCCACATAATTATAACCTTATCATTTTTTCTGTCTTTTTCAAGCACTGTTGCTAATGCCCAGTTATTCGCGGTAGTTGTTTGTCTAGCGAAAACGCAATCGCCAATATTTATTTCTGGAGCTTTATTTTGATTTACACAAAAACCACGAAGACGCCTTTTTTCATTATCATATTCTCGTTTGTCATCAATTTTATCCGATTTTTTTATATTATCATTCCATTTTAATGGTTGTAAATTATCGATAAAATCAGAACCACCTTTTGCCGTTGCGGTTATATGGTCAATGTGCCAACCATAACGAGATTTTTTATTTCCATAATGGTGATACATTATCATATTACCATTATTATCGCGTCTTATTTTGTTGGGGTCTTTACCCGTTATATGAGATGCTTTTTCCCAAACAGCGTCTTTACATCCAGGTTTTCCATAGCTTGTGTTGTTATTATATTTTTCATTCACTTTGACAATGGATGAAGTAGCCATTTTGTATTCTATTTTACTTAATTTATAAAATACATTCAATCAATTTTTTATATTACAAAAATTATAACGCAAACAACTAATATAACGAAAAGTGCCAAATAACATGCGTTTTTTCTATCTCGTTCAGTTAATTGATAACGCTGTTCTAATTCTGTGTTTGAAAACATCTTGATTATATTTATACCATAATCTATTTATATGAATTATTAAATTGTAAAATTGAATTAGAAATAATATAATAATACTATTTGTATAAACAAATAAATGGAAACGAAAGATATGAATGTAAAAATTATCATTACGGATCGTACATATAATGATTGGCATTTTACTAATATTGATGACAACAAAGAACTGCCAAAAGATACATATCCGGTTTTATCAAAAATAAATCCATTGGAATATAAATTATTCAGTCGCGATATTATAAAAATCGACGAAAACGCATCTATTAATGTAGTTCATTCGTATATAAAATCGAGTAATGCTTTTGCTGGTGTTTTGGTTCTAGAAGGAAATAAAACATACGGCAGAACGTCGAACAAAAAACGATTGTTATACAAATGTATTCCAGATGATAAACATTTGCCTGTATTTTTAATACCTTATGAAGTAAAAATAGGGTTCTCAAAAGTTCAAAAAAACAAATACGTTGTATTCAAATTTGATAATTGGGATGGAAAACATCCACAAGGAATATTAACAGAAACGTTAGGAGATATCGATTCATTAGAAGTATTTTATGAATATCAATTGTATTGTAAAAGTCTTCATATATCAATAAATGATTTTACGAATAAAACCAAGAAAAATTTAAATGATAAAACAAATGATGAATATATTAAGCAAATATTTGAAAATCCTAATTATAATATAGAAGACAGAAGAGAACAATATATTTTTACTATTGACCCAGTTAACAGTAGTGATTTTGATGATGGATTCAGTATTCAACCCGTCCAAATAAACGACACACAATTTTGGAAAGTAAGTATTTATATCGCAAACGTATATTTTTGGTTGGAAACGTTAGATTTATGGAATTCTTTCAGTAAACGGGTTTCTACTATATATTTGCCAGATAAAAGACGTCCCATGTTGCCGACTATGCTGTCTGATATGTTATGTAGTCTTCAACAGAAACAACAGCGATTCGCATTGGCAATGGATTTTTGTGTAGATGATGAGGGACATTTATACAATGAAATTCCAATACAATACAAAAATGTATTGATATGCGTTTCAAAAAATTATGTGTATGAGGATTATTCAATGATAAATAATGATAAATACTATAAAAATTTATTTGATATAACTATGAAAATGGATGGTACCATAAGAAATAGTCATGACCTAGTTTCATATTGGATGATTTTTATGAACAAACATACCGGGTTTTTAATGGCGAATGATAAAATAGGGATTTTTCGAGCTGCTGCGTTTTTAAATGTACATTTGAGAACTGATGTATTGTCGAATTGCGATTTAAATGATGATACGAAACGCATTATACGTTCATGGAATAATACAAGTGGTCAATATATATTATATTCTGAGGATGCGAATCTCAATCATGATTTGATGTTTATTAATAAAAAAAATAATTCGAATGTTGATAGAACTATGAATTCTTATATACATATTACGAGTCCAATTAGAAGATTAGTTGATTTGTTGAATCAAATGATTTTATTAAAACATTATTCACTGATTAATACAATGACTTCATGCGCGAATGAATTTTTAACATATTGGATAAAACAATTAGATTATATTAATACTAGCATGCGTGCTATTCGGAAAATACAGACAGATTGTGAGTTAATAATGAGATGTTTTCATAATCCAGAAATTATGGATTCCATATATAAAGGAATCATATTCGATAAAGTTCATAAAAATAATGGTACGATTTCATACATGGTTTTCTTAGAAGAAATAAAATTATTATCTAGAATTACAACCAAAATCGATATAGAAAATTATTCGACACAAGATTTCAAATTGTTTCTTTTTGATGATGAAGATAAATTAAAGAAAAAAATACGATTACAAATAGTATAAAAACACGCGTGTATATTTTGTTATATGACTCGAAATACTGCGTTGCTACTAATATTATTGAAAGTTGCGAATATTTTTTTAATTGTGCGCTTTTGTAAATAAATAATCAGTTGTTATAAACATATTAAATAGTATATTTTATAATATATTATCTAATGTCATTGTTGTCAAAGTTATTTCACTATGTATTATTAACAAAAACCAAATATAGAATAGATGAATCTCATGGATTATCACATAGCATGAATGTATTGAATTTTGCGAATGCCATATATGAACATGAATTACCAAAAAATCCAATTTTAGAAAAATATGAAAAAACTATTTATGTATCTGCTATATTACATGATATGTGTGATAAAAAATATATGAATCAAACACAAGGATTGCTAGAAATAAATGATTTTTTAGAAGATAAAATGACAAACGAAGAGATAATTTTCACAACAAATATCATAAATACAATGTCTTATTCTAGTGTTAAAAAAAATGGATTTCCTAACTTGGGTCAGTATCAACAAGCTTATCATATAGTAAGAGAGGCAGATTTATTAACAGCATACGATTTTGATAGATGTATGATATATAATATGTATAGAATGGGAGGCAATTTTCAAGATTCTTATGATAATGCTCTGAATTTATTTGAGAACAGAGTTTGGAAACATAATGAAGACGGATTATTTTTAACGAATTATTCAAAAGAACATTATATGGATTTACATAAAAGTTCTGTGATACGCTGTAATTTTTGGAAAAAAATGCTAAAAAAAACCATGTAATTATTTTTATTTTTCAATTATTTTTATATAAAAACTAAATATCATCAATATCAATTTCTTCACTATTATCCAATACAAATTCTTCTTCGTGTTTTTTATTTTTGTTTATTTTTACATTCGTTCCTTCTTCTGAATCATCGTCAATATCATTTGTAAATAAAACATCGTCATTATTATCAGCTGCGTTTGTATTGAAATTGCCAGAAATTCTTTTTTTTATTAGATTTGTTATATCAATTCGAGGATTCTGTAATAATATGTCAATTTCATTTTCATTATAGATAGATAGTATATCACTATTTTTTACCGGGTTTTCCCAGTCATGTAGTCCAATCAATACAATCGAATTAATTGAAATTATGTTATGACGTTTTTGTCTTCCTCGAAATTTGTTACGTATTATACCCGAATATTGTTGATTATCATTTGTAAATACTTCACAACGACCATTTCCTAACATTTTAGTAACCACTGCGAATAATTCTAATTCACATTCTGGAAAACGGAGTAAATTATTACCTTTTGATTGATGTTTTCTAGCTAAACTTTTTGTTCCAGTTCCACCAGTTGTATTTTTCACCATCTTATAGTTGATAAATTATTATAAATTGTTGTAATTAAAGTAAATTATTATATATAATATTTTCGTCAATTTTTTGTTTATATTTTTATTTGTAAATAAAGATATAAATAAAGATATAAATAAAGATATAAATTTTATATATAAATTATAATATATATAACCAATGAATGCCTTTAAACCTTTAGATTTAAATAATTCAATATTAAATGATTCAGCAATTAGCACAGGTTTTCCAAGAGAATTTTTATTAGAAATTCAAGAAATATCAGGGAGAAATGTAGCACAAAAATATGTAGATTATTTAATCAGCGAATTTGAAAAAAGAAAGGTAAGATACGAATTTGAAATGATTCCCAATGATGAAGAAATCGAATTAAATAAATATATAGGTGGTAGTGATTTAACATTTCCATATAATTATTTTGATTCATTTGCTACTAATGTAAAAAAAATATTAAATGATAAGCAAAAAACAGAAGGAAATAAAAATTATATTTTAAATTTATTTGAAAGTAAAACAAAAGAAAAACCTGAATTAATTGATATTGATATCGAAGATGATATTATTAGCAATTATGTTGATGATATTGTTAGCAATGATGTTGATATAAATAACAAAAAAAAATCATCCCTTGTTTTGCCCAAACATTATAGCGGGTTGATTAAAATACATTTAATAATATATGATGATTCTAGAGAATCAACAGTGGGAAGAATATATGATTTGAATAATTGGATAAAGAGGTTAAAAGAATATTATAAAGGAGTGAAAAGATTATCGACAAGTTTGCCGACGATGTGATGTAAATTGAAGTCGTAAAGATTATTCAAATCATCAATAAGAAATTGTTTGCCATCAATAA